AAAACCCCCCCTCCAAAATCATATTAAAGATCTTTAAAGTATTCTTTCCAATTATGCAATTCATCTCTGGGGTCTGGGGTGCTTGGTGCGGTAGCACCCCTTGACCCCAGGATCAAGAATTAGGTTTTTTTTTATTATATGACTTTTTCTATGTTATAATTAAAAAACTATAGAAACCCAAAAAAAGTCACATAATATAGATGGTAGTTTTTTTTGTTGTATTTTTATAAAAACCTATAGAAGTCAAAAAAAACCTACCTAAAACTATTGACAAAAATAGAAAAGTATAGTAACTTGTCAAACTGTTTAATTAGATTTCACTCCTTGTCTAATTATGCAAAAAGTTATGCAAAGAAAAAGGCATAGCAAAGAAAGGTGTTTTAGATGATATATATGTATAGTAAGCAGGATTTAACACACCTCCAAAAAAAAATTAAAGATCTAGGAATATCAAGGCTTGAGCAATTTTGCTGTATAAAAAAGTAGCAAAAAATAGGTGTTTTAGGGTTTTTTAGGTTTTTAGCGAAAAAAGGGTGTTTAAAAGAATGAATATGCGAAATTATTGCATAAGAAAAGGTAAAAATTTATGGTAAATTTTGTTAATCCTCCAGATTCTTGGAAAGGTTGGAGGTATAAAGAAAATGGAGAGATAGATTTTTCTACAAACGATTTAAATTACTTAAAGGCAAGAAAAGAGTTTTTAAGCCAATTTGTATATGATCAAGATGAGTTAAAAAATAACCATAAAGAAAAGTTTACACGAGAAGCACAAAAATTGTGGGAGGAATTTTCTACTTATTCAAATAGACAAGTTTTGGCTTGGGGGTGTGGTTCAGGTAAAACTTTAAAACTTACCGTCTATGGTGCATTGTGTTCAGATACAACTTTAATTGTTCTTTCAACCAATGAAGAAGTGGAAAAGTTAGTATTTGATATAAAAGCACTAAATCCAGATCAATCAGTAGATGGTTATACCTCTAGCATGAACATTGATAACGTTGAAAATAATATAGACTATTTCTCTAATACACGAGTTTTAGTAACAAATAACTGGAGATTTTTAAATGATCCTAGTTATATTTTTATGAAATGTGTTGCTAATGAAAATAACTGGTATTTAAAATTTAATAATAAAGTAATAGGTTATCGATCAGTTGTCATTTTTGATGAACTTCCAAAATTATATGAAGAAGTTAGTGTAAAAACATCAGATTTAACTATTGCAATGGCTAACTATCCTAAACTTACTAGAGGTTTATTAGATGATGGTATTCCAAATAGCCTAAATTTAACTAATGGTGCAATAAATGATCTATCAAATATACTAGACACTGATCAGAACTTTTTAAAATTGGCGATAGGAAGTCAGTCTTTAACTGGTTCAAACATAGAGCGGTTTAGAAGAATTGAAAAAGTATCTAAAGCCCTTTACAGTTATTTCTCGAATTATAAAAATGCACTTAGTAATCCTTATATTATTTCTTGGATTAATGAGCTAGAGACAATAGTAAGTAAAGATGCTAAAGTGATTATATTAGATGCAACTGGTAGCATTTTATTAGATGGATCTAAATTATGGAATGTAAAGAAAGACTATATCTCAACTGTTAATATCGAAGAAGTAAGATTTTTAGATATGGAAATTTCAAGGAATAAATCAAAATTACCTTTATCTGATCACTTAAAGAAATTAGAAGAACAGGTGGATAAATTGAAAACATACCTTGAAAATAATTCAAATAGAAAACATTTGATCGTAACATGGAAAGAATCAAAAGGTTTTAGTGTTCCAGAATTAATCGAAAAACAATGTAAAGGATTAAATTTTAAAGTAACTCACTATGGTTCAGGAAAATGTAGAGCTACTAATGAATTTATTGATTGTGATTCAATTATCTTTTTTGGTGATTGGTATGTGAATGAAGATATGGCTGAAAAATTAAGCAAAATTACAAAATCTTGTATTACGCAAGAAGATTATGTATTAGCTGAAATGGTGCAAGCTGTATTTAGAACTAGGGCTAGAGATAAAAGCAACCCTAATAATTCAATTTTACTGACTTTAGATTCTAGAGTATCTAGAACAAACAATGAGGAAACTGGTAAAGTTGATGAGTTGGATTTAAAAGATAGGTTAATTAGCGAGCTTACTACAGGTAAAGACCTTGATAAAATGATTTTTACTAGAGGTATGAGAAACGCTAAATTGGAAGTTGATTCAAGGTTGTATAAAAATTTAGAATTATTTGTACAAGGTTATCAACATTTATTTACAAGTAATAAGTTAGAAGTTGATTTACTTGATTTAAGGAATAAAGTACCCTATAAAAACGCTAAAAAACGTGATTATGATAATTTACTTAAGGTTGTGAAAAAATATCTAGGTATAGACGTAATAATTAATACTAAACAATAAAATTAAAGGCTAGATAGTTAAAATTTCTATCTAGCCTTTTTATTTAATCTAAATATCAACGAGAATACGCCTAAATCGCTTGTATTTGCATTTTCTTTTTAAGGTAGGGTAATTAGTAGGCTTAAAATAAAACCCCTAAAATACCCCTTTATTTTTAGCTTAATGATTGTTTAACGTCAGCATTCCATTTGTCAAATGCCAAAGTTAATTTCAATGCTTTAATTGCTAGTTCATCAGGTGACTTAGAATTATGCTCTTTAGACACTGATAACTGTTTAAGCATTTCAAAAGCCCTTTCATCAAAACTTTTAACACCATTTTCAGAATTAAAAATAGTTGCATTAATTTCAGAAATAGATTGTGCGTTGAATGTTCTGTATTCCAAGCCTTTTAAGTTTAAAGATTTACCCATTTCTAATACATAACCATTTTCTTGTTCAATATCCCATACTGATAATACTTCAGGATTTAAACAATGTAATTTCATATACATTAGAAACCTTGATTGGTCTAATTTAACAAAGCAATAAGAATTATCGCTTAATTCATTATGATCAACTACTTTATCTTTATGCCTTAAACTAGCAAATTTCCAAGTTAGCAAATTAGTATAAACTTTTCCTAATAAATCTGAATCTAATAAACTAGGGATCAGCTTAACTAGTAAGTCATTTTTATTCATACCTACTTACCTAATAAGCCTTTTAATTGATCTTTAAGCGTATCAGGATCAATATCTTCACCTGTTGTAGAGACTTTAGCTTTTAGTTCTTCTAAGCGTTTACTTGTTCCTGTTGCCAAAACTTCTTTTACTTCATTAATTGTACTCGGCCCGATTCCTTTTAATGCTTTTAATGAATCAATATCATCAGGTAAATCGGTTGCACCAAATTCAGCCTCTAATTTTTCTTTAGCTGAATGAAAGCTTGCACTTCGGTTAGGCTCATCTAGTTTATGATAATGTTCAACCAATAAATCTAAATGGGCTGATACTACTTCAATTTTCTTACTCATATCTTGTTTCTCCTGTTTATGCCTACATACATTAGGCTAAAAGTTAATCATTTAAACAAAAAATTTCAAAATCCTTTAAAAATTTGCTACACTAAAGCATTATTAAAAGTATAGAACAATAGAAAAAGGAGGTTGAATGAAATTCACCTATAAAAAGGTAAAAGATAGAATACGCTATGTTACGATAAATTGCAAGGATAATTTTGAATACGAAAACCTTGTTAAATTCCTCACCTATAAAGAAAATGTAAGAAAAATGAACTATAGGACAGGACAGTTAATATGGGTAACAGAAGATAAGTTTAGTGGCATTAGTAAGAATGATGATAATTTACAAGTTAAAATTAAGTATGGGTTAAGTAAAGTAGTTGAATCTTGGCTAAAAAGTTTAGACTATGAATATACTACAGAAAACAAACCTGAAATATGCGGTATAAAGCCCTTAGAACGCTGGCTAACGCAATTTTCTAATCACCCTAAGCCTGAGTATGGGGAGATACAAAAAACCACAGCACGATTGATTGAGGGCGTTGATTATGGTATTGTTTCTTTAGGGGTCGGGTTTGGAAAAACTGAGTTAATGCTATCAATTGTAGATTCTTATTTGCAAAACTATACAAAGAATGCTATAATTATTACTTATTCAAGTAAAGTAATTGATGAAATTAAGTTAAGAGCTGAAAAATATGGTATTGAATCGGATAGGTTGAAGTTTATTCAACCTAGTGGATTTATGAAAAGAAACGAGGCAAGTAGTAAAGAGTTTATTGATTTTTGTAAAAATACAGAACTACTTATTGCTGATGAGGCACACCATTTTACCGCTAAATCATGGCAAGACCTTTTTAACTTAATTTTACCTAAGTTTATGTATGCGTTCACAGGTAGTGCTGATGTAAAAAATGGTAAAGAATTAAATTATAAGGCTTTAGAAAAAGGTAATCTTAGCTCACAAGCTAGTGAATTAATGGCTTATTGTGGTGAGATGATTATCCATAAAGAGTTACAAGTTCCAATTAGGGTTTATCACGTTTATAAATCCTTTACAAACCCTGATATATATGAAGATTATCTTGAAAGTAATCCTGATGATTTAAATAAATTGATACAATTTACTTTACAAGACCCTAGGTTAGCTAGTACAATAGCTGAAATTGTGAAAAAAGTTATACCAAGTGATTCAATGGTGTTTATTCCTGAAATATCTTTAATTGAAACAGGGGTGAAATTATCAGATCAATTGAATCGGTTAGGCATATCAACGGTCTATTATTCTGGTTCTTATGTAAATAGTCCAGTAGGAAAAATTAAGATAACGCTTGAAGAACTTAAAGAAATGGCTAGACAAAGGCATTTTAAAATCCTTATTTCAAATACGGTAGGGGTTGAGGGAATTGATATTCCTAATTTAAGTTCAATTATCCCACTAACAGGGGTAAGCTTTAAGTCAGTTATTCAGCCAATAGGTCGTAGTGCAAGGTCTAGTCTTGTTCATTGTGTGTTTATTTGGGATGAAACAAATCCATTATATATGCGACAGAACAAAGATAGATACAAGATAGTACGAAAATTAAACGTAGTATCTGAAAATAAAATAAGCCTTTAATTAGGCATTGATCTTTAAAAATTTGGAAAGAAAATTAGGATATAATAAGAATGAGTAGTATTAAATTACAATCCGAATTATCTTATTTAGCGAGTTTATTTAATAAGGATATTTATTTAGCTGTTAAATATATGTTGAATGACTTCCCATGGAAAACACAAGTCAGCAAAGCTGTTTTAAAAAGTGCTGAAGGTGGTAATCTTTATGAGTGGGATACATCAACTTTAAATTCAGTTCTTAGTTCTCAAATGATGGAAGAAGAACGTGGTGCATTTATTGAATTAGTTGAGGGTTATAAGAAGGATAAGACCAAAGCTGAAGTAAATGCTATCGCTAGTTCAATGTTCGATCATTATCGGAATACTAAAATTGCTGATACAGTAACAAGGTTTTCAGAAAACCCACAGCTATTATTGGATAAATTAAAAGAGATACCTAGTACATTTAGTGGTGCTGATGGTGTTGAAATCTATCCATTAGGTAGCAAACCAGCTCAAGAACTAATTGAAGATGAATTAGGTGATTTAAGTAGGGTATTTCCTACAAACTTTAGAATTGTAGCTGAGGCTACACCCTATAAAGGATATTTACCAGGTCAAGTAGTTATGTTTTGTTCTATCCCAGGTCAAGGTAAATCAGCAGCAATGTTACAAGAGATTGCATTGATTTTGACCGATAACTACACTAAATTTCACAACGGAGATACTGATAAAAAGTTAAAAGTCTTGTGGTTGGCTCTAGGTGATCTCATGAAGTTTGACTTTGTAACTAGGTTTACTTCTGTTGTAACTAGGGAAAACTACTTTAACGTGGTAGCGAATCCCGATAAATATTTTACTGATCCTGTTAGAGATTTAGCTAATCAATTACATTTAGTAACAATTCCATCAAAGAAAATTACAACTCAAGAAATTGTTGATTTAGTGAATAATGGCGAGAACTATTATGATATTGTTGTAATTGACTATGATAGTAACGTTAAGACTAAAGAAGAAACAAATAGCTATGATGCTGGTGGTGAATTGTATGATGCACTTTCAGAAATTGCTAGACCTACCAACGGTCAATTAGCAAGGCTAGTTATGGTAGCAAGTCAGCCAAAAGTTATGTATTGGTCAAGCGAACATATCCCATTAGAAGGTGCTGGTGAAAGTTCAAGAAAACAACACGCAGTAGATATGATGATCACTATGGGTAAAGCAAACGGGCCGAGACCTTGTGGCATTATGACAGTAGCAAAATCAAGACGTGGTACAAGTAATGCTAAATCACCTTATATTATGACTGAATATGGTCATATCGAATTAGTTGAGACAGGAAAATATTCTCTATTCAAACAGTCGGTAGCATAGTGGGGTAGTATATGAAAAATTTTGAAATTATTATCCCTGTAAAGAAAATACCTTCTGTTAATGCAGCACATAAAATAGGTAGAGCTGGTAACAAAGTATGGATTTATTTAAGTAAAGAGATAAAAGACTTACAAGAAAAAGTAAGAATGGATTTACTTAAAAATAATGTTCAAGATTGGGCTAAAGATTTGACAAGTGATTATATTTTATATGTTGATATAATTTATTGCTTTAATAATCGTTTTTGGCTTAGAGATGTTACTAATTTAAATAAGTATGTGGAAGATGGTATTGCTATGACAATAGATTTTAATGATAACCGATCCTTAAAATTCAATAGCGAAAAAGTGCTAAACGATTTAGGGAAAGAAGAATTTATTGTTATTTCTATTCAACCAAAACTTTTAAATTCTGTAAAATACAAATGGAGTCAATTTATCAATGAATCTTAGTAAAAATATTACAGAGGCTGATTTTGAAAGTTTAGTAAAAATTGTTTCACAATTGCCTGTTGGTAGTAAGTTTGAAGATAATTTTTTATTAGTTGAAAGATTAGATCCATACCATTTTATTATTAATGTGAAAGCGGACAGAGAAGAGTATAAAGATGAATCCGAGTCTATTGAATCAGTTTTATTTGGATAAATACTCAAGGCTTTCATTTATTGAATTGATTAAAGAATTAAATGAAGTTACTAACCCAAATAAGATAACAAAATGCTTGATTATAAGCACTAGAATAGTGTATTATATAACACAACTTATTGGGGGTAGCGGATTTAAGAATAATTTAGATTTACAAACCTCAGCAGCAATGAGCTTGATCTTAAGGCGATTAAAAAATGATAAGCCTATCAAATTTGATGAAGTGGAAAGCATTGTTAAGACTGAAATTAATTTTGTATCTAATTTAATCTTTAATTCAAAATCAACAAATTTTACAGATATGGATGGGTATTATGATAGTGATTGTTTTGGGGAATTAGTATTAGAAGAACTTAAAAAAGAATTAATACGTTATGTTCCTGAACATTTAAAATTGTCAATGTACAATTTTATAAAAACTTCTATCATAGATATTGACAATTATTCTGACCTTGATAAGTATTTATTTTATTCCAGTTTATCCTTAAACGGATATGAGTTAGATATGGAAGCTAAGAATTATCTTTTAGAGCTTGAAACGGTAACGGAGAAAGCTCTTTTTTTAGAATTGTTAAGCAAAGAACACCCAACACTTTTTATCTTATTTACAAGCCTAAAAAGTATGAATGAATTAATTCTACTATCTAAACTTGAATCTTTAAATTTACCTAGTCCATTACAGATTATGGGAATTTTTAAAGAAATTTATGATAAAGTAAGGGAATTAACAGGTCAAGTAGAGTATAAAAATCTACCTAAATCAATGATCCAATTTTCAAAAGAGATTGTTGAAGATGAAAGTGGAATTGAACTATTAGACTTAGTTAAACGTGCAATGGATAAATTATACGATAACTTTGATGTAGTGGCTGAAAGTGTAACTAAATCAGCTGAGAATCGAGGTAATCTTGGTATTGTGGCACAACAATTGAATAAAGAAGTTGAGGCAAGCACCAAATTTATTCAAAATGTACAAAAGATTGCTAAAAAGGCAATTTAGCTTGACGAGTGATTGATTCAGATTAATCACTATAATATATGATACCGTGGAGAACACGTTAAACTCTTTAAATTTAACATTTTAATATAGGTAAAAAATTATGGCATTTTCAGTAGAAAATTTAATTAATAAAGTAGATGAATATAACGCTAAAGGACAAAAAGGTAGTGGAGAATTTGCTAAAACAGCATTTCTACCTGAAGGAAAACATAGAGGTCGTTTTATTGTAGATGCAGCTGGTGAAGCTTTTACTAGCTATTATGCTTACGGATATTTTAACAAAGGTGTACGTGATCCACGTAACTTACCAGCTAACTTACTACCTGAAGGATTTGTTGATGAATTAGCAACAATTGCACAAACCCTTTCAGATCGTGGTAAATTCCAATACAAAGCAAAAGAAGTATTTATTGTTCCATTCTATCTCGAACAAACAGATAATCAATCAGATAACTGGAAACCAAATACATTATATTATGTGATCGGTAACAAAAAATTCAGTAAATCTTTAACAGGATTCTTAGGCAATATTGCTAAAGATAGTCCTAATGAAATCCAACGTATGTTAGATCCTAATCAACCATCAGTACAAGTTGAAATCCAAATGACTAAAGGTACAAGTGGTGGCTGTAATATTGGTGTAGCGTTCCCACAAAAACAATCACCAGCAGTGGATTTAACTAAACAAGTTTATGTAACTTTAGAAGAAGCTTATATTCGCCCAGGATTTGATATTGCAAAATACAATGCCTTATTAGCACAAGCCAAGGAAGAGTTAGCTAAAACTCCTGAAAAAGTAGAAGATGGTTCACAAGCTGAAAATCAAGCTAAAGAATTTAATGCACAACCACCTGTAAATACAACAGAGCAGGCTGTAGCAGGACAAACTACAATAGGTGGTACATTTACTAACCCTCAAACTGTAAGTGCAACAGCGGTTGATTCTCAAAGCGTAGCACAACAACCAGCACCTACACCTGAAGCACAAGCTCCAGCTGATGACCCTTGGGCTAAGTTTAAATCACAAGCATAAGAGATAATCAGTTAAACAATTAAAGCCCTTTGTTGAAAAATGAAGGGCTTTTTAATTATGGGGGAATAGATGAAAGATCTATTTGTAGTAGATGGCACTTACTTTTTAAGGAGATCATTTTTCGTAAAAGATAAAGGATTTATAGAAGTAGAAAATGAATTAACAGGCGAAATTGAAAAAGTACAAGATAAAAGGGTAGTAGTTATTGCTTTTTTCCAAGCTTTATTGAAGAAAATTAGGGAAACTAATTATAAGCCTGAAATAGTGGTAGCTTGGGATAAAGGAAGTTGGAAATATAGACCTAAAGATAAGTTCAAAGAATATAAGGCTGATAGACAATATGATGAAACATTTCAGTGCTGTTGGGATGCTAATGATTTAGCTATTGAGATTTTGAATGAACTAGGGATTAAATCTATTCAAGTTCCTGGTCTTGAGGCTGATGATATTGGAATGTTCTTTGCCTATCATGCAAAGAATGTTACGCTTTATACAAAAGATGGTGACTGGAAACAAGCATTAAATCCAAATACTGTACTTGATAACACAAAACAAATTATTACTTGGCAAGAAGTGGTTGGTGATCAAATTAAGACACCGCTAGATTTAGCTATCAAGAAAGCAATTGATTCTGAGGGTCATGATAATTTAGCTAAAGTTCTTGTAGATGACGATCATTTAGTCAATGCCAAAGGTGATAATAAATTGCATAGAATTATACACGCTTACAAGAAAAGACAATTGCCACAAACTATTTTAGATGCAATTGATAGAAATTATATTCTTGCAAGAATGGATAATGTATTGTATGATCAGAAAACCATAAATGAAATTATGGCACAATACAATAAACCTAAGCCTAAATTAAATAATCTAGGCATTATCACAGTATTGAATAAACTAGGCGATTACCCAGCTTATTTTAATGGAGTAATTGCTAAATATTTAAGCTTACATTAAATTGGAGAATAAAAATGGAAGTAGTAGTTCCTTATAATAAAGTATTAGTAAAACTTGAAATTAAAGAAAACAAAACTGAATCAGGTCTTATTCTTACAACTAAGATTGCAAAGAATAATCGTGGCGTAGTTGTTAAAACAAACCAAGGTAGAGATTCAGAAGGATTTTTTGATCCTTTAGTAAAAGAAGGTGATACTGTAGTATTGACTGATTATTCACAACCACAACTTTATAATAAAGAAGAAAATTTATGGGTTATCAATTGGTCAGATATTGCATTAATCGAACGTGAGTAATTATTATGTCTAAGATTTTAATTACAGGCGATATTCATATTTGGAATTATGCTGATTATAATTTAGAGCCTGATTTTAGATTAAATCAATTTATCGGATTAGCTCATAGGTTAGTTGAGATTGGTCAAGAGCGAGGATGTGATTATATTGTATTAGCTGGAGATATTACACATAAAGCAATTATCCCACCAAAAGTAGAGCATACAATTAAACAGTTCTTTGATATTTTAAATAGTAGGTGGGATAAAGACCACTTACTATATATACTCGGAAACCATGATAAAGCAGAAAAGCAAGCTGAAACTGTAATTGAGCAAAGTTCAATTCCTGTTATCGCTGATAGTAAAGCTACATATTGTCATAAACAAATTAAAATAATCGGTGGTCGGTCAGTAGCTTTTATGGATTGGCTACCAAAACAAGACTTATCTTGGATTGATAGTCAAGTTGATTTATTTGTAGGACACGTAACAATCGATCCTATGTTTGGTCAGGAAATTGATCATAGCAAATTTAAGTTAGGTATTGCTGGTGATATTCATAGACCTATTAGCCTAAATAATATTCACTCAACTAGTACCCCTATACCACATTACATTTCAGATGATCAAGATGGTAAGGTGGTAATTTATGATTGTGATAGCGGTGAATTTGAAAGGGTAAAAACTGAATCATTAAACTTTAAGCATTTAAAGATTTATTATGAAGATGCAAAGGTTGATTTTAGTGATCCTTATGTAATGAAAGTTAAAAAGCCTACAAAAATAACAAGTGCAACTAGTGTATATCGTGGCATTGATATTGATTCAATTATTGAGAAAACTGTTGTAGGTGAAGGTTTAGAAGAATTACATAGAGAGTATATTTCAGCTTTATCTAATTTAGACAGTAAGCCTATTGACTTAAATTTCAGTATTAAGAGATTAAGGCTTAAAAATTTCTTATCTATTTCAAACTTAGATATGGAATTGCCTAATGGCTTAATTACACTATCAGGGGCTAATGGTAAAGGTAAATCAAGTTTAATTAAAGCGATTGATTTTGCCTTTAGACCACCAAGATCTGTAAAGGACTATATCAAATTAGGTGAGAAAGAATTAGAACTTGAAATTGTATTTGATTATAAAGGGAAAACACATAGAATTGAAAGAACTTATGGCACACAAACCTTAGTAACTTATTCAATCGATGGTGTAGAACAAATTGGTGGCAGTGTTGCTGAAATTAATAAACAGATTGATGAGAATTTAGATTTTTTACAATTGTTTGATATTTTGTATCGCTACCAATCAGCACCTTACTTATTAAGTGGATTTAATTATGCTCAACGTATTGATTTAGTCAGTAAGTTGTTAGGTTTAGGTAAAGTTGATTTGGCTTACAAGTTAATTCAAAAAGATTTAAAATTATCTAAAGATAACTGTTCAAAAGTAGAATTAGAGCTTTCAAATAAACAAGCTATTATTGAAGAATTAGGTAGCGTTGATCTATCCATTTTAAGCGAAAAAGAAAGCACACTAAATGCTATTAGTCAATTGAATGAACAAAGTCAAGCGTTATCTAGTCAAGTTCAAGAAATAACAGCTTACAATCAACACGCCACTGAAAACAACAAAAAATATCAAGAACAGAAAAGCAAGATTGAATACTTAAAATCTAAAGTATTATCTGATTTTGAATTAAGTGATATTAATAGTGCTATTGTTGATTTAAGTAATAAAGTAAGTGATGGTGAACAGTTACTTGATAAATTCAAAAATGACTTGAATAAAGTAGCTGACGATATTTCCAAAGTTGAGTTAGAAAAGCAAAAAATTCAATTAAGTGTAGATGCTAAGAAAGGTGAATTGAATAAAATTAACTTATCTAGCAAAGTATGTAGTGCTTGTGGTCGTGAGTTTGATAATGCTGATGAAATTCAGAAACACTATGATCAAGCCAAGTTTGAATATGAAAAAGCATTATCTGAACAAGTGGCTTTAAATAGTGATTTGGATTCACAATTACAAAATTTAGGCACTGTGAGAAATACGCTATCAGGCAATATTCAAGCTATAAATGATATGTTAAGTAAGTTTAGATTTGAAATAACTGAAAGACAGAATATTTTAAATGAACAAAGTTCAATCAAGGATCAATTGATTGTATTAAGCCAAAATGATATAATTGAGTTACCTTTAAAAAATAGTGGTGATCTGTTATTAAAACAACAAGAGATCAATACACAATTATATCCATTGTTGGATAAGAAAGCTAAAATTGATTTAGCTGAACAAAACAAATTAAAACTAGAACAACATACTGAATTATTAAAGCAATTAGAAGAAAGCTTAACAGGTAGTAAGTTGAAATATGAACAACTTGAAAAATACTTACAACTATATGCACCAACAGGGTCAATTGTTAAATCAGTATTTTTAACTGTAGCTGAATTATTGACTGAAGATAAGTTTGTTGTGCGAACAGTGAAAACATTAAAGAATGGTGACACTAGGATCGATTTTGATGTTGATTATAAAGTAGGAAATTTACTTATTCCTTATCAAAATCTATCAGGTGGTCAGAAAGTTATTGTTGATATTTTCTTTATGTCTAAATTGTTTAAAATGAGTGGTCAAGTTGGTTTATTAATGCTTGATGAAACGTTGAAAGATTTAGATGTAGATAACTTAGAAAGGGCTGTTAGAATCTTAAGAGAAGCCCCTATATCAACAATCTTATTAGTTACGCACGTTGAATCATTTAATTTCTATGATTTGAAATACAACGTAGAATATAATGATGGTTGTTCAGTTTATAAATTAGAAGGTAGTTAAACGTAACTAGCCTAGATATGTAGTTTATTATCTAGGTTTTTTTATTTATGGTAAATAAAAATTTATCATCATAGGTATTTTAAATGGATAATATTTTTATTAAGAAAAGAGATGGAAGAGAAGAATTATTAGATATTGAAAAAATGCGTAAAGTTATCAGATGGGCTATTGATGGCATTGATAACGTTTCTCTTTCACAAATTGAAATGAAGTCTAGAATTCAATTTGCGGATAAAATGAAGTCTGAAGATATTCAAAAGATTTTAATTAAGACAGCAGCTGACCTTATTTCAAAAGATACGCCAAACTATTCAATTGTGGCTGCTAGGCTTAATATGTTTGACCTAAGAAAACGTGCTTATGGTCAATTTGATCCACCTAAGCTTTATGATCATGTTGTAAAAATGGTTAAGCTAGGTAAATATGATAAAAAATTGTTAGAATATTATACAGAAGAAGAATTTAATGAAATGGATAAATTCATTGATCATTCAAGGGATTTAGATTTCCATTATGCTGCTGTAAAACAATTAGAAGGAAAATATTTAGTTCAAAATAGAACTACAGGGGAAGTGTATGAATCACCACAAATGGCTTACATTCTTATTTCAGCAATTTTCTTCCAAAGATACAGTAAAGATAAGAGACTAGGCTTAGTAAAAGAGTTCTATGACTATCTTTCAACAGGTGTTATTTCTTTACCTACTCCAATTATGGGTGGCTTAAGAACACCAACTAGACAATTTAGTTCATGTGTATTGATTGAATGTGGTGATACGTTAAATTCTATCAATGCAACAGCAAGTGCTATTGTTAAATATGTTTCACAACGTGCTGGCATAGGTATTAATGCTGGGGCAATTCGTGCATTAGGTAGTCCTATTCGTGGTGGCGAAGCATTTCATACAGGTTGTATTCCATTCTATAAATACTTTCAATCAGCGGTGAAGTCTTGTTCACAAGGTGGTTTAAGGGGTGGTGCAGCAACTTTATATTATCCTATTTGGCACTATGAATTCCCTGAATTGATTGTATTGAAGAATAATAGAGGTGTTGAGGATAATAGGGTAAGACACATGGATTATGGTGTACAAATTAGCAAATTATTCTATGAACGCTTAATCAAAGGTGAAAATATTACATTATTCTCACCTAGTGAAGTTCCTGAGTTGTATAAAACATTCTTTACTAATCCTGCTAAATTTGAAGAGTTATATGTAAAAGCTGAAAATAATCCTAAGATTAGAAAAAGAGTGATTAAGGCTGTAGATATTTTTAGTTCAATTATGCAAGAACGTGCATCAACAGGTCGTATTTATATTCAAAATATTGATCATTGTAATACTCATTCAGCATTTAATCCTGAACTTGCACCTATTAAGCAAAGTAATCTCTGCGCAGAGATCACCTTACCTACTAAGCCACTAAATAATATTAGTGATCAAAACGGTGAGATTGCATTATGTACTTTATCAGCTATCAATCTAGGAAAAATTGGTAAATTAGAAGATATGGAAAGACCTTTAGAGCTTATTGTTAGGGCTTTAGATGAATTACTTGATTATCAAGATTATCCTGTTAAAGCAGCTGAAGTTTGGGGATTAGCTAGAAGATCATTAGGTGTTGGTGTTATCAATTATGCCTATTATTTAGCTAAAAATGGTGCTAAATATGGTGATGAAAAAGGTTTAGAATTGACACACGAAACCTTTGAAGCATTTCAATATTACTTATTGAAAGCAAGTAATAAGTTAGCTAAAGAAGTAAGTAAATGTAAAGCCTTTGACCAAACTACTTATTCACAAGGTATTTTACCAATTGATACTTACAAGAAAGATCTTGACCAAGTATGCAACACTAAGCTATTATATGACTGGGAAAACTTAAGAAAAGAAATAAAAGAACATGGTTTAAGAAATTCAACTTTATCAGCGATTGCACCAACAGAAACAAGCTCACAAGTTTCTAATGCAACTAATGGTATTGAGCCACCACGTGATTTTATTTCAGTCAAGGCAAGTAAAGACGGTATCTTAAAGCAAGTTGTTCCTGAATATGAAAGACTGAAAGACAATTATCAATTGTTATGGAGTATTAAAGATAATAAATCTATTTTAAATTCAGTAGCGGTAATGCAAAAATTTGTAGATCAAACTATTTCTACAAATACTAACTATGACCCTAAAAATTATGAGGGTGAAAAAGTTCCAATGAAATTATTGCTATCAGATTTATTGTATGCCTACAAAATGGGTATTAAAACCTTTTACTACCACAATACTAGAGATGGTGCTAGTGATAAGCAAGAAGATATTGAAGACGAATGTACTTCTTGTAAAATTTAAATAGATTATTAGCCCTCGTTTGAGGGCTTTTTTATGGAGAATTTTTATGGCTTATTCAGTATTTAATGATATTAAAAATGACCAGTTAAAAGAACCTATGTTCTTCGGTCAAAACGTTAATGTTGCAAGATATGACCAGCAAAAGTATGAAACTTTTGAAAAATTAATTGAAAAGCAATTATCCTTTTTCTGGAGACCTGAAGAAATTGATGTTTCAAAAGATAGAATTGATTATGCTAATTTACCTGAACATGAAAAGCATATTTTTATTTCAAACTTAAAATACCAGACCTTACTGGATTCTATTCAAGGACGTGGCCCGAATGCTGTTTTATTACCTATTGCTTCAATCCCTGAATTAGAAACTTGGATTGAGACCTGGTCATTTTCGGAGACGATTCACTCTCGTTCTTACACACATATTATTCGTAATATTGTAAATGATCCCTCAATTATATTTGATGATATTGTAGAAAATCCTGAAATTCAGAAACGTGCTAAACCAATCGCTAAGTATTATGATGATTTGATTTTAGAAAGCCAACTATATCAATTACATGGTAATGATGTTTGGTATAGACAGAATGAAGATGGGTCTGTTGTAGTAGCTAATAGTAGAGATGAATTAATGACAGGTGACTGGAAAAATATTACCTTGTTTGAATTAAAGCGTAAGTTATATCTTTGTATTCAGTCTATCAATGCGTTAGAGGCAATTCGTTTTTATGTTTCGTTCGCCTGCTCATTTAATTTTGCCGAGCGTGGATTAATGGAAGGTAACGCTAAGATTATTAAATTAATTGCACGTGATGAAGCACTTCATTTAACAGGTACACAACACATTTTAAATCTTATGGCAAGTGGTATTGATGACCCTGATTTCAAACAAATTGCTGAAGATTGTAGAGAAGAATCAATTCAGTTATTCCAAGAAGTAGTTGAACAAGAAAAAGAATGGGCTAAATATCTATTTAAAGATGGTTCTATGGTTGGGTTGAATGAAGAAATTTTAATACAATATGTTGAGTATATTGCCAATATTCGTATGAACGCTATTGGTTTAGGTACGCCTTATGAAACTAAAAATAATCCTATCCCATGGATCAATGCTTGGCTAACTTCAGATAACGTGCAAGTAGCACCACAAGAAGTAGAAATTAGTTCATATCTTGTAGGTCAAATTGATGCACAAGTAGATACTACTGAATTTGGCGGTTTTGAACTTTAAAAAAAATAGGCAAAGAATATTGCCAGTATTATAGTAAAAGAAAATAGCAAAGGGTGAATATCCCATTGCATAGGTAAAATGAATGGCAAGTTATACAAATTCAGATAATCAGAAAATTGAAGTAACAGAGGAACACTTAAGCACCGCTGTTGCTTTATATGAAGAATTAAGAAAAACTAGCACAATCAACGGTATTAATTGGAAAAAACATAAAAAATTAATGGAACAAGAAGGCTTTAATGATTCAGATTGTAATGAAGCCTACCGTTGTTTGATTAAGCGTGAAAGAAAGCGTTTAGGGATTTTATTAAGTCCTGAACAATTATCTACCTTAACAGTGGAAACTAAGCTAGATACTATCAAAGAACAATTAGGTAGAATTTATAGCACTAAGTTTGAGGCTAGGGAAGAATTAAATTCGCTTAATCGTGCTAAACGTGAAATTACTAGAGATGTTTTATTAGTTGAAAGTATTGTAAATAGGCTAGATCAGATTCAATGGCAAGATATAGTTAAAGTATTGCCTAAAAAGCCAACTGAAAAAAGGGCTAATAAAGAAATGATTGCTTGTATTACAGACTTTCACTATGGCTATGAGGGAAAAACACCTTATAGCGAATATAACCCCAAGATTGCTGAACAATTATTAGATGATTATGCTAATGAATTGATTAGACTAATTGATAAAGAAGATATTCAACACGTAATTGTAGCTAATCTTGGTGATTTAGTTGAAGGAAATTTAAGAAATCAAAGTTTATTTGATACACAGAAAACATTAAGCCAACAAGCGATTGATGCAACTGAATTAATTATTAAATTCTTAACAAAGTTAAGTCAATACACTAGCGTTAGTTATTGTGGTATTGCTGGTAATCATGATAGACTAAATCCTAATGCCAAAGAGAATTTAAGGGGTGATAGTGTTGTTATTCTATCTAATGCTATCGTTCAACAATTCGCTAAATATACTAATCAAGTGAAATATATTGAGCTTGAAGATGAATATTATGGTATTTTAAATGTTGGTGATTATAGGGTAATGTTAGTACACGGTGATAGAACGCCTATTTTCAAAGATAGTGTTTTAGCTGATTTGTCTATTATCCATGGTGAACTAGATTTAATACTAGCTGGTCATTATCATAGGCATTCAGTTAGGGAAGTAGCTATTGATAAATATGTAGCTATTTTTGGTTCAATAAAAGGCATTGATAATTATAGTTTAGAAATCAATAAAACAAGTTCAAGATCACAAGGTGTTGTGATTGTTGATAGTTATGGTTTTGAGATTAGACAGGTGAAATTAAGTCAGTAGTTAAATAGGCAAAGGGTCAAATGATCTTTTGCCTATTTTTTTTCAAATTACCTATTGACAAGTATATTTTTAAGGGTTAGTATTAAGTTGAAAGTTAATAGTAGATAAGGAAGCTTATTATGGTATTTTATGAAAACAAAAATTTAAATAGTAAATTAACTGTAGAAACTGGAACTAAATTTGGAAAAACTAAATGTAACATTTTATTAGAAGATCCTTGTGGTACTTACGGTGAGTATGCAGCATTATCTGTTGAATTGGATCGCCAAGAATTAGAGGAGTTTATTTTTGCACTATGTAAGGCACGTGAGGAATTACTCAAACATCAATAGTAAAGAATAAAACTAGGTTTAACTGACTTGTATAATTAAATATAAGGATTTTTATTATGAAAACATTAGAACTTATAGGTGACAGTGAAGAACTTATTCTTGAAAAATTTAAGGATGGCTCTGTAGAATTGTCTATTGAATATGAAACACCTGATTGGGGATAACCAGGCGACCCAGCTTTTGTTACAGCATCGTTTACTCTTCCAAAAGAGCAAGTCGCTTCTTTGATTGAATTTTTGACTGAAAGTTTAGAAGGAAAATAAAATGCGAGAATTAAGATTTAAGCCCAAACGTTTTCAATATGTACATGAGAAATATGAAAATGGTACGCTATATAGAATGACTGAACAATTTTATCCAGGTAGTAATTTTGTTTGGGTTAAGGGTTTAGGTTTAGACTATTGGTCTTGTATCAAGTTTAAAAATCATGATGAATTTTTGAAATGGAAACAAGAAGAAGATAGATATAATAAACGTATTGAAAATGAAAATCTAAGGGTTAATCTTTTAAAAAATGCTAAAGAACTAGCAAAATCCAATCCTGAATTATTGGAGCGTTTAAAATATGCTTAGTACAATCACACTTATTAATCTTAATAAAATTGTAGGTCAAACAGGGCAAGTATTAAAGTTTAATGAACTAGAATCTTGCCTATCTAGTATTGATTATTATGATACAACGCTAGAAAAAGTTTGCTGTATCGGTCGTGCAATTGTTTTTAATCACCCTTTCCAAGATGGAAATAAACGAACTGCTAATTGGTTAGTCTTGTCATATTTGAAAATGTGTGGTAAGATAGAAAAACTAGATAAACAGCAAGAAGATTTAGTATTCAATTTTGCGGTAGATTCAGTTGTGAAGAAATATACCGTGCAAGATTGGGTTGAATTTTACTTAAATTTATAGGTGAAATTATGTCAATTAACGTAGCATCACAATTAGCGGTACAAGCTATTCAAGTCAATTATTTAGTTAAACAACTGTTTAAAGAAGTTGTTGGAAAGCCTGTAACTGACTATGTACTTAACTATGTGCATGATCGTATTAGAACCTTACAATATGATTTGCAAGCTAGATATGATATTAAGAATGAACACCTTATTAGATTTGTAGTCACAGGAAATAAAGGTGATATTAATATTAGAACAAATTTAAAAGAATTGCTAAAAGTAAATAATGTAGAAGAGAGAACAGCCGAACATATTTTAGGCTTATTAACAAGTTAGGTGTAATATGTCAGAATTGGAAAAATTAATTTTAGAAGATAGATTTAATGAAGTGGAGAAATTAGTAGAAGGTGTTGAATTGCCATCTGTAGTTATCCCATCATATAAAAATCGTGAAAAGTGTAATATTAAAAACTTAGTTGAAAGTTCACCTATAACTAAGTTTATGATCTTTGTGTATGAAGATGACTTAGACAATTATCAAGAATACTTAAAATATCAAAATGTGGAATTGGTAAGCGTTCCATTAGATAAAATTGAATATCGTGGTATTACACCAAAACGTAAATTTATTATCAATTATTTACTAGAGCGTGATTATCATAAAATCATTATGTTAGACGATGATACTAGCACTGTATTCAATCGAACAACTAAACAAGAAGGAAAAAGAGCAGGTAAAAAAGTTCCTGTTGATATTTGGACTTCTTTCAAAGTATTGATTAAAGCATTAGAAGGGATCGATTATGGCATTGGTGGTTTTTATCGTGATGATTTTGTTAATTTTTGGACTAGGAAAGAAATTTTAAGATTATATACTAAACCATTAAATGCAATTCTAATCAATTTAGACAAATTGGCTGAATACAAACTAAATTATGATCCGCAATTTAAAACAGGTGAGGATTGTGATATTGTATTGCAATTATTTTCAAATAATGTAAACACCTATTGCTTAACCTTTTTAGCCAATGTACAAACTATTCGTAGCGGTGGTGCTAATTCAACTTGTGGATCAAGAGAAGATTGGCGTAAGGATTGGATTAAAATGTTTGCTAAGTGGAAAGGTTTTTTAGATTTAAAAGATTTCCCTAGTGAAGATTATAAAATAAAAGAAAATTATAAAAAGATTTATGCTAATGACCAATCATTCAAAGATGAAGAACATGAGCATAGATATGAATTAGCTAAACAGTGGAATGGTTAAGGTGATGATTATGTTTTCAGAATTAGATAGTTTTGAAATTGAAAAAGCAAAGAAAGCACTACAGAAAGAAAAGATTATTGCTAAAGTAGATTTAGATGGTACTTTGGTAAATGTGGCATTAGACCCATACCTTGTAGAAATGTATGGAGAAGATTATGCTATTAGATATGCTGCAAATCATTCAAATTTTGTAGGTGCATTTTAATGTCTTATCAATGTCAAGATGATGAAATATTTGTGTTTGGTAGCAATTTAGCAGGCATACACGGTAAAGGTGCAGCATTGACAGCTAGACAATTATATGGTGCAAAATTAGGTCAAGGGTGGGGTTTGCAAGGTAGAAGTTTTGCTATTCCTACTAAAGACAGAAATATAAAAACACTCCCATTACATATAATTAAGACTTATATAGATGTCTTTTATTGGTATGCACAAAATAAACCCAATAGGAAGTTCTTTGTAACAGCTATTGGTTGTGGTTTAGCTGGATATAAACACGAAGAAATCGCACCTATGTTTCTTAAATTTAAAGACTTGAAGAATGTAAGATTGCCACCAGAATGGGTTTGCTTATATGACGCAATATAAAGCTTGTCTTAGGATTATAATTTTAACTAATACAATTTATCAGATAACGTTAGAAAATCTCTGTATGGCTTTCCTATGCGTTATTTTGACTATATATGGAATAAAATATAAATGAATAAAAACAGAATTAAATCACCACTAAATTATACAGGTAGTAAGTATAAGTTGTTAAGTCAATTAATGCCCCTGTTTCCAAAAAATATCTCAACTTTTGTTGATCTATTTACAGGTGGTGGAACAGTGGCATTGAATGTTGATAGCCAAAAGACTTATGCTATAGATAATAACTATAACATTATCAAACTACTTTCCCTATTTCAAAAGTTAAGTTTTGATGAGTTAGTAGAGAAAGTAAAAGAATTAGAAAAATATTATGGATTAAGTAGAGATAATAAACTAGGATATTTAAAGCTTAGAGACTATTATAACAGTTATCAAGATCCTGTTGCATTATTTACCTTAATCTGTTATGCTTTCAATAATATGACAAGGTTCAATTCAAAAGGTAAATATAACGTTCCTTTTGGTAAGCGTATTTTCAATGAAAATATTAGAAAGAACTTGAAAGAGACTATTAATGCTATTCAAAGTAAAGAGATTATTTTTGCCTTTTCTGATTATAAAGAGGTATTTAATCTTGTAGATTCACAATTAGACGAAAATTCATTTGTCTATTGTGATCCACCATACTTAATTACTGATGCTGCTTATAATAGTCATTGGGATAAGCAAGAATTCACTAAACTACTTATCTTACTTGACCAATTAAATGAGCGTGGTATCAAGTGGGGATTAAGTGAAGTTATTTTCCATAAAGGTAAGGAAAATGATGTTTTAAGAGAATGGATGGATAAATACAAGGTGCATTATATCAATAGCGATTATTCAAATTGTAATTATCAAACAAGTGGAACCAGTGTAGAAGTTTATGTGTATAATTATTGATTGAGATAGGTTATGAAAGAGGAATTAAAAGGGTTGAAAGAAGCGTTTCTTTTTTATAAGAAAGCTTTAAACGATAAAGATGCAATTGCTTGCGGATGTTTGAAAGATGCTGAAGAATGGTTAATTGATGAGCTTAATAAACTATTTGAAGAACAGGAGTAAATTATGGGGCTTTATCAAAAATATCAAGCTTATATAAATCAGCTTGAATCAATGCAAAAAGTTGAAGATGAAGAAGTAAAAAAGATTGCCACAAGTGATAAAACCTTAATGTCTTTGCTTAATATCACTGAAATGAACTTAAACCTTTTCAAAATTATTAAAAGTCAAGATTTAGATGATGATGTTATTGATGAATATTTACATAAGCACGAAGTCAATTTAGGTATTCATAGTTGCATTACTTATATTTTAAGTAAGAAGGGTGCTAATCATTTAGATGAACTGATTGATTACCTTTGTGATGGTTCTATTCATACTTGCTTAGGTCAAGCTGAACCTAGAAATTTAGTAATTGAGTCTAATCCTAGATTTGAAGTAGGTATTGAAAACCGTGATTATTCTATCTTAATTGAACAAACTTATAATAGCTATCTTGATATTGCTAGGGGAACTATGTACGTCAAGTGTGATAATTTAATGTGGGTATTTTGTTATGAAATGTAAAGAAGTGAAATATTTTAGGTCAGGCGATGAGTATTATGTGGCTTTAGGTAGAGAAAGCTGTATTAATTTCATCTTGCAACAAGACGAAGATCTTTATTATAGTGAGATTGATAGTGTTCTTGAAGAAGTACCTAGCGATACTGTGTTAAGCTATTTAGTCTATGAAGAATTAGAATATAAAGGTTTAACTTGCTATGCTGAATTTAGAAATATTACTTTAAAAGAATGTTATGAAAATCTTCATGATGGAGATAGTAGTTTACCATTACAGATTGTTTTTGATCTATAATAAAGGAAAAAATATGAAGTACGAAATATGCTATATAGATAAGTCTGAAAGCAATAACCAAAAACTTGAATATTTTTCTGATTTTCAAAAATTTAGAAATAGATATATGGATTTAAAAGGTAGGCGTTGGTTCACAGTAGAAGGTGTATCTATTATTAGATCAGATAAAGACGAATTACATGAAGCTGTGTTTATTAACTTAAGCGAAGAAGTTTTAATATCCTATAAAAGTACGGAACTTGGAGTAAGTGTTCTAATAGATAATATGAGGGCATCTGGTTTTAGTTTATTAGATAGCTCCATTTACTATAAAGTGTATAAAAGTAGTGGAATTTAATTGTAGATTATAGTATAATAAAAGGAAAATTAAGTATGTTCTTAGTTTTCCTATTTTTTTTATATGGAGAAATATATGTTAAAAACGTTATATCAAAACGGTTCACAAAAAATCCTTTTTGACGTAAAAGGAAAATGTATTAAATTTGAACTTCATAGTGCTATTGGTGATACGCCTTATACAACTAAGGATTGGTCTTTATACAAGGCTACAACTGTTTTTGTAGATGAACAAAATAAGAAATGTTTATATGATCATGTAACTAGTTTATTTGGCATTAAAACTTATGCAATTGAGAACTTGATTACAACAGTTGCAAATGGAGAATATGTAGATGATGAATGCAAAAATGTTTAAACCTGAACAATGCCTAAGTAATGTTATTTTGCAACGTGTATATGTTCCCAAGGGTGGGAATGATATTTTACGCATTGAGACAGTTGATGGTGATATTACTTTCTATTTATCAATTGAACCTAAAGATAATTGGGCTGATACTGAACTTATTGATGGTTTTGAAGATTTAGAAAGTTTAGTAGGTCAAAAGTTAGTAAAATTTGAAGTTGTTGAAAATACTGAAGATAATGGTACAAGTGACGATGATTGTACTAAAACTTGGACTTATTACAAAATTCAAGGTGAAAAAGATAGTGCTACTTTACGATTCTACTCTAGCTCAAATGGTTTTTATTCCACAGGTGTAAATATTGTTTTAGATAAAGCGAAACTAGGAAATAATAAAATAACAGTTGAAAAGAGTGCTAATGATTTTGTGGTGTGATTATGAGTAAAAATATTAAAGAAGTAGATATAGATAGGTCTGATAGTATAACCGAAAACCATAATAAGTTTGTGTTGTCAGATTATGATAAAAGTAATCAAAAGTGGCTATGTAGGTGTTGTGGAGAATACATTTTTTACACTAAAATTAGAAAGCATTTACTGGATTTGCATAATTTATCTATTGTAAGCTATTATAATCAATATGTAGATCCAAATACAAAATGTTTAGTCAAAAATTGTAATCATTTAGTTGAAATGGATAAACTAACCAGAATATCTAAATCTTGTGAAAATCCAGAACATAAAAAGATTTGTACATCAGCTATCCAATCTAAAACAATGGAAAGCCAAAATAAGGAATGGTGGTCTGATCCTGAATATAGAGAAGATAAATTAAAAGAACTTAAAAAACATAGTTTTGATTCAGAAACCGTATCAGCAAGAAATAGAGAGTGGTGGTCTGATCCTGAATATAGAAAATGGATGCACAAGATTCAAGTGGATTCAAACGAAAATCCAAAATATATTTTAAGTAATGCTAGAAAAATGAGAAGAGTTGGTTTAGATAAAAAGTCTAAATATGCTGGAAAATATAAAACTAAGTGGTTATATTGTTTTAAATTAAGAGATAATTGTATAAAGATAGGAACAACTGGATCTAAGAAAAGATTAAAAGCATTATTGACAATTTCAGATGATTTAGTATTTAAAGTGTTAGGGGAATCTTCTGAAATGATGGTAATAGAAGATATGATTTTAAATAATACTGAAGATTATTTTGTTTATTTTGATAAAAACTCAGAAATATATAAAATTGGTGGTAGGGCTGAAATTAGAGATATAAAATGCTTACCATACATATTGAAAACAATTAAAGATTTAGGATTAATTTATGACAATGACTGAAAATATTGAAAAATTAGAGTTTCCATACTCAATTAGAAAAAGACCAGGTGTATTTGGTGCTGATTTAATAACACCTAATCTATTATTAAGAGAGGTGTTAGATAATACTGTAGATTTGGTATTAAAAACTAGAAAACCTATTGAAGTTACAGCTTTAACCAATAAATCAAATTGGAATATTGTGTGTGATAATGGTAATGGTATTCCTGTTTATTTAGACAAAGATTATGATGTAGCTTTGGATAAGCCTATCATAATTGATCTATTATCAAAATTAAATGTAGGTTCAAATTTTACAAAAACACAATATAGTTTAGGTATGCACGGGTTAGGGTTGAAAGGTACTAATGCGTTATCTGATTATTTTAATGTGTATGTCAATGTAAGAAAACAAGAAGGATCAAATTTACCTAAATTTGTAAAAAAAGGTTTGAAAGATAATAAACCTATTTTTGTAATTAGATTTGAAAAGGGTTTATTGCAAGGCTTTGAAATGATCCCTAAAAGTGAAATCTTAGTAGCAGAAATAAACTCAGGAAAACTTGTAGATAATCGAGATATTACTAACTTTCTTGAAAATCTATCTGATGATTTTGGAACTATTGTAGCGTTTAAACCAGATGAAGAAATGCACGAATCAATGACTGTTTCTTATCATGGCTATCCTGTAAAGCTTATCAAGTCCTTATTCAAATTTGATAAAGATTTATCTAAAATTGATTTTAAATTAAATTTAAATGGTAAAGAAATTGAGCCTTTAGATTTCCAAAAAATGTTTTCAGATAAATTGATAAACGATAAAGTGTTTAGTCAATCTGTAGATATAAAAACAGATGAACCTTTACCTATTAAGTTTATTTATCAGGTGGCTTGGTCTATTGATAAGTTTAATTTTGATTGTGATGGATCTGTAAACCTTTTACAAACTCCAAGTGGTAAGCATATAAATTTAGTTACTAATGCTATAAGCCAAGCTTTCAGTAAATATAATAATTTAATAAAACCTAATGATACTAGATTAGGTATGAGATTGTTTGCACTAGGTCTAATGCTAGAACCTTTATTCAATTCTCAAGATAAGACTAAATTATCCAAAATTGAAGATAAAGGCTACAATGAAAAAGAAGTAATTAAAACGTTGGCTGATTCATTTTTGAAATTAATGAAAGATAATGCTGGATATTTTGATTTATTATGTGAGCGTATTATTGAATATAAACGTGCAACTGAAAAATTATCTAATATTGAGCTATTAAAGTCTAAAATTGTGATGGGTGATGAATCAGATAAAAAGCGTATTATGTCTGGTCAAATGTCTGATGTTTATGAATGTACAAGTGATGATTTTAGCAAAAGAGAATTGTATATTGTAGAAGGAAGATCAGCTATGGGTGGTATTTTGCAAACTCGAAATAAGTTATTTCAGGCGATAATTCCATTAAGGGGTAAACTTCTTAATACTTCAACTTTAGACGAAGAAAGATTAGTAGATAATAAAGAAGTGTTAGCCTTAATAAATACAATTGGTTGCGGATTAGGTGGAATTTGTGATCCTAGCAAGTCTAGATATAGTAAGATTATTTTGGCAACTGATAGTGACCAGGATGCTAAACATATAACTAATCTAATACTTACCTTATTTATCCACCACGCACCTGAAATGATTAAGCAAGGTTATTTGTATCAAGTAGAAGCTCCATATTATAAGGTAGTAGATTGTAAGAAAGTTAAATACTATTATTTAGATGAAAAAGATAAAGTAGATTTCTCAAAAGATGTAACCAAGTTGAAAGGTTTAGGATCTTATACTAAAGAAGAAGCTAAACAATTTTTAATGGATACCAAAGAACGTAGGCTTATTCCTATTTTATGGAATCCTGATATGGAGTATGAAACACAAGAGGCTAGTAAGCTTATGTATAGTGGTTTAGCTAGGAAGAAATTAATGGTTGAACGTGGTATTTTTAATCAAGGGGATATTTTATAATGGCTAAACAATTACAATATGAAATACATAATTTAATTCCAGATAATTATGCTAGTTACGGTGGCTACATTAATTTTGAGCGTGTTATTCCCTTTGAAGATGGTTTAAAGAAAGTACATAGACGAGCCTTATTAGGAATTAGACAAGTTGCAAGTGGAAAATTTACAAGTACGGTAAATGCTATTGGTGCTGTAAACGTTATTCACCCTTTCGGGACTGCAAGTTTGGAACAAGTTATTGCTGATTTAGTTAGGACAGGGGAATTAGAGGGTCAAGGTTCTTTTGGTATTAAGTTAATGGAAGAAGTTCCACCAAGTGCTCCAAGATATACCAAGCTAATGATGAATAAATTGAAAGAAGATTATTATTTCAAATTATTAAAGTACGCCCCTGAATGTGAAGGTGAAGTTGATATTGAACCTGAATACTTAATCACACCTGTTCCATATTGTTTAACAGTTGGTGCATTAAACTTAGGTTTAGGTATTCAAGGAAGAACGCCTGCATTTACGTTTAAATCGCTTATAGCAGCATTTTTAGCTAATGACCCTACATTACTAGAGTCTAATTTTGGATATAAGCTTAACAAGAATGACAGCGATTTACAGGCATTATGGGAAACAGGAAAAGGTAAATTATCTTTATCAATGGCTGTTCAACGTTTAAGTGACGATGAAATTATTATTAGTGGTAGTGGTGAAGTGTTTAAGCCTGATTTAAAAGCGTTTAATGAATTTACTAAAACAGGATCAATTTTTATCAAGAATGAAAGTACAGATAAAATTGCTATTAGAATTGAAAAAGCTAAACGTGCTAGGGTTGATATGAATGAAGTGTTTAAAGTAGCTCAACGTGTAGCTAGATTTAAACGAGCATATAATATCTTGGTAGTGCGTAAGAATCCTGAAGGTAAAAACATTATCCAAACAATAGGTATTAAGGAGTGGTTAAGTTTAACTATCAATCGTTATATTAAGACTTATGAACAATATAAATTAGATAGGGTGGCTGAACTTGAATCTGAAGTACAAGTATATAGTTTAATGCCTGAAGTTGGTAAGTTATTATTGCAAAATAAAACTGATGATGAGATTATCGAGAAAGTGAAAGGTTTAGACCAAACAATCCTAGATAAGATTAAGCGTAAGTCATTAGGCAGTTTAAGGAAAGAAGATTACACTAAAGAAGTTGAATCTTTGGTTAGTAAGATCAATAATGTGAAAGCTGAAGACCAAATCAAGGAAATTGAAAAATATTATTGACCAAGTATTTAATTTAAGGTATAGTGCTTATTAAAAGTGCTATACCTTTTCTTTATGGAGGAAATGAAAATGAGTCGAGGAATGCTTACAGAAGAAATTAAGGCTAAATCGTCAGAATTATTTGGCTATGAAATTAGTCAACTAGAGCTTAGATTAATGCCTTATGTTCAATATTGCGTATTGAATAATAAGGATGTAGATGCTCGAAAAGTAAATGGTGACGAACGTCTTGCTCTAGCAAAATGGACTAATCTTGGATTTATTAAAAGCCCTTCAACTGAACTCCAAATTTCAAAAGAGTTTTGGGATGGTATGAATGAAATCCTATGGCTAGGCTATGTTGAATCAACAGGGAGAGTACTATGAGTAGAGCAAAAGAACTAAGTGGAAGATTAAATAGGAAACTACAAGAAATGTCACCGCAACGCATTAACTCTTTATCTGATCAAGAAATTGATGAGACTATAGATATTATTAATGGGTATATTGAAGAATATAATAAAGGAAGTAGTGAAGTTAAAATCACTAAAATAAACCGTTATATTTACGAGCTTAGATGTGATATTGATACTTACTTAGCTTATATATCTGACCCAACTAAACCTATTGAATACTTTTCAATCTTGCGTAAAATAACACAAAGAAAAGGATTGCCAAGTAATGCAATTTATCAGGCTTTGGTATGGCGTAAAGAAAGTGGTAATCCGACAATTCGTGCTGGTCAGATTATGATGGATATTATTTTGCCTAAATATAAATGTATTGTAAGTGATCAATATCAAACATTGAAAGGTGAAAGAATGTGGGATACATTTGTTAGTGTAATGTTAAAGATGAAATACCACGTTAGAATTATCAATTTTACTTCAGGAAATTATTTTGAAGTGAAAGATTTTGAAGAGTATATTGATTTGAAAGATGAATTTTATGGTAAAGATTCTTGGTTTGCTCAATATAGAATTTGTATTTACAAGTAAGGGGTAAATATGTTACATTACCTTTGGGATGATCAACCACAACATGATCAAGAAGTAGTAGCTATATCAGATGAGGGATTAGTTTTTAGTGCTTATTATGACTATATAAATGGGTGCTTTTTCTCTAATCCTGGTTATAAATTGATTGATAAGAAAATTATTGCTTGGAGTGAATTAGGTGAAGGAAAGTATATTCATGAACAAGTATTAAATAGTGAAGTAGTTCAATTTAGATTCAGTGACCTTGCAATTAGGGTAAAACATATTTATGCTACTATTGATCCAAGTGGATTAGTAGGCATATCATTTTTACCTTATGCTCCAATTGAAGAAATTACAATTAAGGTAGAACAAGATGAAAGTAATTAGAAAATCAGTATTTGAAACAAATAGCTCAAGTTGTCATAGCTTATCTATTGAAAGGTCAGTTAGTGATAATGTGCTGAAAAAGATTAAGTTAGAGCAAGACCCTGAATTTTGCCCTTGCGTATTTGTAGGGAATTATAATAGCTATTTAGATCCTTTCTATGAAGAGCATGAATTTAGCTTTAAATTAGGTTATGTTTTATCTGATCTTATTTACAATTTAGGCATTTGGCATAAAACAGATTACTATGATCCTGAATTTCCCTTAGAGATTTTAATTCAGGAAATGAAAAAGTCAGAACAGTATCAAATTTTAAGATTATGGTTATTGGATTACGATATTAAATTAGATTGGTGGGTAGAAAATATTAGACCTTTAAATAGTAAAAGATATGATATAACTACTTATGATCAAAATTATTTTGATAGTAGCCCTAGTTGTGGTTATAGTGGAAGATCAATAGAAAGTTTGTGGAATCGATCAGATATGTTATACTTTCTATTAAATGATGAAAGTTATATTGAAAACACAGGGAATGATTAATAGGTAAAATAATATGAAAATTGTAAGAAAAGGCGTATTTGAGACGAATAGTAGTTCAGCCCATTCTTTAACTTTGGGGCATGAAAACAAGAAAAATCACCCATTTGTAGGAAGCACTTTGCTAGACTTAACAGCTAAGTATGATGAAGATTTTTATGACTTACTATTCTGTATCCCATTCAAACAAAACGAATGCTGGAATTGCTTTAATGAACTCCATAAAGGTCATTTTAAAGCCACCACTCCTATTTCTAAATTATGGTTATTAATTGGTGTGGTGCTTTGGGAAAATTACAATTTAGTTGATAATTTGGCTAATAATCCTGAAGAATATAAAAAGTTAGCTTATCAAATATTAAATACTCATTCATTTACTAGAAATATCCCCGATGCTTTTTTTGAATGTGATTCTTGGGATGATATAGCAACTTGGGAAGATATGCTTGAACTAGATGGAACTGAAATTGCTAACTTTTATTCAGGTGAGTTTTTATATGACTTAGATAGTATTTTCAGTAGCTATGAAGAATTTGCTAGTGAGTTATATCCGTGCATTGGTAATTATGGTTATCATAGGTTAGAAGATGTTATTTGGAATTATTTATTAAACCCAAAATGCGAATATACTTACTTTGATAGAAATACTGAAAACCAAAATTTAGAAGAGCTTATTACAACCAAAATTGAGGAAAAGAAAGATGAAGATGATTAGATTAGGAGCTTTTGAGACTAATTCAAGTTCGGCACATAGTTTAGTATTGAATAAAAATTGTAAAAGTAGCAAAGTTAAAAAGGAATTGAGCAAGTTCAGTCATTTAGCTTTATGGCTTGGGGATTATGGTTGGGAAGAAGGTATCTATGATAATATTATTTCAAAACTTGAATATATTGTTACAAGTTTATTTTATGTAGGTGATTTAGGTAAGCTGAAAGAACTGTTTACAAGAATTGTTGATATGGGGTCGCTAGATTTATCAGTAGATGGCTTTAGGTTAAGTGATTATGATTCAGTCAATGATTTTGTTGATAGTCTTTATAATCTTGTAGAACCACAATTAGATCATCAATCTAGTGACTTATTGCGTGATTTATCTGTAGATGAATTGTTAATGTTGGCTTGCTCAAATATTTCATACATTCATACTTCAAATGATAATGGCGGTTCAAGCGTATTTGAAACTTTACCTGAATTTGTTATTAAAGCTATTAAAAAAGAAGTAGGTAAAGATAAGTGGAAAGATTGGGAAGAAAATCGCAAAAAATATTCTTGGTATAATGATTCAGATAGTGATACAATAGCATGTAATATATCTAATGATGAAAATATTTTCTTTGAAGGGAAAATTGAGGAATAAACTATGAGCAAAAACAATATCTATATTTACAATGTGGATCGTGTGTGCAACCACAAAGCACAAGATTTAAACTTAGACAAAATTAAAGTTTATCATTTATTACCAGGCTTTAAATTCTATTTCCAACAGGCAGATATTTTTGGTGTGTTTAAAGGATCAAAAGTAAAAGTGCTTAAGTCTAGATTTAAAGATATTGAAGAATTTTCAATTTGGAATAGACTTGACCTTATGAGTATATTGGAAACATTACAAGAAGAACAAGTTCAATTGGAGAAAGAAAATGCGTATAGTAAGAAAATCAACGTTTGAAACAAATAGTAGTTCAGCACACTCTTTAACGTTCAAACGTGAAGATATTAAAAAAATTCCAGACTATCAAGGTAAAGAATTAGTATTAGATTTATTGGAATATGCTAACAAGTTTGCTGGTGAACCTGATCGTCCTGAAATTTATACAAGCTTTAAAGATCGGTTAGCCTATTTATTATGTAGTGCGTTTTCTTATTTTTCATACCCTACAAATATTAGGGTTGAAGTACCTGTAGATTATGTAGAATTTTTGAAAGACTTATATGAAAACAATAAAAAATTTGGTTATTCTGATAACATTTTAGCTGATATAAAGGAAGAAAATGGTAAATGGTCTGATAATTTTCAAGTTTTTGAGCTAAGTTGGTACGGTGGTATTTATTTATCTGGTCTTGTTAGATTCTTAAAAGATAAAACAAACTTAGAATCGCTAAATCTGAAAGTACGCAAAGAAGAATATGCTTACAACAAAGATTGGAGTAATGAACAAGATACAAAAGTTATCAAATACGGTGATAGTGGTGTGTTCAACATTAAAGAGCTAGAATCTTTTGGAAATTACATCTTAGATTATCCAATACCATTACCTTTATTATATGATTCAAATTGGGTTGAAAGTTTTCTATTTAACCAAAGTACACAGATTTGTATATCTAGTACGTGTAATCCACTAAATACAAAGCTTATCCCTAATTGGGATAATAAAAAAGACGGATTTAGTCTATATCCAGACGATAGAAACAATATAAAATTAATTGACTTAATCAAGGCTTATGATATTGTTTATAATAGTTGTCAATTAACTTTAGATGACGATGGTTTAGCTGAGTTTGGCAAAAGTAATAGGTTTGGTAGTTAATATGGATCAAGGTTATATTATTTCAATCAGTAGAGTTGAAACAGGTAAAGTAAAAGCTGAATCTAGCTATTATGTAAGTGATATTGAATTGAAAGCGTTTAACAAAAATATAGGCTTACGAGTTATACAAGGTAAAGTTGAACGTGCTTTATTTGATTTGAACTTTAATCAACTTTATATGGAGTGTGCAAATGAAAGTAAGTATTAGTGGTCATAGCGATGATATTATTTTAGTTCAAGGTGATTTATTTAAAGAACTTAAACTAGAAGATATTGGCGAAGGTAAAGTAGTTGTACTATGCCCTATTGATAACACTTACTTAGAATTCCATTTTTACACAAGTGAAGATGGCTTTTGGAAAGTAGGTCAATTATCAAAAGAAAGTGATTATATTAAAGCTACTATCTTTACTGATGATTGTGGCGATGAATTTGTTGAAGTCGAATCACTTGCAACTGAATTTGATGTTTTAGCAAAAATTTAAAAAAAAATGCATTTAGGTATTGACAATAATTTTAAGGTTAGTTATTATGTCCTCGAAAGGTAAGGGATTTAATAACTAACCTTTTTAATTTCCACTTAATTTTGTTCAATAGGAGAAAAGATGAACAAGTCAATCAAGAAAGGTAAAGAAGTTACAGTTGAAGTATCTGAAGGTGTTTTAGCTAAAGGTAAAGTTGTAACAGTAAAAGGCGATAAAGTTTTAGTGGCATTGACTAATTCTTTAACAAAATACTTTTCTATCAATCAAGTTAAATAAGGATCAAATATGAAAACTTACTTAGCAACTTTTGAAGATCAAAACTATGAAAAATTGGAAGTTAGATTTAATGTAGCAAAAGGTCAGCATTTTGAAACACGCTTGCACCAAGTAGAGAATGAATATTGGGGTTGGTATCTTATCAATGTAGAAGAAGTAGTAGAGGATGAAGATTATGAGTACTAAATTCTATATTTTTGATCAAAACAATTCAGGCGGTTATTGGGATAAGGTTTTAGGATATGTAGTTATCATTGAAGCAGAGACTCCTGAGAAAGCTAACGAAAAAGCTGAAGAAATCGGAATCTATTTTGATGGTGTTGAAAATGATATAGATTGTGAATGTTGCGGTGATAGATGGTGTAGAGTAGAAGATAAATATGATGAAGTAGAACCTGAAAAATTAAAGGATTTTGTTGAAGAAATTAAACACTATCAAAAGAAACTGGAATTAACAAGCAATATTTACTATGCTGACGGTCGAGTAGAGGAGATTATCTAATGAAACTCTTAAACAAATACAAGAATGGAAATTGTACGATTGAAATTTATTCTGATGGTACTCGTATTACCGAATGGCCAGACAACGAACCATTGAAACTTGAATACCCACTTAATGTAGATATTCGATTAATGACTAAATGTCCTTATGGTTTAAATCCAAAAACAGGTAAAGCGGTTTGTAGTTTTTGTCATGAATCAGCTACTACAGATGGCAAAGAGTGTGATTATAATGCTTTATTGAAACAATTGGAAGGATTGCCTAAAGGTGCTGAAATTGCTATTGGCATGAATGATATTACTGAAGGACTAACTGATTTTCTTTTCAAATGTAAAGAAAATGAATGGATTGTAAATGCTACAGTAAATCAACGTTTAGTAGCTTATGAGTCAGTACGTGATTTAATTTATTCTTTTATTGAACATGACTTAATTAAAGGCTTAGGTATTTCTTACCGACCTGAAGGCTTTCAATATGTTACTGATAGAATCAAAAATTATGAAAATACAGTATTTCATGTAATTGCTGGTATTGATGATTTTGATTTAGTTCGTGAATTATCTTTCTATGGCGTTAAGAAGATTTTAGTTCTAGGTGAAAAAGACTTTGGATTAAATAAAGGCAAAGTTAATTTAGACAGTGAATCGCATAAAACTTGGAAAGCTAGAATTATGGATCTTACAGAAAGATTTGATGTAGTAAGTTTTGATAATTTGGCATTAAAACAATTAGGTATTAAAGAAAAATTGAATCCTGAATTGTGGGAAGAGTTTTATCAAGGCGAACATTCATTTTATATCAATGCTGTTGATCAATACTTTGCACCAAGTTCAAGATCTAACCTAATGATTAAGAAATTTGGGGAAACTACATTGAAAGAGTATTTTCAAATGTTGGAAACACAATTGATCGATGTAAAAGATATTAATGCTTGACAAGAACAAAATATAAGTTTAGTATAATGGTGTAGAAACAAATAAGGAGTTAATCATGACTATTAAATTCACACCTGAACAATACAGAAAAGCGATGGAATTAGCTAAACAGGGTAACTATGGTATTAATACTACTACTATGTCAGAATTTGTAACTTTTAAGTATTTAAAAGAAGATGGTCGAACAAAGGTTTGCTTACATATATCTATTGATAAAGACTTAAGTAAAGCAACTATCGAAGCCGAAGAAGAAAATTACATTAACTTTAGTTACCCTTTCGATGTTCATCAGGCTAGAATGCTTGTCACTACAGCTAAAGAGAACTACAAATATATGAACCTAGTAAAACACGTTATTGATACTTTTTTTGCTTAAATAAGGAGTTAATTATGCTTTTAATTTTATCATTATTAATTACATTGGGATTATGGCTTTTAGAAAAATTGGGTTATGCTCAATTTACTACCCAGGAAATGCTATATCCAACGTATGCTTTCATTGCGTTCTTCTTTATCCAATTAATTATAGCGTTTATTACATTGCTATTCTTTGGGCGTAGAGTGAACAAAATTAATATCAAACTTTAAGGGTTTAAAATGAAACAAGCTACAATTATCATGCAAAATTCACATGGTGAAAAGAAATACTTTGAAATTTCTTGTAAGACTGAATCACAGATTGCAAAAGAAGTAGAAAAGTATGAAGATCATAATCCTGATTACTATACTGTTGAAGTAGTTAATGGTTGGGTAAGTGAAGAATAAGGTAGGTAAAGTATGGCAGCATATTGTCGTATCGAAGAATTGAACAAATATACTATTAGAGCGTTTGTTCGTGATTTTAACGTGACTTATCGCATTACAAATAAACAGAATGGTGCTGTTTACGATATTGATAAGCCAAACAGTGCTTTTTCAGTTGATGAAGAAGTGGAAAAATTAAAAGTATTATTAGGAGATTAAAATGCGTATTATCCGAAAGAAAGCATTTGAGACAAATTCAAGCTCTTGTCATAGTCTAACTTACGTTAAGTCAAATGATCCAATGTCTTATTTAAAGGCTTGGAAGGATAAAAACCCCAATGTAAAAACTTTAGAGGTTACATTGAAAGGTTATTATAACGATTCATGTGCTTGTTCTGTTAAAGATAAATTAAGCTATATTTTTTCAGACTTAGTGAATCACCGTGAAGATGAAATTGTGGCAAGTGTTGAAGAAGTTGGTGATCCGTTTGCAAATGGTGTTAGTCAAAAATCTATTGATGCTTACTTAACAGGTGCATTTACAGATATTAAACTAAATAAAAACAAACTAAAAAACATGATTGCACAAGATGAAAGAATGTTTAGGTTAGTAAAAATTATGAAAGATTATGCTGGTATTGATTTAACCTTTAAAGTTGGTGGTATTGGTTGGATCGGTGTTGATCACGAATCAGTCGGAACAGGTGCTAGTGTAATGAATTTAACAGATGAAGAAATCATTGAAGTTTTATTCAATGGCAATAACTACTTTGAATTGGGAGCTTGGTAATTATGTCAGATTTAGATATTGGATTAGTAGGGCATTTATTTTTCTTTCTTGCCTTTATTGCATTAGCGTTTAATGGATTTCTAATGGTAGGGAAGTTATATGATATTTGCTTATTCAACTTGGCAACAGGTAAATATATTCGATTTGTGATTGCATTCTGGTTAGGTTTATTTTTCTTGATTGGTGCAATTGGAATTACTATCTTTGCCTTTGGAAATGCTATAGTGCATATTTATAAATTGACAGGAACTGATTTAACTTTATTATCAGATCCTTTAAAATGGGCTTTAAGATTAGGTATGTAATATGTTAAAAGCTTTCAAGTTATTACTAACTTTAGGTGTATGTGGTGGGTGCTATAGTTTGGCTTACTATAACAATCAACCTTTCCTATATTTCCTATCTTTTGTAGCCTTTGTCACTTTCTTTAATTTATTACAAGATTAGGCGTTAGCCTAATCTTACCTTGGAGAAATAAAATGATTTCAGTTAATGGTTATCCTATCCTATATGCCAACTATCCAGCTGGTGAAACAAATATTAACTTTAGCGAAAAAGTATTAAAATCTATTGAGAAGTGTGAAGCTGAAAATAAAGCTGTAAAAGTGGTTTGGAACTATAAAGATGACAGTGAATTTATTCCTTTAGCTTTCATTGCATCAAAATTGAATGATGATTATTCAAGATGTGATAAAGACTTATATATTCCTTACTTACCACACGCAAGAATGGATAGAACAGAAGAAAAAGGTCAATTCCTAAGTGGTGCATATTTCTTGAACTTATTATATTCTTTATGTTTTACTAATATTATTGTTCGCAATTTACATTCAGATAAAATAATTGAAGATTCACAAGTTCATAATGTGTATAATGAAGAAACAATTGGCGAACTTACTAAATCTTTTATCCGTAATGTCTTGAAAGATGACTGGAGATATGTTATTGTATTTCCAGATAAAGGTGCAAAAGAACGTTTTAGCTCACAATTAGATCCTATTTCAAAATATCAGATTATTTGTAATAAGGAACGTGATTTTGCAACAGGTAAAATCAAAGGTCTAACATTTGAAACAAGCGAAGATTTTGTAAGTGGCACTGAAGATTACAATTTAATTATTGTAGATGATATTTGTTCTTATGGTGGCACTTTTGATTTAGCAATAACAGAGATTTCTAAAAAGTATAAATTCAAGGCAGCTTATCTTGTTGTAAGCCACTTAGAAGAAGTTTATACAAAAGGAAAATTAGTGAACAATCCACTATTGAAAGGTATTTATCATGAAAATACAATGGATTGGTCAATTGATAAACCTAATTTTATTGAGGTGAATAATGAGCGTAATTAAAGACTATTCAATCCCTAGCTTGTTGTGTGATTTTTACAAAGTAGGTCATAAAGATCAATATGTAAAAGGCACAACTAAAATCTATTCAACTTGGACTCCACGTTCTAATAAGTATTTTCCAAGAACTGATCGAGTTGTATTATTTGGCTTACAAGGATTTATTAAAAAATATCTTATTGACTATTTTAATGATAACTTCTTTTATCAAGATGAAGATGAAGTAGTTGATCAATATGTTCAATTTGTAAAAGAACATTTAAGCACTGATACAACAGGTGAACATATTCGAGCTTTACATAAACTTGGATATTTACCTATTTCAATTCGTGCGGTAGCTGAAGGTAGCTCAGTTAGTATTCGAGTTCCAATGCTTACAATTGAAAATACACACCCTGATTTTTATTGGGTAACTAACTATCTTGAAACACTATTAAGTACAATGCTATGGCAACCTTGCACAAGTGCTACAATTGCAAGAGAGTATAAACGTATTGCAACTAAGTATGCAAAAGAAACGTGTGATGATTTATTACACATTCCTTTCCAATGCCACGATTTTAGTATGCGTGGTATGTCAAGTTTAGAAAGTGCTGAAATTAGTGGTGCAGGTCATTTAACTAGCTTTATTGGTACTGATACTATCCCAGCTATTAATTATTTGAAAGGTTGGTATGGTAGTAATAGTTTAGTAGGAACAAGTATTCCTGCCACGGAACACAGTGTAATGAGTTCACATGGTTTAAATGAACTAGAAACATTTAGATACTTGATTGAAGATGTTTATCCTACAGGTTTTGTATCAATCGTATCTGATACTTATGATTTTTGGAAGAACGTTACAGAAACTTTACCTGAATTAAGATCTAAAATTATGGCTAGAGATGGTAAAGTTGTGATTAGACCAGATAGTGGGGATCCTGTAAAAATCATTTGTGGAGATCCTAATGCTGAACCAAATACCGCTGAATATGTAGGCTTGATTGAAAGTTTATGGGTAATTTTTGGTGGTAAAGTCAATTCAAAAGGTTATAAAGTATTAGACCCTCATATTGGTGCGATTTATGGTGATTCAATTACTTTAGACCGATTTGAAGAGATTTTAAGACAATTGAAAGCTAAAGGTTTTGCAAGCTCTAATATAGTGGTTGGGGTAGGAAGCTTTACTTACGCCTATAATACACGGGATACATTTGGATTCGCTGTTAAATCTACTTACTCAATTGTGAACGGTGAAGAAAGATTTTTATTCAAAGACCCTAAAACAGACGATGGCACTAAACGTTCACAACGTGGTATGGTAGCTGTTTTAAATAATGGTACTGAATTTAAAGATGGCTTAGGTGTTGTTGGCATTACAGATCTTTACCTTGAAAATGAATTAAGTCTAGTGTTTAATAATGGTGAATTGAAGAAACATTTTATCCTAGATCAAATTCGTGAAAATGTTGATAAAGAGCTTGAATTACAATAAGATTTAAAGTAGAATAAAGGCTAGGTTAGATTATCTAGCCTTTTATTATATGGAGAATAGTTATGTTAGAATTAGATACAACAGGGCAATTTACAAGGTATGAGTATCTTAAAGTAGAAGAATCAGATGAAGGGTTTTGTATAAAGGTATATGTAGATGCCTGTGAAGGTGTTGATTATGATCGTAACTTAATTCATTTTGCAGAAACAACTATTGACAGAGAACAGGCTAAAGAGTTGTTTGAATATTTAAAGGTAAAATTAAATGAAAAAGAAAATTGATCAATTTACAAAAAATTATGTAGAATGGGCTGTTAAACGTAATATTACAAGTGGGTTATCTATGCACTCACAATTTGTCAAATTAGCTGAAGAAGCAAAAGAAATTGCTGAAGGTAGTAAAGAATTATGTAGTGCTATCAAAGATAATGACAAGGAAAAAGTGAAAAAGGCTTGTGATATGATTAAAGACGGTATTGGTGATGTTATCGTAGTAGCTACCATTCTAGCTAAACAGTATCAAGAAAAAGATCCTACTAACGCTGAATTAGTAAGTAGTAGTTTTTTTGCATTGACACAAGTAGAAAAAGATCCTTATGTAGATTTAGTGATGCAAGGTAAAGCTGATACAAATTCAGAGACAGCTTATTTTGTATCTACCCCTATGAATTTACTAACTTCAACTTTACTTATTAACTTAGGCAAGGTTGCAAGTGATGTAGCTCGTGGTCGTAATCCAGTCAATTCTTTGAAACTATTTTGTGCTAATATTGAAGTGATTGCTTCATTTTTACAGCTTGATTTAGTTGAATGTTTGGAGATGGCTTGGAATGAGATTAAGGACAGAAAAGGGCTGGTAGTAGATGGAGTGTTCATCAAGTTTGATGACCTTACAGAAGAACAAAAGGCTTTATTCAATAATCAAAAATAAAGCCCCTAAATCAAGCATACAAGCAATTTTATAGTTAGTTTGATAAATTGTATAGCTGAAATTTACAATGCAATAGAAAGCGATTTACAAACGATTTTAGCTATATTTTTATTTTTAATTTATCTATTGACTTATAAGATAAATGTAGCTAATATACAAAGGCAACAAAAACTAACTATAAGGAGCTTGAAATGAAAACTTTAACTACTAGCCAATATGTTTTGGAGCAAATTGAAAACAATAGATATAATGTTTTCAAAAGACAATATGATATTGGAATTACTACCGCTTATTGTGAAATTGATTTACATGAAGAAGTAGTAAAAGGTTTAGAGAAAAATCCAAATAGTGGTTATTGGGGCAACGTTATTTGTCAATGTGTAAATCAACATGACAAACTATATGAAAAATATAAAGTATAGGTAAAATTATGAAAAACGTATTAATTATTGATGATATAAATTTACATAACCCATTTGCAGACGAAACTAAAAGATTTGTATTGAACGTTGATGAAATTGCGTACATTGAATTAGACTATGAGGAAAATAATTTTATTGTTGATCGAATTGTCTTAAAAGGTACAAAAGGGGTAAATTTCTATGTATTTAAAAGCTTTAAACTATTAGACAAATTAGGTAATTTAGGTGTTAGATATAGTAGGTAAAATTATGGCTAATAATTACAATAGATTTATTAAATTTGATAGCTATGACTTACATTCTTCATCGTTTGAAGTTGTAGTATTAAATATGGCAAGTATTGATAGTGTTGTTCTAAACGGAGCTACAACTAAAGGAATGCGTTTTGATGTAGTTTTTTCAGCTAATCGAAAAGAACCGTATTATGTTCCTGTTGAATTGGAAATAATTAAAAAGTTAGAATTGTTAGGAGATCGAATTTATGAAATTCAAAAACTTAAATGAAGACGATGTAGTATGGACTAATGACTTATACTATGATTTGTTTGAAGGTGGATACCTTGATCCTGAAACCTTTTTAGAAGATAGTGAAGAGGTTGCTAAGGTAAAACAAGCTATTGAAACAGTTAATAAATTTTTAGACGGTGCGATTGATTTAGGGTTGATCGTAGTTGAATAATTAAGGTAAAAAGAAAATGAAAGAAGTACAAGGTTTAAGTTCAGTACAAGTTGAACATAATCTAGCACAATACGGTAACAATAAGCTTACTGTAAAAGAATCAGCTACATTCTTAGAAATGTTTGTTGAATCATTTAAAGATAAGTGGATCTTAATTTTACTTGGTGCATTAGGTATTGAAATGTTATTCAATACAATTAAAACACTATATCCTCAAATTGGTGAAAGTGAGTGGTTAAATAGCTTTAGTATTGCTATCGCTATTTTATTAAGTACAGGATTCGCAACAATCTCTAGTTATAGTGCTGAAAAGAAATTTAATGCACTGAAAGACCAATCAAGCAAAATTCCTTACAAAGTTTATCGGAATGGTAAATTAGTTGAGGTTATGGTTGATGATATTACTTTTTATGATTTAATTTTAGTACAAACAGGTGATAAAATCCCTGTAGATGGTATTTTAATTGATGGTCATTTAAAAGTTGATCAAGCTAGTTTAAACGGTGAATCAGAAGAGGCTAAAAAAGTAGTAGGATCAACAGATAAATTTAAACCAGATGATTTGTTTAGTGAATATAGCGTATTTAGGGGAACAGTTGTTACAGAAGGTGAAGCTATTATTCAGGCTTTAGTTTTAGGTGATAAAACGGTATTAGGTAGCATTAACAGTTCATTACAAGAAGATAAAAAACAATCTCCAAGTAAACATAAACTTGAAAAACTAGCTGATGGTATTGGTGTAATGGGTTATAGTGCTGGTGGATTGTATTTTGTAATCAATATTGTTTTAGGCTACATGGCATTACAATCACAAGGCTTAACTCAAGATTATATGGCTATTGCCTTGTTAGTAATGAAGACTTTAATGTTTGCTGTTACAATCGTTATCATGGCTGTTCCTGAAGGTTTACCTATGATGTTAGCTATGGTTGCTAGTATGAATAGTGGTCGATTATTGAGAGAAAATATCTTAGTGCGTAATCCTGATTCAATTGAGACAGCAGGCTATACTAATATTTTATTTAGTGATAAAACAGGTACATTAACAAATGGCGTATTATCAGTAGTTGATTTTATTGATGGCGAAGGTGGTATCTATCAATCCTTGAATTCAATCAATCCTAAGTTAAAAGAAGGATTTATTTTAGCTATGGGATTGAATAACGATGCTCAGGTTATTGACGGTAAAGCATTAGGATCAAATGGTACTGATAGAGCTTTATTACAATATCTAATTGATAATGATTTATTAGGTGGCGTAGATAAAAGTAGAATTGTTGAAAAAGAGCAATTTACTAGCACTAATAAATATGCAAGCGTTACAACAGACGTAGGTATTAAATATTTGAAAGGTGCTGCCGAAGTATTGTTAGCTAATTCAACCCATTTTGTCAAAGATGGTAAAGTAGCAAAATTAACTCAAAAACACATTGATAAGTTAAATGAAATTAGCGTAGAGCAAGCCAATCGTTCAATGCGTTTATTAGCATTACAATATCAAACAGACGAACAAAAAGTATTGATTGGTTTAGTTTGTATTCGTGATAATATGCGTGATGGAATGGCTGATACAATTAAAGAATTAAATCAAGCTGGTGTTCAGGTTGTAATGGTTACAGGGGATAGAAAAGAAACCGCTATTGCTATCGCTAAAGAATGTGGCATTATTCAATCAGAAAACGATGTAGCTTTAACTCACGATGAGTTAGCTCAATTATCTGATCAAGAAGTGAAAAACTTAATGCACCGATTGAAAGTTGTAAGTCGTGCTTTACCTATGGATAAAAAGCGTTTAGTTGATTTAGCTCATGACTTAGGTATGGTAGGCAGTATGACGGGAGATGGCTCAAATGATGCTAGTGCGTTGAAATCATCTGATGTTGGTTTTAGTATGGGCGATGGTACACAAGTAGCTCAAGAGGCAAGTGATGTTGTTATCGTAAATAATAGTTTAAGTAGTATTGAAAAAGCTATCTTAAATGGTCGTACAATGACAAAATCAGTACAGAAATTTATTATCTTCCAATTGACTGTAAACGTGGCAACAATTCTAACTTCAATTATTGCTCCGTTAGTTGGATTCCACGAACCGTTTACTATTGTACAGGTATTATGGATCAACTTAATTATGGATACGTTAGCAGCATTGGCATTTGGAGGTGAACCAACTGATAAAGCTTACTTGAAAGAAAAACCAATTGCAAGAAATGAAAGCTTAGTTACAGGCTATATGAAATCAAATATTGCTGTAAGTGCATTATTTATTGCTTTAGGTGTGTTAGGCATTTGGTTAAATGTATTTGGATTGCACGATTTAATCTCTGACCAATCTGAACCTGTAGTACGAACCTTTATCTTTACTTTCTTTATTTACGCTGTTATTTTCAATGGCTTTAATACTAGAAATAAAGGATTTAATGTACTGAAAGATATTACCAAAAACCCTAAATTCTTAGTAGTAATGGTAGGTATTGGTATTGCACAATCATTAATTATTCAATATGGTGGTGCTATTTTCTCAACTGTACAAATGAATTTACATGACTTCTTGTTAGCATTAGGTTTAGCATTCCTAATCGTTCCAATTGATATGATTAGAAAAGTGTTTGTTAAGTAATAAATTAAGCTAGGTAGAAATACCTAGCTTTTTTTTGCATTTAAGTATTGACAAAGTAAATATTTTGTCTTTATAATTGCAACTGTTAAATTGTTACAAAGGAGTTTCTTATGTATCAACATAAAAGAGGGAAAATTAAAGAATCAGCAATTAAAGCGTTAGTTACTGATCCTTTATTTACAAGTAAGATTGAAAAGCCAAAGAAAGGTAAAGGATCTTATTCAAGAAAAAACAATAAAAAATCTGAAGGTTGGGAGGTTTAATGAATAATTTAATTAAAGCTATCAATTTATTGAGAACTAGCCAATCAGTTATAAAAGAATATACTCAAGGTGGGTGTTGGAATTTTGCTGAGGCATTAAGACTATTACATAAACACAAAGATGGTGTAGTAGTTTATGACCAAATTGAAGGTCACGCTTATTATACTTATGATTGGGAACACTTTTTTGATATTAATGGCGAACACAAGATTGATAAAGCTGAATCAAGTAAGTTTATGTATGGTGAAGATTTAGACTTTATTAAACCTTGGGAATGGTGCAATGGTATAAGTAATAGCGGAAACTGGGAACTAAGCATTATAGATAGTGATGGGGTTATTAAAAATTTAATCACATTCAATAGTTATGAATCAATGAAATTCTTTTTTGAAAAAATTGATAAAAATGTATTTGACAGTTTTAATGTGTTCTTGTATGATCACAAACGAGATAAATTAGTAGTTTGCACTGACAATGAAAGTTGGCGTAAATTATAATTTAAGGCGTACACAAGAAATTGTGTAAAATGTTAGTATGGCAATAGCTATTTAATTTAAGAAAATCAAAGGAAAACAAAATGAAGAAAACTTTATTAGCAACTTTTATTATTGCAATGGCTTCTACAGCTTATGCAACAACTACAGGTAGAACACTATCCACCGAACCGTTTGTGGTAGATGGTTATACTCCTGATACACGTTCATCTGAAGCTAAGGAAACTTATGCTAACCGAGTTACTAAATCAGACGTTGAAGGTAATAATCATTCTGTTATGGGTCAAGATAATACCGTTCTTGCAGAACACGGTAGCTCAAGTAACTTTGGTAACCAAAACGTAATTGGTGCAAATGCTAAAGATGGTAATATCTTTGGTGATGGTTCAAGTATCACTGGTTTACAAGCTCAAGCTTATGGTGACAACAACCACTTAAAAGGCGAACAAAACTCTGCCTTTGGTATGAACAACGTTGTAACTGGTGACCATACCCATGCTATTGGTGGTGGTAATAACATTACTGGAGATCAATCATTAGCTACAGGTCATTATAATTTAATTACAGGTGCTAATGCTGTAGCTATTGGTTACGATAATAAAGCACTTAAAGATGATACAACTGTAGTTGGTTCTGGTGCAAAAGCTGATGGGTTAAATGCAAGTGCATTTGGCTCAAAAGCAACAGCAACAGGTGAATCTTCTTTAGCAATGGGTACAGGTGCTAATGCTACCGCTGATTCAACAGTAGCAATTGGTAATGATTCAAATGCAACAGGTAAATCATCTGTAGCAGTCGGTGAATCTACCAATGCAACAGGTGTATTTAGTACAGCACTTGGTGATAGTGCTACAGCAACAGGAAATCGTACTGTAGCAATTTCTGTAGATTCTGTAGCTAAAGGTGATGAATCAATCGCTATTGGTGCAGCTAGTAAAACAGATGAAGGTGTTCGTACAATTGCAATTGGTGCTAAAACAGAGGCACAAGGTGAATCAGCTACAGTAATTGGTAGTCATTCAACAGGTAAAATTCGATCTACTGTAATTGGTGCTGAGGCAAATGCTGAAGTTCGTAGTTTTGCTGGTGCATATCAAGCTAACGCAACAGGTCAATCTAGTGTTGCTTTAGGTGATAATGCTAATGCTACACATGATAATTCAGTAGCTTTAGGATCACAATCAGTATCTAAAATTGAAAAGCAAGTTACTACAGCAACAGTAGGTACAAATACATATAATGGTTTTGCTGGTACTAACCCAATTGCAACAGTATCGGTAGGTGCTGAAGGTAAAGAACGACAAATTGTAAACGTAGGTGCAGGTGAAATCAGTGCAACTTCTACAGATGCGATAAATGGTTCTCAATTATATGCGGTAGCAAGTAAAATCGGTGAATCAGTTAAAGTTCCTGTAGTTGAACAAGGTAAAAATGTAACAGTGGATGTATCTACTAATGCAAATGGTCAAACGGTTTATACAGTAAACGCTAAAGACCAAAAAGATTATACCCCTGAAATTTTAGCTAATACAAAACTTATCAAAGAAAATTCAGATAAGATTGCAACTAATACCTCCGATATTCGTAGTGCTGAAAAATTGATTGATGCTAATGCTAAGAATATTGCTGAAAATACTAAAGCAATTGAAGGCAATACTAACTACATTAAATCAGTAGAAGCTAAACTACCTGAAGTAAAAGCTGGTGATAACACAACAGTAACAACTGAAACTGATGCTAATGGTAAAGTAACTTACACAGTATCAAGCAAGGATTATCAGCCTGAAATTGATAAGGTAGATGCTAAGGCTGAATCAAATAAAGCTAAAATTGCTGAAGTTGAGAAAGAAGCCAAACGCCATAGTGTTGTTAAGTCAGGAAAACATACTACAGTTGAAAAATCAATCGGTGAAAACGGTGAAGATGTTTACACCGTTAATGCTGACGTAGATCACCTTGCTACTAAAGCTGAAGTGAATGAAGTAAGTAAAGTAGTTACAGGAAATACGAAAGCAATTCAAGAAAATGCTCGTAAGATTGGTAACTTAGACCATAAGATTAATAAAGTTGAGAAAAAAGCTCGTGCTGGTATTGCTAGTGCAATTGCGGTAGCTAATATCCCACAAGTTACAATCCCAGGTAAATCAGCATTAGGTGTAGGTGTTGGTGGTCATCATAATCAACATGCTATCGCTACACGCTATACACGAATGAGTGATAATGGTAAATGGATTATTTCAGGTTCGGTAGGTGTTACCACCCAACGTGAAGTGAATTATGGTGCTGGTGTTACTTATCAATGGTAATAGTTATAGGTAGGCAATATTGCCTACCTTGTATTAAATATAAACTTGGAGAATAAAAATGAAATTATTTAAAACTTTAGTATTAGGCTTATCAATTGCATTAGTAGCAGCTTGTGGTAATTTAAATAAAGTAACTGACGAAGGTACTTTAGCTGATGGTCAAGAACTTGTCTGGCCAGAAATTGAAAAATCAACCTTTAATCACGATGGTTCACAATTTGGTAGCTGGCCTAATTTAGACAATCTAGCAACAGTGGAGGCATCAGGTAAAGATATGAATAAAGATCAATTACAAAATCTTTTAGGGCGACCACACTTTGCAGAAGGTTTATATGGTGTTAGTGAATGGAATTATGTTTTCAATTTTAAAGAAAACGGTGAACATAAAATTTGTCAATATAAGATCTTCTTTGACAAAAATCATAATGCTCAATCTTTCTTTTGGAATCCTGTGAACTGTAAACTAGATGCACAAGTACACGAATTATCTACTGACTTTTTATTTGACTTTAATTCAAGTAAATTATCAGTTCAAGGTAAAGTATATTTAAAAGAATATGTTGAAAAATTATCTAATGCCAAAGCACTAACAATCATTGGCTATACTGATAAATTAGGATCTGATAAATATAACCTAGCACTATCTTCAAAACGTGCAAAAGCGGTGAAAGATTATTTAGTTGCAAATGGTATCAAAGCTGATATTACAACACGTGGTGCAGGAAAAGATAGTAAGCAAGTATCTTGTGATAATTTTAGTAAAGATGAATTGATTGAATGTTTAGCCCCTAATCGTAGGGTAGAAATTATCTCTTATCAATAAGTTTTAGTAATAGGGAAAGTAGAATTTTCTACTTTCCTTTTTTTTTGTATTTTTTTTCAAAAAGGTATTGACAAGATAACAAAAATCCCTATAATGCAAAGTGTAGGTTAGATAGACAACTAAGGAGATTAAAATGTTTACTTTCTATATTTCTTTTCAAGAATCAAAAAACTTCTCAAAATGGAGTTCAGCTATCAAGGTTGAATGTTTAGAAAGTGAAATTGAAGATAAAGTGAAAGAGCTTTATGAATTCAATAAAAAATTCTATCCTAATAGAACTTACGCTTTCATTGGAACAGCGGTAAATGGTACTTTTGATAATATTGAAAATGTTATTTTAGATTACCAAGCTACTATGAACTTTAATGAAGAAAATCCAACTTTAGAACGTTGGAAAGATTATTGGGTGCATTATAATTTTTAAGGTGGTTTATGTCTAGAGGTTATCAATTAAAACCAGATGAAATTTATGATACTATTGACTTGCTATGCAAGGAGTATTATTATAACCCTGAATGGGAAGAACAATATGACAATGACCAAGAATTATGGTGGCGTTATATTGACCAAGACGAAGAATTTCAACAACATTATTAAGGATAAGTTATGTTAGAATTAACAAAAGGACAAGAAGAGGCGTTGTTTAAACGCTTAAAAAATCACCTAGAAACTCACCCTTATGTTATCCGTGAAAATTGGAATGGTAGAACAATTGAAACAAATAAGGTTAGAATTCTATGGTATGCTGGTGGCAAAGGTCATTCATTCTTTATCTTATCAAAAGATTTAAATACTGAAATCAATATCTATGATGGAAAGAATGAATTAGAATACGTAAAAGAATTTGCTCAATATTGCTACAGTTTAATCAAGCTTGGTAACGTAGTTCAAGAAGAAAAGACTGAACAATTTTTAAGTGCATTCTTAGGGGAATAAATTATGGCTTTAAAAATCAAAATGTCAAATGAAGATAAAGACAAATTCTTACATAATTTAACAGAGATTTTAAAAGAAGTTATAAAGACTGAGTATTATCAGACAATTGATTATGATTTTTCTAGAGGATCTAGGGTATATGTCTTTACAATCTTAACGATTGAGTGGTATAGTGGTGATGGTTACAAAATAACTATCACCAATAAAAATGGTCATTATATTGATATTGATCATAAATCGACAGAGGTTCAGTCCTTTGTTTCACTATTATCAGATGCGTGGAATAATCCACCAACAATGAAATATAGCGATGAATTTTTACTTTCATTCTTACAAGGAGAAACAAAATGAAAGAGTTTAATTTAGAAAAAGCATTAAAAGGTGAATATGTTGTATTAAGAAACGGTAATAAGGCTTTAATCCTTAATCAATTACCTAATGATTTAAAGTATGCTAGTGGAACTAATTTATCATATTGTTTGCATGGGTTAGTGTTTAATAAAGAAGGTGAAGTTGTAAGAACTTCAGTTGAATGGACTAAAAGTGGAAAATACTCTACCATGTGTGATACTGAACTTGATATAATCGGAATGTATGAAGAACCACCTGAACGCATTACACTAGAAAATTTACCAAAACCATTTATCCCTAAAGTTGGTGAAACATACTACTTTATTTTTTGGGAAGGTGGTATAGGTAGTGAGGAGTTTATGGGTAGCCACGTAGATTATGATGCTGCTAAAAACGGTGGGTGCTTTAGAACAGAATCAGATGCTTTAGAGTGGGAACGTGCTTTACAAGAAATTATGAAAAACTAATTAAGGAAACAAAATGAGAACACTATTACTTTTACGTGGGGCAATGGGGTCTGGTAAATCAACTTTTATTAAAGAAAATGGTTTAGAGCCATATACTTTAGAGGCTGATAGATTTAGAACATTAATCTGTAATCCACAATTAAATGAAGAAGGGAATTGGCATATTACACAAAGAAATGATACTCAAGCATGGAATATGTTATTGCAATGTTTAGAAGAACGTATGCAACGTGGGGATTTTACAGTTATTGATGCAACTCATAATAGTCCTAAATTGGTGAAAAAGTATGTTGATTTAGCTGACCATTACAAATATTCAATCTTCTACTATCAACCTGAAACCACTTTAGAAGAATGTATTGAACGTAATGCTAAACGTGACCAATATAAATTTGTCCCTGTTGAAGCTATTAAACGTGCTTATACTTTAATTCAAAATGTGGATTTGCCAAGTCGATTTAAACGTATTTATTCTTTATCAGAAATTGATAATTTTTATATTCCTGATATTACTGAACAATATGAACAAGTAAAAGTGATTGGCGATATTCAAGGGTGTTATACAGTTTTAAAAGATGCTATCGGTGAAATCGATCCTAAAACCTTGTATGTATTTGTAGGTGATTATCTAGATCGTGGCATTGAAAATAAAGAAGTGTTAGATTACATTTTATCTATCCAATCTTTACCTAACGTAGTTCAGTTAGAAGGAAACCATGAGGCACATTTAATCAATTGGGCTAAAGGTTTAGAAGTTAAATCAAAATACTTCTTGCGAAATACTTTACCTGAACTTGTAAAAGGATTAGATGAAGAACAAGTAGTAGAATTGAAAAAGTCAATTCGTAAATGGTGGAAACAAGTTAGACAATGTTATGCTTTCAAATTCCATAATCAAAAATACTTGGTTACACATGGTGGCTTGACTAGCGTTCCAAAATTGACCTATATCTCAACTGAACAAATGGTGAAAGGTGTAGGCAATTATGAAACTAATGTAGGTGAATTATATCAAGACAACTACTTACAAGGTAAATGTCAAGATTTCATTCAATTACACGGTCATAGAGGCGTTGAAAGTAGCGATTATTCTTATTGTCTAGAAAGTGAAGTAGAGTTTGGTGGTCATTTATCTATTGGCTTAATTCAACCAAATAAACCTGTTGAAATTTTGCAATATCAAAATACAGTATTTAAAGTATTGAAAGCTGAAGAACAACGAGGCGATGAATTAGATCATAGAACAGTAGAAAATGAACAAGTGAATAAAATGTTATCAAGTCGTTTAGTTAAATCTAAGGCTTGTGATCATAATTTAATCTCTATTAATTTTAGTCGTATGGCGTTTAAAAAGAAAGCGTGGAATGATATGACAATTAAAGCTAGAGGTTTATTTGTTGATAAAGTTAGTGGTGAAGTTAAATTGCGTAGCTTCGAAAAATTTTTTAATTATGGTGGCGAAGTAGAAGCTACTACTAAACGCTCATTACAAGCTAACTTAAAATTCCCTGTTAAATTATGGTTAAAAGAAAATGGTTATTTGGGCATTTTATCAATCATTGATGGTGAGTTTGTTTTTGCTACTAAATCTGTTACAAGTAGTGAATATGTAGAGTGGTTTAAAGACCTGTTTTATAGTCAAGTAGCACCTGAAGATATTTGGCTAATCAAACAATTTATTACTGATAATAATTGTAGTTTAGTGTTTGAGGTTATTACAAAGCATGATCCTCATATTATTAAATACAATAGAGATGAATTAGTCTTATTACAAGCCATTAAAAACCAACTTGAATATGAAACAGTTGATTATATTAATTTGGTGCTATCTACTAATTTAGTATCTAAAGAATTATTTACTGTTGCTGACAATTGGGAAGAACTTGAAAAATGGTTCAACCAAGCTGATAAAAGTCAAATTGAAGGTTATGTAATTGAAGATCAAACAGGCTTTATGTTCAAGTATAAAGGCAAATATTACTCAGATTGGAAACGTAGAAGAGGATTAGCTGATTTATATAAACGCACTTATACCAGTAAATTCCCTTTCGCTAGATGTTTAGATACGCTAGATGTTGAGTTTATGACTTGGCTTACTAAACAACCAATTGAGAAAGTAATTGATAAAGGGATTATTGAATTAAGAGATATGTACTATAATCAATAATCAAATATAACCTACCTAAATCGCTTACTGTTGCATTATTTTAGTGTGGTAGTAGGATTGTTTAGGTAGGTTTTTTATTGCCTGAAATAAGCGTTATATTAAGGATTTTAGGTGTATAATTAAATCTATCTATTATTATCATTATGGTGTATGGAGATAGATTTAGTTTGTTTTATAAGTGCATACACCATAGTGATAGGTTAGATTTATTTACTATTACCTATTGACAATTAAGACCTAAGTAGTTTAGTATGTAGTCAAGTTAGATCTGATTAAGGAGTTATTTTATGGCTTATGAAAATGAAGATAATTTTGTTATCTTGGAAAGAAAAGAATTTAAAGAATATGAAGTGCTATTAATTGTACATTCTGATGGTTTGTATGGAATTAGAATGCTTAAAGATGGTCATGAGCGTTATTATGATACATTTGATTCATTGCGTGAAGGATTAGATTATTTTGATTCAATTGATAGCAAGCGTATTGTTCATGGTTATTTTTCAGCACAAAATAAACACTATTCAAAGGCTGAATTAGAGAAAATTATCAAAGAAGAATATAGTAGAGATATTTTAAATCCTACTTTATTCAGCTTTACAAATAATGCGTTCTTTACACCAGATACAAGAACTTATACTAATAAAATTTATTCAACTAAATCTGATGTAATTTATATTACTTATAGCGATATGAAAGAGGATTTATTCTAATGATAGTAAAAGAGATTGAAGGTCAAGAGCAAGAATTTAGCGAACTTGAAACTCTTGAAACTGAAGAATTTCAAGTTATTGAACCTACTACTATACAAATAAGAGGTAAGCTTTACACTTACCCACTTACACGTACTGTTACTGAAACTGAATAAGGATAAAATTATGCAAGTAAATATTGGAAAGAAGATGGCTACAGTTGAAATTAGCTTGAGAGATATTGGTAATACAGTTTACTTTAGTAATGGACTGACTGGTAATATTGTGTCTATGGTGAACAATACTTTTCCAGACCATCCATTTACAGTTAATGTTAATGGGTGTCTTAGACAATATGACTGTTTTGGGTATCCATTGTTAGACAGCGATCCACTTATTATCAAGGTAGTTTCTAAACCTAAGGAAAAGAAAATCATTCAAATTTCAACTACATTATCACCTGAAACCGAAACAGTATGTGGTACTCATTTTATCACAGCATTATGTGATGATGGTTCTGTTTATGTAACATCAAATAATAAAGAATGGAAAAAACTTCCTCCAATTCCAAAGGATTAAAGTTATGAAAAAGTTATTATGCCTATTATTGGCAAGTTTATCAGTTGGTGTGAATGCTATGGACTCTGAATCTGAATTGTCAAAAGTTCAAGTATTTACATCAGATAATGAATATGGTAAAATTGAAATTAATTCTTATTATATGAGATTCTGTATTGAAGGCATTCAATATATCTCTATGTATAATAGTAAATCATCATTCACTGTAATGGTGAATAAATATGGTAAGCCATTGCGTTGTGAAATTATGAAAGGAAATTAATATGTTTAAATTTTTAAAATCATTGTTTAGTAAATCAACTAAACTTGAAACTGAAACTCATGACGAACCATTGATTATTGAAAAGCTTAATTCATTAGGATATGATGAAGTTAATATTTCAAAATTCTATGATGTTTATTTCAATGATTTTTTGAAAAGAGATGCAATTAAGTATATTGAAAAAGAGATTGAGCGTATCTTTAGCAAGCTAATACTTGATGAAGATTATACTTATAAATTAGTTCAAGTAGATAAACTAAGTTTGTTTGAATCAAAAGAATATTTGACAGATTTAGAGATTAAATGTGGTTTTTCAAATGGTGAACATATTTATCTTATCTTGGCTTTTAAATCCAAACAGTGCAAACAAAAACAATCAGATTACTCTTGGGATCAATTTATCTTAGAGCGTAATTTGGAAACAGGACTTAACTCCCCTTGGACTATGAAAGATTGGATCAAGCAAGATAGAAATTTATTGGTAGCAAAACATAAACACGAATTTACTTTTGAATATGACTTAGACAATTTGAACAGTAAAGATATTATTTTCAAATATTACAAAAAGGCTGGGTACATTCAAGAATTAAAAGAATTAATTAAGCTAGATTTGAAAGATTTAGATAAAATTGAAAGAACACTTATTAGAGTTAGTTTTTCTTCTGTTTCCAAAGTCAAAGTCTTTATTGAATGTGATAAATGGTTGATTAGAAAAGAACTAGTTGAAACAGATAAATTATTAGAGTCTATTATCAAGAAAAATATTAATAGATTAAACGTATCAGAATATTTTGATAGAACACTTGGAACTTTAGAGGACTAATATGGAAAAAGTATATATTGTAGTTATGATTGAAAGTGAGGCTGGTTATGGTAGTAAGATTGATGAAGAGCTATATTTCAAGTCTGAAGCATTGGCGTTACGTTATGTGAAAGAATATAACAAGAAATATAACAATAGCCCTACTGTTCCAAGTTGGTATATTTTGGCTGAATATTATGGTTGTGCAACGGTGGATATGACTGATAAACAATTTACTGAAACGTGGCATTTTAAATAGGTGATAAAATGGAATATATTAGTTCAAAACAAGTAACCCTTAGTGATTTAGATATTGAGGCATTGAAAAAGAATTTAGAGAAAGCAAAGTTTATTGAAGAAGGTTATAAGTATTCCTTAATCTTTGACAATATTTCAATCATTATGTATTCAGGTCATAATGGAATTACTTTTAATATCCGTATCAATCAAGCTAATAATGTTTGGTTTGAAGTATTTGGAAACGATGTAAGTTTAAAAAATTTAATTATCAAAAAGCGTGAACAATCTATCATGGAAAAGAACAAGCATGAATTCACTCAACTTGAAGATTTATTTCAAAAAGATATGGGTTTTGCTATTGACAAGTGAAAAATAGTAAGTTAGTATTAGCTTGAATCAATAAACAAGTAAGGTATCAATTATGAAATACGTTGAAATTAATGATCTAAATATGGGTGAAGTCTTTATCAATCCTGAACAAATCTCTTCATTCGGTTATATCATGTATAATTCAGAATATGATAATCAAGCTACTATTGCTATCAAAATGTCTAACGATGATTTATTTGAAGTGTTGGCTAGTGATTATGATAGTTTTGATGATTTTATTGAGCTTATTTCAGATAACTAAGGATATGTTATGAAAAATGAAGAAGTTAAATTAGTTGATTGCCTGATTAAATTAGGTCAAGGTTTAATTGTAGTATTAAGTGTGATTGGGTTATGTTGGTTATTTTTAGCCTTTAATCCTTAAATTATTAGAGGAAAAATTATGTTAGGAAATACAAATTTAAAATTATCAGAACAGGTTGCAAAATTATTAACTCAAACTATCCCTCAATTTGTTGAAAAGCAATGGGTAGGATTAGTAGTAGGTTTTGTGATTGGTTGGTTATTCTTTTAAGGGGTAATTAGAAATGGCATTAGTGCTAAGATTTTTAGTTACATTCTTTTTTATCTTAGGTGCGGTTGAAGCGTTTCGTTGGCTGTTTTTCAATCGACAAGATAAAGAAGTGAGATCATTTATGAAAAGATGGTCATTATCAATTGGATTAGCTGTATTTATTAGTCTATTGTTAATGCGTTAAGGGGTTTGAAATGAAAAATTAACCGCTCAAGAATTATTAGAGTACGCTTTAAAAAGTGGTAAATCAGTCAGTTTAAAAAATGGAGCAGTTGCTAAGATTGTTGGATATATTAGCTTAACTAATGAATATATTGGCTATGTGGTAGGCATAAGTAGTATTTCATTGAAACAGAAAGCTAAAGCAACTACTTGGACTAAAGAAGGAGTAAATACTGAACTTTCTGATTATAATATCAAAGTTATTTCATCAACTAATGAACTAGCTGAATATGCACTACAAAATAATATTGGTATGACTATTCAAACTCCTTATGGTAGATCAACTGTTAATGTAATTGGTAAGACTAAAGACTCAAGATATATTACAGTTTATCAATCAAATTCAGGATTGATTGCTGAATATGTTAGTGATGATAATTACAGCTTAGATAAAGTTGATTTAGTGCTATAAAATAGGGCTAAATCGTTCACAGTGGCGTTTTTATGATTAAGGCTAGTAATTATATAGGTTAAAATAATAATGCTGCTATGGTCGTTATATTGCGTTTAATTAAGGGTTATTAAAATGGTTGTAGATGATAATAAAGAAGTTAGAGATTACTTGTATCAAGCAATTAAAACAGGGAAACCTGTTCCAACAAAAGGAAAAACTAAGGCATATATCTTGAAACGTTTAGATGATGTTCGCTTATATGTTGGCTATATTCAAGAAGATAATGATAGCAAAAAAGTCTATCCTACTACTTGGAATTATGATGGTGTAGTGATTGATGGTAATTCAAGATATAACTCAGACTTAATTATTTCCTTTCCACACTTAGATGATTTATTAGATTATGCTAGTAAAAATAAGTTATCTATCAAGTTTGAAGATAAACATGGTGTGCCTTATCGTGGTATAGTATTAGCAAAAACTCCTAATGGAAATTATATTATAGGTGATGAAATGGATCGCTTAGTTATCGTGGCATATCTAGATCCTGATAACTCTAATTTCTGTAATGTAAGATTATGTTTGTTTGGAGATGAATAAAATGTTAGTAAAATATAAACAAAATGATAGCTTATATGATTTGACAAATATTGTTAAAATGAAACAAGCTAATGGTGATTGGGTAATGGCTGCCCAATACGAAAATGGTGATGGTCAAGTTTTTGTTCGTGAATTAGGTGATTTTTGTAATAAATTTATAGTAGTAGATGAGCCTGAAGTTAATTTCTTATTTGCACTTGAACATGATTTAAAAATTGAGGTAAATGGTCAAGCTGACCAAATCTATGACCCTATTGGTTTAGACCGTTATAATAATGGTATCATTTCAAAAGATGGTAAAAGTTATGAGATTTTAAACTTGCACGATGAAGATTTGGATTTGGAAGTAAATTGGAAAGGTCTTGACAAGTAATATAGTAGGTGATAGTATGGCTTGGGTTGAAGAGAATGGGATCGATACGTATGATGATGATTATGGTGTAATTTATATCAAGTCATTATTATATGAAACAGAAAAGGCTTATTTATTCCATGACAACTATGGTGATTTTTGGATTGCAAAGAGTATTGTCTATGAGCAAGAAGGAAATAAATTGTATGTGGCTAATTGGTTCAAGCCTACTTATCTAAAAGGTACATATTTCAAAGGTAAAAGAAAATGAAACTAGATCAAATTGAATTATTAAAAGTTGGTGATATTGTAGTTGATAAAGTTAGTGAGGCTGAGTTTGTTGTTACAGGTATTAAAGAAGCTGATAGTCTACCGCTATGCTTACAACTAATCTCTGAAATTAAAGATCCAATTTATTTAAATTATGTAGTTAATGCAGCAAGTATTTATACTAAAAAAGGCGATAAGTACTGGGTTTACTTAAATTGTAACATTGCTTATGGTGATTATTCTTACCGTACTGTTTATACAAATAGACGAATTCTTACTTGTGAGGATTTAGAATTGAAAGAAACAGCACCTTGGATTAAACCAAAAGAACAAGCAAAAGAAGAAGTTGAAACTGAAACCTTTGATTATTTAATTTCTCTCAATGACTTAGTTAAATTATCTGAAAAACGATTGATGGAAGATTTAACTACTATTGACCGAATTATTAAGCAAAAATTTTTAGATAATAGTGAAGTTGCAATTTCCCCTAGCTTATTAAAAAGTAAACCTGAAAATAAATCACTAATTGAAGAAATTAGAGCTAGGGGTTATACAGTCAAAATTAGTGATGGTAATTTAGTGATTAGTGGTTGGTAGTTATGGTTTATGAATTATTAAAAGGTTTGGTATCAGGCTTAACTTTAATAATGGTTATGGGATTAGTGTTATTTGTCTTATATGAATTTGATAAGCGAAAAGGGAAATAGGATAAGGTAAAATTATGAGCGTTACAGATTGGAAAATGCAAGAAGAGTGGAAAAATGAAATCGATGGGAAAAGGCGTATTCAAAATCCTATCTTTAATGAAACTAAACAAAGCGAACCATTAACACCTATTGCAACTTTAAAACAATTGAAAGATAAAAAGTATGATGAGGCTTTAAGAAAGATTGATTTTCATATTAAGTCTAATTTTATGAAATATAATTCGGTCTATATCTATCAAGCCTTACTATCTGATGATGTAGAAATTGAAGATACAGTTTTGCATGAAAAGATTAGACAACAGGGCTATAGTTTAGAGATTGTTTATAGTCTAGCAAATGTAGTTGAAAAGTTAGTTATTTATGGTTGGTAAACAAGGTTGATTTTGTATGAAAACTTCAGAGAAATTGCTACAAAAATTAAAAACTCAATTTCCAAAAGAATGTAGTCACCTTACAAATTTATATCGCTGTTATAGTATTAATGATGGGGTTGGTTTTTGTTGGTCATCTTATGGCAAAGGATCAGTAACAGTATCCAGTTATGATACTATGACTGAATGCCTGAAGAAAGAGCTAATACTAGAACCTGCTAGTTTAAAAAATGGATATGTGTATGGATACGGATATGTAAGTTATATAGTAGGCGTTGTTGATTGATAAGAATAGCTAGGTTTTTTAATCTAGCTATTTTTTTTTATTTTTTTTCAAATTACCTATTGACAAATGATTTCAGATCCCTATAATAAGAACCGTAAAGATTGATAAGCGAATAAGGGGCTTAAAAATGAAACTAGAAAACTTTTTGAAAATGGATGAAGTACAAGAGTTGGCATTTTACGAAGCATTAAAAATGTTACAAGCTAAAAAAGGTTGGAGTAATGAACAAGTGAAACAATACTTACAAAATAGTGAAGAATTGAGAAAAGAATTTTGTAATGTTATGGTCAATTTTGTTATTGGTTTAGCAAATGAGTTAGAAGTGAAATAAGGAGCTTGAAATGATAAACGTAATTAAACACCCTATTCGTGATTGGTTTGCTGGTTGTTATGATGATTTATGGGGTGCTGGTGGTTGTTTAATCACTTGGGAAAAACACAAAGGAATGAGTACACCAATCAAAATTATCAACGGTGAAAAATACGTAATTAGTGGTAAAGCTCATTTATTAGAAGATGATAAAAGTTGGCAAGCGATTGAAGAACAAATTTTATTAAAAGATTATCTTGAATCTAACCTTGTTTTAGATTATGATGATAACGGTTATTGTTTGAAAGAAATTAAATAAGGAAGATGGTATGTTCAATTTAGAATTGCAATGGATACAAAAGTGTGATGTAAATCAAGATACTTTTTATAATGGCGAAGAAGTAGTATGTGTTAAGCCTAACGGTCAAATGTTTAAATTAGCTTACAACGAAGAGAAAGGTTGTTTTGTTGATCGATTAGGAAATGAACACGATTTCAATGATTTTGTAGAATTTTGTGATATGCAAGTTAAGTAAGGTGGTTAATTATGTACGTATCAAATAAAGAAAAATTATTCCAAGCTGTTTCTAATCTTGATTTAGTTAAAATGACAAATTGCTTAGGTAGTGAGTATTTTTGGGATCAATTGCCTAAATTGTTAGAGTGTGGATATGACCAAGATTTCTACAACAATTGGGATGAACGTGGATTAGAAGAAACATTAAATAGCTTATCAGATGGTCTAGATTTACAAACTAAAAACCTACTGAATACAATTGGTGCGTATATTGATGAAGTTGGCTATTAAGGATTGACTATGAAAAATAAACCTATCAACCAATTTAAACAGGCATTAGAACAATATTTCTCAACTTACAAGAGATATTTTGATAGTAAGTTGTATGAGATAGATAGTGGTGGTTGTGGTGAATTTGCTTATCTACTCAAACAACCACTAGAAACGCTAATCAATCATTTTGAATTAGGCGATAAAGTAAAAGTAAGTTATGTGTTTTTAGAAGTTGATAGTAAAGATATTAAAGCTATCAAACAAACTAATAAAAAATGTATCAAGAAATTTACTAAGGCTTGTGAGGTAGATTCTGACTTATATATTTTGAATGATATATTAGGTGATTTTGAATTTAACCACGTAATGATCAAGTTGAAAATTGGGTCGGAGTATTGGTTTATAGGTAGTAGCTCAATTTATAAGTCCTATGATTCGCTAATATTGAATGAGGGTGATATTAGTTTTGTAAGTAGTGATTTTGATTTGCTAGACAAGATGGTTGATACAGATATTTGGAATGATGTGTTTGAATTTTACCAAGATAGAGGTGAGGCTATTGAACGAATTGGAAAGCCACTACAAATTATGGCTAACAATCTAATCAAGAAATTATAACCCTTACTTACCCCTAGTGATTAATTTTGCTAGGGGTATTTTGTTATTTTAGTGTATGAATTAGTTTCAAGTTTATTTAATTTTGTATGAATAAAATAATTGTTGTTTTTGAAAAAAAATTGAAAAAGGTATTGACTTTGATCTGAAAATCCTTAAAATAGGCACTGTAACGAGATGATTGATTTCACAATAAGGAGTGAAAAATGAATAACCAAGAATTGAAAGCAAAACTAATTGAACAAGCAAAAGAAATCCTTCCAAAAGGTTTTGGAATTAGCGTAAGAATTGGAGCTTGTAGTGTATTTACAGTAACTATTAAAAGTCCTTATGCTTTCTCTCACTTAGATAAATTAGATCCTAACAGAATTTGGTTGCAAAGAAATTATGCAAAAAGAATTGAAGATGTAAAACCTATCAATCACTACTATATTGAAGATCATTTCAATCTTGAAAATGAACAAAGTAAGGAATTAGTTGAAGTATTAGAAAAAGTAACAGGAATTTATAATAACCTTACTGCTAAAGATGGTTGGTATGATGAAGCTGATCAACGTTGGGTATCTTTCACCTACTTACACCTTTACTTAAAACCAAGTAAAAAAGCGATTGAAAATGCTGAATATAAAGTAGCTGAATATACTTGGAATGAAAACGAATTAGCGTATAATGTAGTTTGTAAATAATAGTGTTGGTAGGGTTGATTAATATTGACCCTACTTTATTTTACCTTTAAATTAGGAGAATTTATATGGGTAGTTATAATATCAATTGTGGCATTTCTGATTTGCCTGTTGTTGAGGGTGAAGAGGTTTTTGTTATTCCAATTCAACGGTGCGTGGAAGTAGTAAGTGGTAAAGTTATTTCAAGACGGTGTACGGAGGGTAATGATGTTTATATTGATCATCTTGGGTGTTATTCTGATGATTGGTGGAAGCCTTTCAGTTCAGCATTTAAAGCTAAATATACAGGCTACGGTTCATTTATTCCAAATGATTTCGAGGAATTAGAAAAAGGATTATATACTCGCCTAAATGATGATTCAGGTTTTAATAACATTGCAGTCACAGAACAAGGTGCAAATGAATACCATGATTTAGCTTTCAATTGGGCTGAACTTAGTCAGATTGAAAACAAAGAAGAAAAATGGCGTAAGGTTGAAAAATGTATCAATGAAAATCGTGTATTTGTTGAGGAATGTTTTTTCAATCCAACACTAACACAACTTTCATTTTGTGTAATGAAAGCATCAGTTTATGATTTCTTTTTGAAAAATTGTACAAAAGAAAAAGAAGTTGATCCTGTAGATATTTTTCATTATTTTGCTAAACGATTATTGCCTTATTTCTATCAATCAGAATGCAATGATACGTATTCAGAATTGCTTAAATACCAAAAGCAAGAAGTAAAAAGATTGGAGAGTAGATATGATGATTAATGTTTTAGTTTCTACAGTGGCGTTCGGTTTAGTATTGGTATTGGCTTATTCAATCACTAAACATATTTAATAATAAGTGCTAGGTGAAAATTTAATCACCTAGCATTTTTTTTTATTTTTTTTTGAAAATAGTTGTTGACATTGGTTTCAAAATCCCTATAATAAGAATTGTAGGGTGGTTAGTTGATTTGACCACGATTGATAAAAACGGAGTGAGTTATGAATGATGTTTTAATTGGTTTAGGTGTGTTGTCTTTCTTATTATTCGCACCAATCGCTATGGCATTAGTTTTGTTATAATCAAGTAAATAAGGGGTTTAAAATGAACGGTAAATTAAGTCAATGGATTTTAAAATTAGATCTTAACAAAGTATATGAAGATGAATTGCCTGTTGTTTGGAAAAGAAAGGATAATAACAATGACAGAAACTATGAATTGGAATAAAATTTACTTAGGTGAAAAAGAAGTAAATATCCCACCTAGATTCAAATGGGTTGCAATGGATCAAGATGGTTGTTGGTGGGCGTATATTTCAAGACCTTATATTTCCCATGATAAGTTTTGGGGGAATATAAATAGTGAGAAAATTTGGATTGGGTTTATTGATTATAAAGCTCCAGATTGGAAAAAGTCAGTAAGAAAAATTTAATCTACCACCCCCTAGAGAAATTTAGGGGGTTTTTATTGTCCAGGTATATTAATTGAATTAATAATGTTTGTAATTTATATGAATAAAATAATAGTAGAAAAATGTAAAAAAGTGTGATTTGGATATTGACATTAGGTCTAGGGTTGCTATAATGACCCCGTAAGTTAGTTAATAGACAAACAAGTAAGGAGTTTAAAATGACTAGTCGTTCTATGATTGGATATGAAAAAGAAGATGGTTTAATTGTTTTTGTATATTGCCACGAACTAGGTTATCCAAACTATCAATTAAGTTTATTGATCAGTGAATATATGGATCGTAATAAAGTGATTGATTTAGTTGCAAAAGGATCAATGCGTGAATTAAAAGAGAACATTAATGAGATTAGTTTTTTCAATCAGGGTTATGTTAGCGTATGTTATAGTGCTTGTAAGAAAGGTGATTATATTCAAGCGATGAATGAATCAGGTTGTAATTATTGCTACTACTTAGGATTAGATGGTAAATGGCACTATGGATTGAGTTCATTAGGTCAAGATATTACTAAACCTGAAAGCCTACCAAAAGAAATTAAAAATAAATTTGAAAAAATTTAAAAATAGATATTGACAAGTATTTAAAAATCCCTATAATGGGAACTGTTGAAAGGGTTGATAAGATTTTCAACCCTAACTAAGAAAATTAAACTAGAAGGAAATTTACTATGGCTACACGCTCATTGATCGGTTTAGAAAATCAAGATGGCTCAATTAATTATGTTTATTGCCATTATGACGGTTATCCTGAATATCAATTAAAAATGTTATTAGAGCATTATCAAGATAAAAACAAAGTGGCTGAACTGATTTCAAACGGTGATTTTAGCCAATTGAAAGAAGAAATTGACCAGATTAGTTTTTATAAAGATAGCCACAATGAAGTAGTTGATATTGGTGTTTGCTTTAGCGATATTGCGTATCAAGCTAAAATGGAAAAACACGGTTGTGATTATTGCTACTATCTAAATAAAGATGGTGAATGGAAATATTTTGAAAATCAATGGTAAGGAGTAAAGTATGAAACCTGTAAATATTGAATATATAATCCGTGATCAAGTTAATGTAAGTGATAATATGAATTGGATTGCCACAGACGAAGAAGGTAGAATGTTTGCTTATGAACATGAACCAATACCAGTTGATTATGATAAAAAAGAAAAAGGTGTTTGGGTTGCTCCAGGTGATTTTGAATATATTAAGCACGTTGGTTACACAAAAAATTGGAAAGATACGTTAATCAAAATTTAAAGATAGAAAATAAAAAAGCTAAGATTTTTATTTTCTATATTGACAATTGGATTTAGATCCTTATAATAAGAATTGAAGGTTAGGCAAGCAAATGAATAGGGAAACAGATTATGAACGCTCAACAAATGATAGCAAAAATTCAAAATACTTTGAAAGTAGGTGAAGAATTAGTGATTAATGTTACTTATGCACGTGGTCGCACTTTAGTTCAGACTTACCTAGTTAGCCTTGAATCTGTAAAATATGTAGGTCATAGATGGGGTGGTTATGGTAATGTTAGAAAAATATATGCTGAAAGAGTTTTAAACTAATAAGGAAAAATTATGAAATTTGTACTATCAAACTCAATGAACAAAGAAAAAGTATTAGCTATTTTAAATGAGTTCGCTAAATTAAGTCAAGAAAGAAAACCTTGCTATCTTGCAATGGATAATGACCACCCATTAAAACAGTTAGTATTTAAGTTCCTAAGAGAAACAGATCTACCTTGGTTACGAAATCAGGTAACGTGCAATAATTGGAGCGAATGGACTACTAACCACCACCATTTCTAAAACAATAAACCCTCATTAAGAGGGTTTTCTTTTATCTAAAATATCCCACAAAACCCACCTAAATCAATCATAGTTGCATTATTATATTAAACTAATACAATCAAACAGAAAGTGCTTGTATGGCGTTTATATTGCGTTTTATTAGGTATAAAAAAAATCCCTATATACTCATGAGGAAAGTATATAGGGAAAACGAGGTTATATGTTTTTGTTTATTATTATAATTCTTCTAATAGAGATTTTAATTTCACTACTTTTTCAATATCTAGAAAACTAACATCTAATTTTCTAAGTATATCTCTTACTTCTTTTTTACATTTCAAATTGTTTAGATAAGCACTCAATTCTTCTTGTGTTTTAAAGAAAGTAATATTAAATTGGTTAAGGTCTTTATAATGAAAGATACCATCGTTTAAAGACATTTTATATTCATTTGATCCACGTTTCAATGTTGCATATTTTCTACCTATAGAATCTACAACGTATTGATCGCTTTTACCCCAATAACTAGTATATCCTATTAACTCATCACCTACTTTTAAATCCTGTAAGAAATGAATGCGATTGATAATACTACCATCAGCCATTAAAATTTTGTCTTTGTTTTCCATTTTTATATCCTTACTTAGTAATTTTGGTGGCGATTATATGCTTTCTTTAAGACATATAAAATATTTTTAAAGATAACGTTAAGATTGATTTTTTCATCAAAACCCTCATTATCTGTTACAAAGAAAATAATATTCTTAGAGAAATTACTATCAACAAAAAACCCACAACTATAACTATGAGTACCAGGCATATTCATCAATTCTTCATAAGTTGGCATAATAAGACCTTTAACACCAAATTCTCGTAATGCGTTTTCATTGAAAGTAAATGATGCAATTTGATCATCATTAATTTCAACAATCGCTTTTTCAAAAGAAATAACAAATTTAATCTCTTCCACATCAGTCATATTGAAAGTAGTATTGTTCAATTTCACCTTATGACCAAACGGAGGTGTGATTCTATTTTGTTGAGTTAGCTTTTCAAACATATTCATAACTTAACTCCTATCTAATTTAAGTTAGTTTTAGTATAAGTCAAGTTTTAGTTTTGTGCAAGTGGTTTTTGTGTTTGATTAAAATTCTTTTATATATTCCTTTACCCTTCAATTTTGGAGTATTTAAATTATCTACAATCTCAAATTGATTGGGGTTATACTTATCTAGGAAACTAATTGGCACACCCATTATACCAGTATAGTCTTTAGGTATAAATTCAGTTCTAGATACTTCAATTGCATCATAATTATCATACTTTGGGTACTCTTCAGGTGTATATAGTGTATGTAAAGCAAGAGGTTTAATCAGTCTATTGTGAAGTATATTAGTTACCCATATAGCGGGTATGTTTTTCATGTTCCCAGTAGACCTTTCAATAAAATCCATACTACCCCAATTTAAAAATCCTGACCATAATTTATTATCCTTAATCAAAGGAAACACTTCTTTATAGGTAACGCAATTTTTATTTGTTATCAAGGAAAAAGAAATATTGTCTCCACCAACTACCCAACTAATAAACTCCCTGAATAACGAAAACGGAGGATTGGTAATAACAAAATCAACACTATCTCTAAACCTTGTAATTTCATCAGATCTAAAACTTCCATCTCCGTCCAGCAAATGATAATGAATATCATTTAGATTTGTAGGGATTGGATCACCTTGTTCTAAAATATAAACTTTCCCTCTTGTTTCGCCTGTAATATCAGGGTTAGCATAGCAAGAACTGATTAAACGTTTTAAGCCTAATTTCTCAAAATTCTGAATAAAGTATAAAGTGAAATTGCTCCACGTTGGATCATCACAAGGACATAATACAGTTTTCCCTTTAAATAGGTCTGGATTATACTCTAAATACCCCCCCCCTATTTCTTTTTCTATATCTTCTAGGAGGGTGTAAAATTCATCATTCTTTTCTTTCTTGGCTTTGTTTAAGTTTGTATTTTTAGCTTTCATTATAATACCTGTTTATTTATACAGTAAATTCAAATTTAATAGGTGGATGATATTGATAGTTTTCTACTACAAAATCATTAGGGTGCATACGGTTTAACACATAATCCCACGTAATTTTTTCTTTTCCTACGTATTTAAATGTTGGTGGATCAAAGGGTGTACGAGATAATTGCTCTTTAACTTGATCTAACTGATTTTCATAAATATGAGCATTAACAATTTTATGATATACGTTACCTTGTTTTTTACCTGATAATTGACAAACTAACCATAATAAAAACCACGCTTGGATCATGTTGAAGTTGCCACCGAGGGGTACGTCTTGAGACCTTTGGGTTGTATTTAAATGTACTGTATCGCCTAATAATGAAAATTGGTGCATAAACATACAAGGTCGTAAACAGCCTAATTCAAAATACATAGGATTCCAAAAGTTCCAAATTAGACCCCTTGTATCATTGTCATTAGTTAGATTATCAACAATATCTTTTAATGTATGACCACTAACTAATTCATCTGATAAGGCTAGTTTTTTATTCTTGACTTTTACTTTATGGATCTGATTTCCAACAGCACCATAAATAAGCCCTAAATCGCCATATTTTTCATTCATAAATTTATGGTTAGGGTTATTAAGCCAATCAGGATTTTGTGCGTTAGCATCCCATGTTTTAACGCCTAATTCATGAAATTGACTAGTTTTAGTATAGCCACGAATATAACCTAGAATCTCACCGATAGCTGCCTTATAATAACTTTTCCTAGTCGTTACAAGTGGAAATTGATCAGAGGTTAATGTTAAGTCGTGATTGATAATAGTAAGGCATTTAGATTTAGTACGTTTATTTTCAACCCATACACCCTCTTTTACAATATGATCTAATAAGTCTAAATATTGTTTCATAATATCACTCCCTTACAATATACATAGTGCAATTATAGTGATCATCTTGCATCTTTCTACAATCGGTGATTTTTATGTATGACCCATTTTCTAATTTAGATACCCTAGGTGTTTTTGTTTTATCTAAATAGGTACATACAATAACTGTGATTGCTACAATACCTAAAGTTAAGATATACGCAAGACTACTATTTGCACTTGATTTTTTAGTTTCTTTTTCTAAATTTAAAGACATAATTTTACCTATTAAATATCAAGTAGTTGTTTGGCATCTTCTACTATATTCTCAAACTTACTTTCAGCGGTTCGTAAGTCTTTATATGTTTCATTAATAAGCACTACTTCAAATTGACCTGAATATGCAACAAGCTCTACTTTATAGCCTGACTTACTACCTTGTGGATTGTATAGCTCAATTAGTTCAGCTTTTAGTTTTTCTGAAATTTTAAATTCGTATAAAGTCATAATGCCACCTACTGTTGTAATTGATATACTTTTTTACCGTCTTCGTTAAATGCAACGTTACAAGGAACTACTTTTCCCTCTTTATCGAGTTGTATGGTTATTCCTAATTTTTCACTAGGTGGATCAACTAAAAGATAAGTAACCCCCTCATAGCAAACAGGTTTAATATATCTATCTGTTCTACTTTGTGGTGTATCGCAAGCTGTAAGGGTTAGTGTTAATAATAAAAGTGCTAATTTCTTCATTTTCTTTTCTACCTATTTTTAGTTATTTAAAAGATCGAACGTTGAATACAATTTTACCTGAACGTGCATCAAAATCAACTGTTCCTTCCAATTTATCACCTTCTTTAAATCCACATTCTTCTAATGCTTCTACATATTTCTTGCCATCAAAGGAAACGGTAACAGATTTTACACGTGGTGTAGTTGCTGTAATAATACTTACATTTTTATCTATGATAACAGCCATAATTTCCTCACTTTTTCTATTGATAAAATGTTACTAGACCATTGCTAGTTGACAGTTCGCCATATAAGCGTTGTTTATTTTTACTAATGCACTCAATACCATTTGCACCTACTGATTTAATAGTAAAATCTTTTACTTTATCAGGGTGAATAATTGCTAATGCACGTTGAAACGAATCTACCAAGTCTTTGAATGAAATAGACTGTGGAATTTGCACTTTAAACGTTTCAACTTCTTTACCTGACTTATTAAATTTACTAGCAAACAAGATCAATTGTGAAAGGCTTGTTGATTCCTTAAATGATTCAGATAAAGACTTCACCGCATCTGTTCTGTAGTCAAAGTCACTTGTTGATTTCTCCGCTTTGTAACCTTTGAAAACAATATCAAAATCTGGTAAATTGCTAGGCACATCAGAATCAGCAAAGTTATAAGACAATGATAAGTGAGGAGTAAACTCAGGATAATCCCAATTTGCACCAGCTGACATAAGCTGATCCCAAGATTGATTAATTTTCTCATTTTCTAAACCTAATACTAAGCAATTTTTATTATCACCAAATAAGTGATAAGCTTTTACTTTTGCTTTTAGTGGGAATTTAAGTTTTAATTTTTTCTTTAGTAGTTTTTCTACATTATCACCTGAATACAGTAAAGTACAATGGAATTCATCAGATACTTCATTTAATCCAATTGACTTACAAAATTCATTTAGTTTTTTGGTTGTTTCATCATCACAAATTAAACGACCATAAGCAATTTCTCTTGACATAATTTTCCTCTGTTTATAGTTTAAAAGCCTATGCTTAATACTAACATAGGCTTTTAGTTATTTCAATAGTTATTGAAAATTATTTTGTTGTTGTGGCTTATCTGTGACCATACATTCAGTAGTAATCATAAGACCTGCGATTGAACTTGCAAATTGAATAGCTGATCTTGTTACTTTAGTTGGGTCTAGGATACCCATTTCTAACATATCACCATATTCACCTGTTAAAGCGTTATAACCATAGTTGTCATGTTCAGCTAATACTTTATTTAAAATAACTGAACCGTCTTCACCAGCATTAATTACAATTTGTTTTAATGGGGCTTGAACCGCTTTAAATACTAACTTAATGCCTAAATCTTGCTCGTTATTATCACCATGTAAAGTAGTTAGTTTTGTACTTGCACGTAATAACGCAACACCACCACCAGCAACAATACCTTCTTCAACAGCTGCCCTAGTTGCACCTAAAGCATCATCAACACGATCTTTTTTCTCTTTCATTTCAAGTTCAGTTGATCCACCTACACGAATTACCGCTACACCTGAAACAAATTTAGCAATACGTTCTTGTAATTTTTCTTTCTCAAAGTCATTAGTTACTTTAGATAGTTGGGTTTTTAATAACTGAACACGTTGCTCCAACTGTTCTTTGTTAGAATTGCCATCAATAATAGTAGTATCTTGTTGTGTTACTACTACACGTTTTGCTTGACCTAGCTGATCTAACGTTGCTTTGTGTAATTCTAATCCAACTTCTTCACTAAATACTACACCACCTGTTACAACAGCTAAGTCTTGCATTAGTTCTGATTTTCTTGTACCAAATCCTGGGGCTTTGATTGCTACTACACGAACTGTACCACGCATATTATTTACTACTAAAGTTGCTAAGGCTTCACCTTCAACATCTTCAGCAATGATTACTAAAGGGCGACCAACTTTTGCTGTTTGTTCAAGTAGTGGAATAAGATCTTGAATATTTGAAATACGTTTATCAGTCATTAAGATAAATGGATTATCAAATTCAGCTACTTGTTTTTCAGGGTCAGTTACGAAATAAGGTGATAAGAAACCACGATCAAATTGCATACCTTCAACTACTTCTAATTCATCTTGTAAGCCTGAACCTTCAGCTACAGTGATAACTCCATCTTTGCCTACTTTTGCCATAGCTTCAGAAATTAACTTACCAATCTCTTTATCTGAATTAGCTGAAATTGTTGCTACTTGTTCAATTTCTTGTTGTGTTTCGCAAGGTTTAGATAAATTAGCTAATTCTTTCACCACTACTTCAGTAGCTTTATCAATACCACGTTTTAATTCAACAGGATTTAAACCTGTTTCAACTAATTTTACACCTTCTTGAACAATGGCTTGAGCTAGTACCATACTTGTAGTTGTACCATCAGCTACACGATCATTAGCTTTAACAGATACTTCTTTAATCATCTGTACGCCAATATTTTCAAACTTATCTTCTAAGTGGATTTCTTTTGCAACAGAAACACCATCTTTAGTGATAACAGGTGGCATACCTTGTCTATCTAATACTACGTTACGACCTGCTGGACCTAATGTAACTTTAACAGCATTAGCAACTGTATTTACACCTTTTAACATTTTTTGTCGTGCTGATGCACCAAACTCTACTTCTTTAATCATACTTCATTTTCCTATTGTTTAGTTAATTGATTAAATAATACTTTGCCTAATTTTCATTAAGCTTTTTCCTAATTGATTAAGTCCTTGGGTGGATTCTTTAAATATACCTTGTTCAATATAATTTTGTACAACATATTTAGACATACCTACTCCCCAAAAATAATCATAAGGGCTACATTCTACTAAAATATCATCTTTAGTGTCAAGTAATACTTGTTTCATATCTTCGTTATTAAATTTCAGAGATAAACCTAATTCCATTACCCTAACTTTTACATTTTCCCATTTAGCAATATCACCATTTCTTGTACGCCCAAATTCTTTAATCTGTTTCATATAATTGTGAAACCATTCTAAATAAGTTGGGTTTTCTTGAATTTCTTGAGCTGTGATTTTGCCATATAGAAAAGAGTTTAGAAAATTGCTACCTTTTAGACAAGCATTAAGTTTTGCTAGTTCGTTAAGGCAATTCATAGCAATTAGTTTTTGTGTTACATAAAAATGTTCAACAGATAGGTAAGGTTTTCCCAAGTAATAGAAAACACAAGGATAAAAATTTGATAGTGGATCTTTTACACTGTAAAATAATGTATAATTTTTTACTTTGATCATATTAAATTCTCTTTATATGAACTGGTATTCCTTTCTTTGTTGCTAGTTGAATACTGTTTAAAGTTCCTCTAGATTTTAAGTCCCAGAAAGCTAACACACAATCGCTATCGTTGATAATTAACCTATTGCGAATAAATCCAGCTTGTTTACCATATTTATCCCAATTAGGATAATGTATTATCATTTCTTTTCCTGACCATTTAGCCAATAATTCAGCAATTGAATCAGCACCTTTAGCACCACCACTAACAATATGCGTTACTTGATTGTAAAAAGGAAGTGCTTTAAACACTTCCCACGCTTTATCTGAATCTGTAAATGTTCTTGATCCTATAATAGCTAATTTCATTTAAACACCTAAATATTTGCAAACAGCGTTCCAATTAGGGTATTCTTTGCTACCGAATAAAACTAACTCACCTTGGAATTCACCAGCACCATTTTTTCTTCTATCGTCAATCAAATAATCCCCAATGTTCATATTTTTATTATGACTTAAAATCACTCTTTTGTATAAAGGATTTTCCTCACCTTTACCAAAGTATTTTTGAATCCATAATAATTTATCAGACCAAGCACTAGGATTATTCCAAGGAGCTGTTGAAAGAACATAAACTTCATATTTTTCACAAAGAGCTAAAACACTTTCAATAGCACCATTAACTGGTTCCATTAAACTGAAAATGCCCTCAACTTCATCATATCTTCCTTCATATTCAGCTTTTATGTTTTCAGGCAATTGATCAATTCCACTTTGGAAATTAACTAAAACATTATCCATATCAACATAAACTACTTTTTTCATTTTACAGCTCCTTATCTCTTACATTTATATAATACTATAAACCATAACTAAGATCAATAGTATTTTAATGATTTTTAGAATATTTTTTCTTTATAAAAAGATTGAGCTTTTTTAGCAAGCATACCTTGTACATTTTTCCAAGTTAAACCGTTTTCAAGTAATACATCTGATTCTTCTTTAAGAATATCATTCATAACCCATCGGATAAAGTCACCTGTGCTAGTTGGGTCAAGCGGTAAGCCTTGTTCTTTTAAGTAGTCTAAACCTTGATTTAAGCGATTTTCAGTGCAAGAATATTCTACAAATTCAGTAATTTTCTCAATTCGTTCTACATTAACAGGTGCGATAGTTTTTACTTTACTTATTGAGTGTTTTTCACCTTTAACTTTAAAGGCTAAATCTCCATAAGTTTTAACACTATCACCAACTAAACGCCATACAACACCTTCGCCTAATCCTTCAATACCAAAATAAAACTTAGCAAAAGGATCGCATTCCTCAACTGATAGTGTTTTTTCAGCTAACACGTTTGAAGCGTTTGCAAGATTTAATTCACTAAAATTAATTTCAATGTTTTCAATACCTAAATTTCTCATAGTTACTGGAAAAATTCTTAGGTCTTCATTATAAAAATCATCTAAATAGCTAATATCCACAAAGTGTCTATCATAATCTACACCTTCTTTTTCTGATTTAGTATAAAGACAAATTGAGAAAGGTGCAAAGAACTTATCAACTTCTGAAATAGCTACACCTTTTTGAATACCTTGACCTGCCCATTCTCCATAAACTACAACAGCTTTAACGTCTAATCCATTTACAGGAATAAATGTTAAAAGAGTATCAATAAAGCTTTTGACTTTAGGTTGTAAGGCATAGGCAGCAAATCCAGCGTTATCTTTATCAATAGATAAGACATTATTACGAGATTGTGCGTAATAATTCCCTTGGTCATCTAAAACAATTCCAGCATTAGTACCGTGCAATTTTACTGTACCTTGAAAGGTTAAAGTAGTGTTATCTGAATCTTTGTTATTGTAATCATCAGAACGCTTTACTGAACTTACTACTTGTCGAAACTGTTCAATTGATGGGAATGGATAAAATTTTAATTTGTTCATTGTAATTTTCCTATTGTTAGTTATTAATCAACATTAGGAATGTTACTAAAAAAGAAACAGGTTGTCAAGCATTAAATCTTAACAACCTGTAAAGTTTATTTACTAAAAATATAAACACCTTCATCGTTATCTACAAATGTTTTCTTACCGCTTGAACTACCACCAACCCTAGTGATATTTTTCATAGACAAATAGCTACACGGTGTTAATCCTTTAAGAATAGATGCTTGCGTAAATGATTGAACAAGTGGATAGCCTTTGAAATCTTTTACGTTAAAAGCAATTTTACCTGTTGATTTAGTATATTGAATTAAACAATCAATCAAAGGATTAACAAATAATTCAACCCACTGATCATAGTTTGTTGTTCTATACGAATCTTGTTTTTCTAAGTCATTATTACCATAATCTTCTAAGTTAAAGTATGGTGGGCTTGTAAAACAAAAATCAACACAACCTACTAATTTAGGAACTAAATATTGCGATCCTTGTTCAAAAATCATATATCTAAAATTAGGCTTAATAGTCTTAATATCTTCAGCTAATTCTTTTAATTTTGGAATTAAATTAGCATTAACATCAAACCCAATATAATCTAAATCAAGTACCGCACTAGCCAATAACCTAATACCCCAACCACAGCACGGATCTAGATAAATCTTGCAAGGCTTTCAAGATCGAAATGCACTCTTTCAGTGGAAAATTACTAGGCTTACTTGCGTAACCTTTACCTGCCAATCTTAGTGCTGTTTTAAAATCTTTAACTAAATCTTTGCCATCAAATACTTTATCATTAATCTTTGTTTTATTAATAAACATTTGTACAAGTTCATCGCTTGCTAAAGCCTGATTAATTGACCATTTTGTAGTGTAAAAAATAGTATCAGCAGCTACACGTTCAAAATAATAGTTGTAGATATGGTTAGTGTTAGTTTTTCCTTCTAATAAAACACCTTTCAATTGTTTTAATGCAAGTTCTTTATTTTCAGTATAGTAATTTTCTCTAACATACTTAATCTTTTCAGGCTCTAAAACACCGTCAAAATGTTTTGTATCTACAGATTTTCCTAAATATTCAATAATCATTAGTACACCTTTTCCCTTACTGGCAAACTATTTCCAACTACCCAAAATAAAAATTTTGATCCTTTAAATCTTTCGTCATTAAAGATAAACTTATTTGCGTAATCCCAGGCTTTAGATTCATAGATTGGGTCTAAATAAAATCCTTCAGAAATTTTACATTTTAACTTTTTATGATATTTGTAAGTATTATCAACAATAAATGAATGTTTTGAATCAATATCCTTACCTAGAATCTTATGCACAGTGCTATACATATTTATACCTGAAATTTGAATACCAATTACTTTTGCTTTCTTGTTAAATTTCTCAATGCCTTTTAAAATACCACTAAACATAATAGCACTACCACAAGGAACTATAATGTAATCAATATCTTCAGGGATATTTTCAACTTGATTAGCTACACTATTTACAATAGCATCTTCGTTATCATCTAAATTAATTCCAAACTTAATCTGGAAATAAGGTTTTTCTTGTTCACACAAAGACCTAACTTTACTATCTAGGACATTCTGATAGCCAACATTGCAAAGTTCAACCCTAGTAGCGTTATTTATTGCATTTTCTACCATAGGTCTTTTTTCTTTTAGTTTTTCAATAGACTTATTGCCAAATACTAAAATACAGTCTAAACCATATTTCTTAGCTACAGTAGAAATAATAACAGCTTGTGGACTATCTACAGATACACCACTAATCACTGTATTGTTATAATGATCTTTAATATCGACCAAAGAGATCATTTGTCTAACTTTTCCACCACTAATAGGCATATCTTCAAAAGGCATAAATAAATCATCTCTTTTAAAATATATACCATTATATTCTTCAATCGGTGTTAAATCATTTTTATTTGTAATAACCATTTCTTACCCTATTGTATCTAAACTTAAACTAGGTTGATCTTTATATGTTTGTTCAATATAAAACCTAGTATCATCTGTTCTATCTTCGTTTGTAACAATAACACGCATACCATACATATTAATAGGTTCACCAAAGTTAATATTCTGATATTCAGGTTTAAGTTTTAATTGTTGATTAAACTGTGAATAATCTACTTGGTGATGCCATCTGCTAAATTTATAAACTACTTTAGCCACATCTGGGTGCATTTGTTCAAGCATTTTGGATTTTTCTAAAGTTCCTTCGTGCTTATAAAATTCTTCGGTGTTTCCACCTTGCACTTTTTGTGTAGTTGCTTTACCAGCTGTAAAACAGTTAAATTGGATAGTACACCAACCATCTTTCAACGCTCTAAGACTTAAATCAGTATCTTCATTATATCTACCACGCCACCTATAAGGTATATCATTTCTTATAAGTAAGAAAGAGTATATCCTAGTATTTAGCGTATAGCAAGCCCTACATTCATTTGATTTTAAGAACATAGTATAATTTAAACCAGCTATTGCAATGTTTTCATAGCGTTCTACAAAATCTTCGTAAGCATTAAAGAAAGCACCTGTTCTACACTTAATTTTTCTATTATTGAAAAAGTAGTGAAATCCTTCAGTTGTATTATCATCAAAAACCCAATGATACTTGTAACCATAACTAATACTATGATCCCATGCAAAATTACGTGCTGCCCCTGGTCCTTTAGATTTAGTGTCTCCAAGGTCATCAAAAGTATCATATTCTTCTTGATATTTAGGATCAAGAACTAATAATCTACAATAGATTGGATCAACGTGCTTTTTATAATCTTCATATTGACTTTGCTCTACAATTACAAAGTGGGGAACTTCCATTTGTGCTAAGAATCTACTTGTATAACATTTATCAGATCTATTCTTACTAACCACATAAATAGGGTAACGTAACTCATATTTTCCACCAACAACACGCCAACTACTTGTCCTACCATAAATTAAACGTGGCATTCTGATAGATTTAGTTTTATCTGAAATAGGCTGATCAAATAAAAAAGCTAAATCATCTGAACTATATTTATTAGTATCAAAATGAAAGTTTATAGTAGCATAAATTTCTTCATCAAAAGAATTGTAGTATGGCATTGAGTTAGATTGCCAAATCTTAATTTTGTCTAAATAATCTTGTGAATACTCAAAAACTTTTGGTGGCTTTTGTCTTTTCTTTTCTTCAAAACTAGAAAAGTCATAATCCTTAGTCATAGGTGATAAATTAATCCCTAATTTTGCATTGAATTCATCTAAGGCTTTCTTAGTATCAAATCGACAAATAATAGTTCTAATCATATATCATACCTTATCTGTAAAAATATCTACCATATAGACAAAAAATGAATCTAAATCTTCATAATCAGGTTTAGGTTTATTTTCATCTAATAAGGGAACATATAGGTTTTCTACGCACCATTTTAAGTTTTCAAAATGTTCAAAAGGAACAGTGTTATAACCTTTCTTACGTCCTTCAATTGCTTTTTCTAAGTTTTTTGCTAAAGTTAAAAAATATTTATTCTTTTCTTTAGCATGGGAAATCAACATATCAGCCAAGATAGGTGGTATCTCTTTTCCATAATCATTCAAGAAACTTAATGCAATTAATCCAGCACTGATAAATTCTTTAGCATCAAACTGAAAATAACCATTTTTTAAGTAGTTTTTCATAATACACCACATTTTGTGCATATAAGTATTATGATCAAATACACGCTTTAAGAATTCACCTAAAATCCAACTTGCACCATCAGTAGGATCACCGCTGTTCAATAAATTGTCAGAATATCTTACAGATTGTACTAAGCTTACATCATTCTTAATTAAAAGTTGTAAAGCCTTTTTCAATTCTAAAAATTGAATATCTAAAGTTTTAGTCTTGAATGTAAAATTAGTTAGGTTGCTTTCAGGGTTTAATGTTAAATATCCATTAATGCCATTGCTAGGAATAAAGATAGCAATTAAATCTGTATCTGAATCTAATGTGCTATAACCTTTTAAATCACTACCTCTTAAGCCTAACCAAATAACCTTGATATTGCGTTCACTTTCAACTTTCTCAATCGTGGTTTTCATCAGCTAAAAACTCCTTAATTTTAGGATTTTGATAATTATCAAAATCAGGGAAATCCCTTTCTAAAATATAACCAGCATAATTAGTATTAATCACATCTTCAATAACTGTACCAATTTCACATAAGCTAGAAGTATCATTGATATAGACAATTTCTGTAATTTTATCTACAATTTCAGAAAGTGCTTTGTATGTTGTAAGTTTAGGGTTTAAGTGCCATAAAATTCTTTGCCCTGTCTCATACTCATTCAAAGACAACTTAATATATTCATATTCATAGGTAACTTTTATTTCAATTGCATTCAACAGTGAACTTCTAATTAAGATTTCTTTCATTTTCTTTCTCCAATTATTTGAATCTACGATTAATGATAATTATACCTGAAAGCCATAGTACAAATAGTACACTATACAAAAAATAGCTTACCAAAGGTAATGAATTATTAGTTACAGGGTTGATAGATAAAATATTAGGATATTCTTCAAAATAAGTTAATCTCCAACCATAATACTTAATTTCAACAGGTTCAGCACTATTTATGTATTGTTGTGCGATTCCTTGTTGATTAGCTGAATCGAATTTAAAGTACCAAGGGAAATCAAATCTAGTATCTTCATTTCGATAGACTTTAATTTTACCACTATCTGTATCTTTTGTAAACAAGAAATAAACATCTCTAACTGGTCCATCAGCTGGGTTTTGTTTTGTGATCACACCGTCTTTATCCATTCTCTTAACTTCCATACCTGTGATCACTGTTTTTTGATAGCTTGGGAAATTAAAATCAATAAACAATGCAACAGATAAAGTGCTTACGGATAGTGCAATTAAAATAATCCACTTATAGATTTTCTTTAACATTATAAACCCCCATCTGTTGAATTTTATCTTCTTTGTCTTTGTTGGCTACTAAACCATAACCATAAACTGTATTTTCGCCTTGGAATAATACAAGGTGGTGTCCATGATAATTACAAGTATAGCATTTTCCAACGCTACAATTTTCTAATACCACGTCTTTAAACTCTCTTTTGACTTGTGTGAATTGAACTACATAATCTAAATCTGAAATAGCTTCATCTTCATAATCCTTAGTCCAATTGTAATAATCAATATCAACATAAGCCAACCCTTCAATCCTTGCTAACCCTCCTAGTTCTTTTTTAATGAATTTAAGGAAATATGGCTCAAGATTAAAAAAGTCTAATTCTGATAATGGAACTTGTTTATAGTTTAGTTTAATAGGTTGTTGTAACATTTTCTTTTCCTTTTGTTTGTGAATTTTGGCTAATTATACACCACAATTTTCTATCTTGCAATAACTTTTGATCAAAAAAGCCCAGCAATTGCTGGGCTTTTATATAACTAAGTTTTATACTTTTTGAATGAATGCAAATCCTACTGGAAAATCGCTTGCTAATACTACCACAGAATAACAACCTTTGCAATCATCATCGTTATTGCCAAAAACAAAATCAATTGTGCCTTGTGTTCCTTTTTCTGTAATTTCTACAATATCATCTTTTCCACCTTTAGAGGTTACTTCACCAAGCTTATCTACAACTTTATTTTCAAATGTAGATAAAGCCAAAGTCTGAACTTTAGCAAACTTTTTATCAGTCCATAAACCATCAACTTTAAATAGTTTGTAGTTTTTAGAACTTAGTGCCTCGTTCATACTGTTAAATTTTTCTTTTAACTCTCTTGCTTTACTCATCTTAGTTTATTCTACCTTAATTCTAATACCACACAATTTTTCATTTATAGTTTTTAAATCAGTTCTATATTCATGTATTTTTGATGTTCTTGGGTGAATATTATCTACCATAAATGAATCAATCTTGCCACCACTTAAAATGATTTTGAAATACTTATCAGGAACAGCCACTCTATTTTGTAGTTTTTCTTCAACTAAACAATGATTGAAAGTAACGCCTGTAATAACAAAAGCTTGACCATTTAAATTAGCTTTAATTCTAGCATAATTCTCAATATTTTTCCACAGTGTCCTATTTAGTTCAGGATTTTGCGGTGTCATATTAGATAATAAAAAGCTTTCAGATATTGTCTCATGATCGTTAGTATCACCAGCTGGTGCCATGTGACCCCTATCATAACCTGACCTATAATAATCTTTCAACGTTGATCTTAATTTAGGTGGTAATCTTAAGTCTGGCCTAAAGTCATTAGTTCTTGGCTCTTTTTGAGATAGATTAGATCTTGTTACATTTTCAGTAACTAAGTAAGGTATTCTATCTAAATCAGAATAATAACTAGTGTAAGCCTTATTGCATAAAACTGTAATATAGTATTCATTGGTAATATCTATTGTCACATTATTATGCTTGATTTCACAAGATTGGTGTTCAATTGCGTGTGTAAATGTTGATACAAAAAAGAGCAATAATGCTCCCATTGCTTTAATAGTTTTCATTATTGCCCCCTAAAGTTATTTAAGTAATTTAAATTTTTCTTTTGATAATGGACTTAAATTATCCCAAACAATACCGCCATTGTTTGCAATTATTTTTAACTTGTCTTTGTTCTTATTCAAGAACTCTTTACCATCTTCTTTTACTTCATAATCTTTAGCACAGTTTTCAGGTTCAAAACCATCCCACTCTGGTAATAAATTATATTTAAAGAAATCATAGAAATCTTGGTTATTTTCTTTTTCTAAACCAGATACTTTATATACTTTGCTACCCTTCCAAATAATAGCATAAATTTTCTTATCTACTTCAACTACTTGAAATTTTTCTTTGACTTTATCAAATCTAAACCCCTCAGAAATAACTCCGCCACGAATTTTAATATCTTCAATAGCTTTTTCTAGGCGTTCATTTAATTGACCTAGTTTAGATTGTTTTTTGTCTTTACTTTCGTTAATTTTTTGTTTTAATTCTGTTGCTTTAGACATAATTTCTTTACCCTTGCTGTGTAACAGTAAAAGTATCTGGGTCGTAATCCCTGTATTCTACTTCTATTGTTAATTCTTTATTTTTTAATGTACTTTTTAAAATTTTAAAATCCCCATAAGTACCTATGACTGATTTTTGTTTTAATTTATTATAAGTAGTTGAATCAACTACAAGAATACCTTTGTTTGGACCAGTAAATTTACTATATGGATCAATTTTAAATTTAGTTGCTTTAATAAAAGCATCAAAATACCACTTTTCATCAGATAAAAACTCAACTATTTTATTTTTATTAGATTCTGTTGCATTAGGTTTACTAGCATCGTCATTATCTTTATCACTTAATAAGTCTTTATCCGTTTTATGAAAACTTAACTTAAAGTACAAATCTTTTGTTCCCCTAGTAAATCTAATCAAATCTTTACCTACTTCAATTTCATCAAAGTTGTATTTATTGATAATGCTTTTTAAATCTTTGGAAATTGTTTTAGACGCTTTTTCAAAACCTTCTTTAGATACTAGAAAATAAACCCCATCTCCTTTCCAAGAATTATAATTTTCAGCCACAGCTATACGAAATGCTTTAGATAAAGTTTTAGCATCTTTATAAGCTTCTTTTTTAGAGGGTGCATTTTCAAAAATTTTAATTTTACTATTTAAAATAGCTCTATCTAAGCGTTCAAAAAATTTAGATAGCTTGGATTTAGTATTTTTATTCTCTACGATTTTTTGTTTTAGTTCTTTCGCTCTTGACATAAAATTTACCTATTCTAATTCTTTTTCTAATTGTTTTCTAGCAATTGACCTTGCTAACAAACCTAGCGTATTTTGTGGTGTATAGCTTTCTAATTTTTCTACACTTTCTACTTGAACAAATTCAAAAGTTCGACCATTTACTCTTGTAAAATAAACACCTACTACTTCACCATAACTTGCTTTTCCTAATTTACCAATTTTCCCTTTACCTGGCCAATCAGCAAAATCATTAGTACCTATCAAGTAAGCATTTTTTCCTTTATCTTGGATAATACATACTGAATCTTGTTCATATCTAATACCCAAGTTTTCAATCTGTTTTACAAATTTTGGATTATCTTTTGCATTTACTACAAAATAAGAGTCTTCGGCTGATTTATAGCGAACACCATCAATAATTTCTTCGTATTGACCCCTAACTTTAGTTACTTCAAAACCTAATGCCTGAAGTTCTCTTAACATTTTAGCTGACCTTGCTTTGTTTTCATCTTTAGTCATTCTATTTTTGCCAATTGGTTCATATTTACCATTTTTAGCAGTTCTGAACGCTGAAATTAAAGCACAGTCATGTTCTTGAGTTTTTGACCAAACCCTAGACAGTGAACTTTCCACTAATTGTTTTTGAAGTTTTTCTTGAACTTTTTTAGCTTTACTTGTCATATTTATTTATCCTTAGCTAGTGCTTTGTCTAGCTGTCTTTCCCAACCGTCTTTTACGGTTTCTGGTACATAATCCATAATTTTCTTCAAGAACCTACTTTCAATATCATCTAAATCTTTTGGAACTTCACCAACTTCTTTTACTACAACATAATCCGCTGACTTGACATAGAAAGGTTTAGTTTCTTTACCAAAGATATTAGTTTTCTTATCACCTGAAACAACACTATCTACTTTTGCTTTGTTGAATGCAAAGATAAATTTACCATCCATAATAGCCCTTAAGTTTCGTGCTGGGTGTAATAAAGCCAAAATTGTATTAGCTACACCTTCGTGTGTCATTGACAAAATTTCTTGTGATACAGTTCTTGACCTTGTAGCATTTTGAGCAATTGCTACTTCTACATCATTTACAACCCATACTACATGAATTTTCAATGGGTCATAACCAAGACTTTTCACTTGCTCAGATATTTTACCTAATTTATCTGGACTTTTCAAGGTCACATCAAAAATTAAATTAGGTTTTCTATCAGGGTGTGCCATAACAATAGAATCAAACATTGTTGATTTAACTTTCTTATCTAAACCAGCCTTATCAATCGCACTGTGTAGAGTAGAAACATCTTTAGGATTTTTTAAGTCTAATTTACTAATATCAATACCTTGTTCTTTTTTAACAACGGATTGAATATAGTCATTAGTCAATGCAAGTTCTTTTAATCTATCAACATCAAATACTTTGCCTTGAATATCTAATAGGTTTTTAAGTACAAATCCCTTGCCACTATTTCCTGATACAAAAATCTGATTGTTTTGTCTTACTACAAAGAAACCTGTAGGAACTGTAAAACAATACATATAATTGTCTTCAAAATCATTTGTAGTATCTAAAATTTGTGTTGTATTTTCAGGTAAAACTCGTTCATTTTTAGAAATACCTTTACCTTTTGAATGAGATACGCCAACACCATATCCAGTGCTTTTATATCCTTCACGTTCATCTGTCCTATAGGTTGTATTTTTACCTAAAGCAGCAAAAACAAACTGAATAAAGTCTGTAGATTCTTTTATAATAGATCCAAATTCACCTAAACCATCTTTCCTACCTTCACGAATAGAAATTGATCCGTCCCAGTGCATTACTTCATCAGCAACAACTTCTAATTGATGAACACTACAATCATACCAATAAGGCTTAAAGTACTTATCACCATCATTGTGTAAGAATGTGAAACGTGTATATTCACCGTCTAAATATTCTCTGTGTTCAATGCCAAGTCTATTAATTAATTCACGAAATCTTTTAATTTTTCGTTCCTTTTTAAAAGACATACGAATACGATATAAACCATTCTGTAATTGTTTCATTACATATCCGTCAGCATAAATAGCAATCCGTAAACGAATTTCATCATCTGTCAAATCTAAACCCTTACCACCAACATAATTAAAAGAAGTAACTAAACTTGCTTTATTTCCTCTTACGGTTTTATTGTGTTGCTCAAGAAGTTCCTTAGTAGTTAAAGTGTAATACTTACCACGTTCTCCTAATAATAAATGCTTATGGTTTTCTGAAGTTGTAAAATTAACTCTACGATTTTTAATTGTATAAAATTTATCTTTTGGTAATTTTACTAATTCAGCTAAATCAGTCAATTCTGCTGATTGGTCTTCTAAATTATACTGTAAAACTTGATCGCCTTCTTCAAAATCTTCAATGTTTTTCCAACCACTACCTGTAAAAAATTCAGTACCTTTTGGATAACAACCTGCCCCGCCAGCTAAAATCACTACATTACCAAACTTATTATCTTTGAAAGTAATAAGCACTTCTTGTAATAATCTAGCTCTAGCATCACCTAAGTTTGATTCAAATAAGTTTTTAGCATTTGACCCTTTTAGCTTTTCTTGTAATTGTTTTGCTAAAGTCATAATATCACCTTATTTAAATGCTTTCAAGACTACTTGTTTATTCACTACATTATAAAACATTTCGCCTTTCTTTGAAATAACTTGGATAGCACTAACACCATTAAAATCACCACCAATTGTAACAGTTTCATCATCAGCACCTAATACTAAATATCCTTCAACTTCGTTTTTGTTTTGGTCTAAAGAATTTTTGCCAACTCTACCTTTATTTAAAGAATATAAAATACTCCAATCAGCACTAGGTCTTTCAATTTTTTCGTGCATTGTTTTAAATTTCTCTTGTAATTCTCTAGCTTTACTCATTTCATTATTCCTCATTAACTTAATTTAACAAATTTATTTTTGTACTCATCACCAAATTTAAAAGTTATACTATGAGAACGATCAAAATAATCAGATTGTGGATCTGAATTATCATAGCCATCTTTTAACGCTTCAACTATAATTTTAGCAAGTGTTTCAGAAATTTTAGCTTTAGGATTGATTTTTGTTCTTAAATCTTCAAGTCTTGTTTTAAGATCATTTTTAGCATTCCCACCTTTAGGGCTAAATTTTAATTGGAACTGTTTATCTAGTTGCTTTTTGTCTAAATTAACGTGTTCTAATTTGACAGCTAAATCATCCCATCTATTTAAAACACCGTTTCCTGCCCTTTTATATTCTTCTAAATCTTTATATGCCATTTCTTTAGCATCTTTAGTAGGTAAAGTGTTCACTGTTACTACAAAATCGTCCCAAGGACTAATAGAATAAGTTGCTTTCCACCCTGTAGGTAAATTATGTTTAAAGAATTCTTTTAATTTTTCAGCATCTTCTTTTGATACATAACCTTCACTAACTTTATTTAAGTTTTCTAAAATTGCCTTAGCTTTAGTTACTTCAGGTTTTTTGTTTAATTTTTCTTTTAATTGTACTACTTTTGACATTTAATTTTCCTCTAATATATTGCAATATACCCTTCATTTTCTTTTTGTAAGTTATTTATGTTTATGGATAAACTGATCTAAGAAGTTCAACGTGTGGTAAATCACGAAATTTCTCGTCTTTCCAATCACCATTCATATTCCAGTCACCACCCCAACGTAAGGCAATGCCTAATTCCTTACCAGCTTGCAAGAAACATTTTGCTACTGTAATAAATGGTTCTACGTTATTCCAATCTACAGGTAAAGGTACAAAATCTACAGCATGACCTGTAATGTGTCTAGAGTTCATGGTTTTACTTAAACCCTTAGCCACTAATTCTTTTTGTCTTGCTACAGTTCTTAATCCTTCTGTAATGGTAAAATCAATTGGAGATAACTCCAACGCACGATACACTACTTTCACAAGGTCAGGGTGTACGCCACGCAAATTATCTAAAGATCGTTTTCCAAATTTAAAATTACTTGCCATAATTTTTAATCCTATATTGTTATTCATTCTTCAACTTAGGATCATTTTCTTTTATAACCTATCTAAATCACTGCCTATTGCATTAAAAATTTAAGCTATAACTTTGTATTGCTTAAACTAAAAATCGCTTGTATGGGCTTTATATTAACGATTTTAGCTATTGTTTAACCCATTTGAGCAATAACTTGATTGTATCCCTACTAAAATTGCTAGGACTTCTTTTTACAAGGCTATTAACAATATTTTCAAGTGTATCATCACTATCTTGTACAAATTCGCTATCAATCACTTTATTCTTATCTGATACCAAACTAATTACAGAGACATCTTGTGTAGTTTTAATTGCGTATTTTCTATCTACTGACCAAAAACTTATTTCCAATTCTTTGTTATCTTTTGGATAAGTAACAAAACAATCCCCAAGCCAAGTATCTTTTTTTGTTTTGATAGCATCTTTTATATCTTGTACTGTATAACCTTCTGAAATATACCTAGATAGTTTTTCATTTAATTTCTTGGCTATGCTCATCTTTATCCTCTTTACCTGTTACTTTATCATAACTAGCTTGACATTCATCAGAGATAGCTTTTAATTTTTCTTTAATTTTAACCGCATTTTCATCACTACTCTCTTTTTCTAATTGATTGATTAAATTATCAACCATAGATTTCGTGCTTAATTGCCAATAGGTAGCCTCTAAGATCTTTTTAGAAACTTTACCTTTTCTATATCGTTCAACTAAATCTTTTGCTCTTGACATTTTTCACTTTACCTAAAACACAAAAAGACCAAGGTTAATTTCCTTGGTCTTAACTTTAATATTTTAACTCAACATACCTACTTTGTACTACTTCAGTAAATAATGCTTTTGCTTTCTTTTCGTTCAAACTTTCAACAGCACTTTCTAACTTATCATTTTCAATAAGCCAACCAATTAAGGTGTTAAATTGTGCTATTTTCTGTTCAGATTCAGATTCTACAACTACTACCCCTTGATATGGGGTGGGCTGTGTATCTGATTGTCTAACTTCATTCTTCATTTTCTTTCACAACCAATTATCGTTGTTTCTTTTGAGCTTTTTGTCGTTCTTTTGCCTGTTTTGCTAATAAAATAAAATAGCTAATATAGGTTGAACCTGGTAATGCTTTCTCTTTAAACGTTGCAAATGCTCTACGTGCTTTACCGCCATCTACTAAATCTTTTTCACCTAAACCTACTGATTTTGCTGTAATGATTTTAAATACTTCTTCAATACTTAAATATACTTCAGTTTTATCAGATTCAGGTAACTGTAAGCCAAAACCACACCAACCTTTTTTATGATCAACAGCGTGTGATAATTTAACGCCATTTTCTTCATAGAAAACTGTTTTAATTTCAATTGGGTTATATGGTTTGCGTGGTTGTTGTTTTTTGTTAAATGGTTTATTTTGTTGTTTAAATTGTTTCATTGTTAAAATACCTTAATTAAGGTTAATCATACCTTGCTAATTAGCAAGAACCAAGTTAAGAAATATCTTTCCTTTCTCATATATAACTAATGCTTTTATTTAAAAAATTTTTAAAAGAATTAGTATAAAAAATAAGCAAACGAACTATTATTTCTTAATTATTTTAAATAATACACCTAGATATTCATACTGTCAAAATATTTCTATCTAAATGATTATTTTTTAGTCAAATTTAGGTAATCCAATTAATGTTGTTTTGTTTGAAATACCTAAATTTAAAGATTGATTCCAATATTGCATCACTTCTTTTGGTGATTCGTTTAATTCTTCAGTAGCCTGTTCAGCACTTGTAAGCCAACCAAACAATCTACCAGCTACTACGTTAAAGTTCAACATAATATCTTTTCTGAATTTTAAATGACAATTTCCATTACGATAAAATTTAGCCTCAAAAGCAATATCCTCTTTTCCTGTTGTCAAATTATTTTCCATAAAGTATAGCTTTTCACCAAATGGAACAGGGTTATTATCATTTTTAAAGTCTTCAGGAATACTAACATTATAACCTAACGATTTTAAGACTATTACAATATCATTTAGTCTATCAAAAATATTATACATTCTAGGCGTTAGCCAACTATTACCTGATACACCTGTTGTAATAATACGATAGTCTAACTTGTAAGGATCTTTGTATTTATTATAACGCCAATCATGGCTATCAAATACCTTTTGATTAGATTTATACTGTAAAATATTTTCTTTATTCGCAAGCATAATATATAAGTCTTTTACTTGATCTTCCATATAATCATTCACTTTAGATATAGCTTTATCTGTAATGAATAGCATATTTCCTACTGTAAAATCAAGTGTGCTAACATTGACAAGCATAGACTTAAATAAGTCTTCACGTTTCTTGCTTGTCAATCTATTTACAATTGGATCATAGAAATTAATAAAGTTTTTCCAATAACCTTGTTTCAATCCACTTAAACGATTCTTTAAGCCTACTTTTAAAGTGTTTAAATCTACGCCCAATTCTTTGAAAATACTGTGATCTAATTTTGCCAAATTGTTATAATTTTCTTGAATTTCTGAAAGGTCTTTATTATACCAATCAGCCAATTCTTGAATAGTATTAGATTTAGCAAAAACTTCTTTGCATTTATCTTTCTTTTCTTGCTCTGTTTCGTTAGTAGATTGGTCAATATCAATACTAAACAAGCCATCAAACCAAGAAGAAAATGGATCGTTTTCAGTATCATTATAACCACGATTACACATTAGAGGATAATCTAACTCTAAAATATCTCTAAAGCTTGAACGATATTCTCTGTAATATTTTTTAAAGCCAACACGTACAATGTTAATTTTGGCTCTAGCTTGTCTATCACCACTTAAAAAATCACCTGAATAAATAATATCAGAACGCATACCACGATCTTTAATCACTGTTGCAATATGGTTATTATTTACCCAACGATCAGGAATAACAAAATAGAATACACTTGCATATCCTTCTTTTAAAATACGCTCTACCCATTGATTAAACTCAGAATAAGGTGGATTACAGAAAATAACATCCATTTGCTTATCCATTAACCCTGTTTGCCAAAAGTCAGTTCCAATGATTGAGATACTATCAGATTTTGCTAAGTTGGATAAATGAACTTGTGCTTTCTCAATGCCAAAATATTTAAATGGTAGATATTTATCATTTACTGATCCATTTTTCTTTTCATAGTTATTTAGATATTGTAATACACGACCATCGCCACAGCCAATATCTAAAAGGCTTTTAAAGTCATCCCATCCATTTTTAACAAAATTCACTTTCTCTAAATCTTGTGCAATAACTTCAATCATTTCATCAGTTGTTGGAAACCATTCTAGGTCTTCATTATTTTGTTTTAGCTGGTCAATTATTGCTAATGTACTTGCTTTACTCATTTGTGTAATCCTTATGCTTTGGTTTGGCTATATCCTACTTTGTATTTGATCTTTTGTCAATAACTTTATCTCCATACACCATAGTGATAATAATACAATTTTTATTCTATATACTATAACTATGGGAGCTACTGGATCAAGATAGATAAGATTTTTAAGTAGTAGTTGATTTCTTTTCTATGTGCATACACCATAGTGATATAATAGTTTTTTAGTTTAATTGCTTAAAAAATAGACAAATAATGAAAATAATACTTGACTTTCGCTAGAAATGTGATCTATAATACTAGAAATTTAGTAAAATAATCTTTAATAAGGGGAGTTTCCTTATGGTAGCTTAGTGAATGGTGTGATATATGACAAAAAGAGAGGAAAAAGGAGTTAATCCTATTTCTAGTGATATTCTTAAACCTTTAATGAAAAATAAAGAATATAAAGGTTTGACAGGGCTTTATGAAAGGCATTTTAACAAAGAATTCGTTGAAATGCAACAATATTATACAAATAGGCAGTTGGTTTTTGTTAAATCAACTGTTATTAAATTACTGCAAACTATTGATATTGTTTCTTATTCTGTAGGTGGTGAAATCGCTATCAATCATTATTGGTTTAGATTGAAAAGTGCGTTAAAGAAAACATTAAAAGGTACAGATATAACTTTAAAATCTTGGTTAGAGAGAAAAGGAATGTTGTTATCTGATAATCATTATATTGTTGATGTTAAATCTATGCACTATAGGACTGGTACACCTAGTTACTTAGTTGAAGAATTGAATAAACTTTATACTAAAAATTTACTAAATAAAGCACAAGATATTAGGCTTGTGGTCGCTACAGAAAAAAGATTAGAAACTAAAGAAAATATTAAAGTTGTCAATAATAACCTAGAAAGATTGGAGAAAAAGAATTATTTTAGTAGAAGCTTTTTCAGTAAATCAGTAGGTCAAAAGGTATTCAAGTCATTAATCAAAGGAATTGATACAGTCGGTTATAATGCTTTAAGTACAGTTGAAAATAAAGCTAAATTAAAAATAGAAAATATCTTATCAAGTAGTCATAAAATTTTGGATAAAGATATTTTAGAGTCTTATGCACCAACACGATTAAGCTATACAGGTAGGATCTATCAAACACACAATCAAGGTACACAAGGATTACCTAAATTGATTAAACAGCGAAATTTAAGGGCTATGCGTAAAGTGTGGGGTAAAGAAAATGTTATCAATTATGATATGCCATCAGCTCAATTAAATGCACTACTCAATATTGCTGAACAAGTAGATTTAGACTTACCTTATTTGAAAGATTATCTAGATAATCCTAATGCAAGAGACCAAATTGCTGAACAATCAGGATTAGATAAAAAAGTAGTAAAATTATTAGTTTTAAGTTATGTATTTGGTGCAAAAAGTCATATTACAAAAAATAACGCACATAAAGATATTTTGCGTGATTTCTATGGAACTTTTACATATAGTTTGAATCAAAGTTATGATAAATTTTTAGAAATTACAAATAATTTAGTATTGGATATAAGAAAGTTCTTGAATCAATCTGTAAATATTGCTAAAATGTTAGGTATAGTAGATTTAGACCAACATAAAGCAAATAATAAAGTAGTTGAGATTGATTTAAGTCTATTAGAAAATGAATCAGGTGCTTTAAGTAAAAGTAAAGTTACCTCATTCTTGTTGCAAGGTAAAGAGCAAGAATTTATATTAGAAGTTATGAATTTACTAGATAACCAAGGCATAGATATTTTAGGCTATGAATTTGATGGTTTAATAGTAGAAGGGGTGATCTCACAAGAATTATTAGATTTAGCCAGAATAAAAACTAATTTCAAACGAGCTAATTTAATATCAAAAGATTTTTGTGATAGGTCGTTAGAAGTGGTTTAATTTATATGAAGTTAAGTTTAATTTTAGCTAGGTCATTGAATAATGTTATTGGTAGCAATAATAAATTGGCTTGGCATAGTGAAACAGACCTTAAATGGTTTCAAGAAAATACAAAAAGAAAAATTTGCATTATGGGGTACAATACTTTCCTTTCAATGAAAGAGTATAAAAAATTCTTTAAGGATCGCTTTGTATTCGTTATTACAAGTAAAGCTGATTATATTAATGAAAATGCTTTATATGTTGATGATGGCAATAGTAGTGAGTTTTATTGGATCACAACTGATTTTGTTAAGGATAAAGAACAGTGCTTAGAACATATTGGTGAACTTATCAGTATGCAAGAAGTATTTGAAAAAGAGCATGGTTTTGATTTTTCTGAAATTATGGTAATTGGTGGTCAATCAATTTATAATCAGTTCTATCATTATTGTTCAAAAATTTACTTAACAACAATCTATAAAAATGTTGTTGGTGATGCTTATTTTACTAAGGATTTAATGGCTGATTGGGAAACAAAATTAATGTATCCTTTTCAGGATAAAAACGGATTAGTAGGTATGATTGAAGTCTATGAAAGACTTGATACGCCAAAGGATTTTGATTAGCTTTATAGTTAGTCAAAATAAGCACTTATACTAGTGCTTAAACTATAGAACTTTGCAAGTTATGTATTGTTCTAATAACTAGAGGAAAATATATGTTAAAAAAGACAATGCTGATCTTAGTTGCATTAGTGGCTAGTCAATTTGCTAGTTCACACCAGCAACATGGAAAGGCTAGTTTTTATCACTATGTTGATTCAAAAGTTAGATTGACAGCGAACGGTGAAAAGTTTGATAGTGGTAAATTAACGGCAGCACATAAGACTTTACCTTTTGGAACTCGTGTTAGAGTTACCAACTTGAAGAACAATAAATCTATTGTTGTTAGGGTAAATGACCGTGGCCCGTTTATAAAAGGTAGGGTAATTGATATTACCAAACATGGAGCTGAAAAACTTGATTTTATTAAATCAGGTGTAGTTCCTGTAAAACTAGAAATAGTTAAACGATAATTACTACCCCTTGAAATATAGGGGTATTTTAAGGAAGTATTATGTATCAAAAGATTAATTGTTCAGAATATAGAAATGTATTTGTTATTGGTGATTTACATGGTTGCTATGATGTACTTATGAAAGCTTTAAAAGAAGAGGGTTTTGATAGGTCAAAAGATTTAGTAGTATGTGTAGGTGATTTAATTGATCGTGGATCTAAGAATTTAGAATGTTTAGGTCTTATGTTAGAAGATTGGTTTGTTACGGTCAAAGGTAATCATGAACAATTAGCTTTAGATGCAATTACTAGACCTAGTTTTTCTACTTTAAATACGTGGGCTTATAATGGTGGTCAATGGTTCTATGATTTAGAAGACCAAGGATTAGCTGAACACTTGATCAATATGACTAAAGATTTGCCTTATGTGATTGAATTAAATTTCCCCAATAATGAAATACATAAAAAGATTGTAGTTTGCCATAGCGATTATCCTGAAGATACTTATGAATATGGGAAACCTGTAGATAAGTTTGATATTTTGTGGTCTCGTGAAAGAATTGATAAAAAATTAAAAACGGTAGTAAAAGGTGCTGATTTATTCATTCATGGTCATACCCCACTAAAAGAAGTATTAAGTTTAGGAAATAGATTATATATTGATACAGGTGCTGTATTTGGTGGTATTCTTACAGTTTTACAAGTTAATGATTAAAGGTTTATATGATTGTAGTAGGAAAAGAAACAAGATCAGTGCATGTTGAAATTAGTAGCAATGAACAGGCTGATGTTGTAAAGCGTTGTGATTTAGATGCGTTAAAAGTAGGTTTAAAAGAACGTATTGAAGAATCTATTTTAAAAAATTTTAACAAAAATAGATCAGAAAGTGAAAAAGCTGAATGGATTAGTACAGATGCTTTAGGTAACTTATGCTTTATGCATGAGCAAGATCATTACCACGGTTCATCTAGAACAGAAATTATTTCACTTTTAGATAAAAAAGATGTTGACAAGCTAGAAAGTTTAAGTAAAATACTAAGTGTTCTTAATTGATAAAGGAAAACTTAGTATGAAACGTACAGTAAAATTTTCAAAAAGCATTTTAGATTTCTTCATTAAACAAGTTAAATCGTTGGAAATGAAAGAAGTGAAAAAGACAATTTATGAATCAAACGCTTTAGTGATTGTAAGCTATAGTAGCTTAACTTTGGTAGCAAATAACACTGAAACCGAAGTTTCTATTAAAGAAAGTTGTGAGTCTGATGGTGAATTTGAATTTTTACTGCCTATCAAAGATATTAAAAAAGTATTGAAAGTCTTTGGTAGCGAATTAGAAATTTCTTTAGACTTTGAAAATCAAAGTGCAAGTATCAATGAAAAATACAGTTGGAATTTAACAAGCTCTAATTTATTTAAGCGTGTTTTAATTGGTGAAAATCAGTTTAAAGCAATTCAATTGAAAGATACAAAAATCTTCAATAAAGTTGTAGCAAGTATGGCTAAAAATGACTATAGAAAAGCACTTTGTGGCTGTTTAATTAAATCTAGCAAGGATAATAAAGAAAGTGAAGTAATTACTACTAATGGTCATTGTTTATCTTATGCTAAAGATAATTGGGGTGGTTTTCTATACGCTGAAGATTTAGAAGTTCTTGTTTCAAGAAGTTTTGTAAATTTCTTTGTAAATAACACTATTGAGCGTGTTGTAGAGTATGGGAACGATATTACAAGTATTCAAATTTTCTTATTTTCAGGTGGCGTTAAAACTAGATTAAACGTTAAAAATGGAAAATATGATACAGTTGAGATTACGTTGATTAGTAAATCTATTGATGAAAGATTTCCAATGTATCAAAGAATCACTAATCAGTTAAAAAATACTTCTAATATTGAATTAGTATTTGATACAAAAGAATACTCTAGTGTGATTGAATATTTTGATGCGGTAAATACTATCAATAAAAAAGAATTCCCTTGGGTGAAATTTGTTATCAACTCTACAAATACCTTAGAATTAAGTGATGTAGATTCTAATAAAGAAACTTTAAAGGTTGAAAATATTACTGATTGTCGTATTGACACAGATCAAAATATCGGTTATTCTTTAAATTACTTACTAGATGTAGCCAAATTGTCTAAAGAACTTAAACTAGATAAATTAGTATTTCAAACTGAACAAGGTTACAAATCAGTTGCAAGATTTAAACTAGGTGATAATCTTGAATACTACCTAATGCCCAATCGCTGTTCAGGTAGAAAATAAATTAAAATAATACTTGCAAGGGTATTAAAATTGTGATAATATACCCTTGCAATTTAAGATTAGTTGATAAAGTGAATTTAATAAAGTTTATTTTTTGAACTAATTTTAGTTCCTAGCAAGTTTAGCATTGCTAGTTAATTTCTTAAAACGTTTTTATCTCTTTGGCTTATGGAGATTGATAAGTAATAAGCCAATTAAGTAGTTTTTGGGTAGGTAGTCCCCGACCCAACCTCCTAAGTTGGTAGCATGATAAAATCGGGAAGGAGCTGAGAGGTTCGATTCCTCCTACTTACGCCAAAGACTATTTGATTTTGTTCTTTGATAATTTTAATGCTCCGTTAGCTCAATCGTATAGAGCAATCGCCTTCTAAGCGATAGGTTACAAGTTAGAATCTTGTACGGAGTGCCAAATTCTATAAGGGATAAGAAGTCACGATATTAGTGATTGTATTGACCGCTTGTTTGTCCAGGACACGGTGCTAGGTTAAATTCCTAGATCTCTTGCCAAATTTTTATAAAGGTCTATTGAAAAATACTATTAGATGCCACAATATAGTTAAGTTACAACCTATTGATAGACCTTTATAAAGATAAACCCCCCTATAGCTCAATCGGCAGAGCAGCTTGCTCATAACAAGAAGGTTACAGGATCATACCTTGTTAGGGGGACCAGATTTAATTAAGGTCATAAGAAGAATTTATATATCAGGCAATTTAGGTATATAAAACACGATGAAAGTAGTTGCCAACCTTATTATAAGGTAATACTTGAATGTGGTTCATTATTATGAAGGTTTATAATAAACTCTTACGCCATTCCCTTAATTATTTATTAAAATTATGAAAATAATGCTTGACACTAAGAGCATTAAATAGTAATATAGAATACGAAAGTTAAGTAAACCCTTTTGTGTATTCAGCATAGCTTAACTTTCAATTGGAGCAAGGCATTGCCCCTACTACCTTGTATAACTTATATTTACAATGAGTTTAAGTGGATTTGATTGTAAAGTTGTTATATTGAGTGTATAATCCACTTAATTAAATTATCTAGTACATGGTTGGTATGTAGGTTTGAGTTTTCCTAATTTTAACCCCTATAATGCTCTTTGCTAGATTATAAATTAGGTTAAATTGTTCGTTATTGTTTGTTTCTATTTTATCATTTAAAAGTAAATGCAAATGATGACTTTTATGAAGAAGATCGCTTAGTTGCTTAATCTCTTCCAAGGTTGGTCTGAAGCCTTGTTACCAAATTTCAGCCCTGTTTAGGCTTTCACAGGGATTGTCAGTAAAGCCACTTTGTAAGTACACTAGTTTTTTTTTATTAACTAACCCGATGTATGGACGTATATTTATTAAACTATCAGGTTCTAGTGTACTTACAAATTCAAGGATCAGTAGCTCAGTTGGTTAGAGCAATCGCCTGTTAAGTGATAGGTCGTAGGTTCAAGTCCTACCTGATCCGCCAATGTTAGCGGTAGCTCAAAGGTAGAGTGTTCTCATTTTAGGTACACGAGAAAGGTGGAGGTTCGATTCCTCTCCGCTAAACCAAATTAAGGGGCTGTAGTTCAGACGGTTAGAATGCTTACCTGTCACGCAAGAGGTCGTGGGTTCGATTCCCATCAGTCCCGCCAAGTTTTTATTATTGTGCCAATAGGTAAATTTGGATAAACACAATATTAAAATGTGATAATTATCCGAAAGGTTAAATTATCTAGGGATGTATGGTTTAAGGTTTTGAAAGGCTTTTACTTTTTGCCCGATAGAATTAAAATGTAAAAGATAGTCCGTTATTTTTTGCTAGTTTTTTGTATTCGGAAAAGAAAACTAGCCCTACTTCTAAAGTTAATTGATAGTTGATTTTAGAAGTAGGAAGAATCCCATAATTGGTATTGGAGCAGATTGCTAATCTGTCGGTCGATTAATTCGGCTTACGAGTTCAAGTCTCGTTTCTTCCGCCATGTTTAAGGTAGGTTGCTAGAGTAGTTAATAGGGAGAATTGCAAATTCTTTATTCATAGGTGCAAGTCCTATACCTATCTCCATTTAAAGTTAAAAAGAAGGAAAATTAAAATGACTCAAATTTCAATCACTCGTGCATTAACTCGTGTAAAAGTTATCGAAAAACAATTAGAACAATTATCTTATGATAAATATGTTCGTTCAGTTCTTGAACAAGACAAAGATAAAAAACAGTCAGAAGATTTTAAATCTGAAAGTAAATCAAACTTTGATAAATTTAATTCATTGTTTGATGAATCTGTAGCTTTACAAAAAGTTATTCGTAAATCAAACGAAGATACTTTAGTTAGAATTTCAGGAAAAGAAATGACTGTATCTGAAGCATTGATTTTAAAATCTTTGATTGAGCATAAACAACAATTGCTATCAAATATTCGTGATCAAAATTCAAATGCAAATAATGAAATTGAAAAAGCTGAAACTCAAATTGAATCTAAAGCTCAATCTTTTGTTCAATCATTAAAAACTGAAAATCAATCACAGATTGATGATGCTATGAAAGTAGGTCGTTTATCCGCTACAAAAGAATTGCGTAAGGTTCGTTTAACAGGCTTAAACGTTGAACAAATTCTTAAAGAAGACCTTGAATTTGTTCAAGAATTTTTAGTAGAAGTTGATTATGTTTTATCTGAATCAAACGCAACAACTTTGATTGAAATTTAATCAGATTTAATTAAAAATGGATAATCGAAGTTGGTTAAATAAAGATCTTTGATACAGAGATAATTGTATGATGAATTTAAGATAAAAGTAATGTAAGTCTATGGTATATAATATAAATAAGACAGTATATTAAAAACCTTAAAGATTAAAGTTTACAGATAATTAAGTTCAAAGTATAAAGTTTAATTGGGCTGATATAGTGATAGTAACTAGCCATTAAAGGTTAAACAGCAAAGTACAAAGATTATTAAATCCCTTACAAAGTAGTTGCGTATGCAAGGTAGCTTTAACCTATACCACACTACAAGGGCTGATTATTTGGTTTTTAGATCCACTAACTATATTCAAGTTAGTGGATTTTTTTTTATTTTATATCTTGACAACTTTATAAAATAAGTGTAATATGTTTTGGAAAGCTAAATATTGTGTTTAGCTAATTTTATAAGGACTAAAAAATGGAACATTTAAATTTTAAGTTATTTGCTGACCCTGTAGAAAGTCAGTTTAATAAAATGGCTAGTAGTAGAGATTGGATTTTATTGCGTGTAAATATTGACCTAGACCAATTATGGCAAGTTTACCAAAATGCTTATCCCGAAGAGATCAATACTATTTTCAGACAACGAAAATATTATGACGGTAATTATGATCGCTATTTTATCAAGCGTTTAGGAAGTGTGATTGGTTATAATACGAAAACACAAGAAATTGAAACTGTTTGGAATGTTGAAGTTCCTGAATATTATCAAACAGTAGCCAATGTTATGAAAGATTATGTTTTATCTTTTATTGAGAAAGGTAAAGTTGAAAGTTATTTTTTAACAACTGAACGTGTAGCAGGTCATCTGTCAAATACAGATAATTATGATCCTACAATTATTTGGGATCACTTTTATGCCAAAATTCCTAGTCAGTATCTAGTTGATAAAAAAGATATTGGTACAGTACTGGGGGATCAAAATACTAATTATACTTTAGCAAAATCTAGTATTGACTTAATTTCTTTAGATAGCTTGGAAACTATTTTAGAATTAATTGATCAAAATAGCCTATATCGTGGTGAAGAGTTTGAATCTTTAGTAAAAAGCTATTTAGACTTTAGAAAAAGTTTAACCAATCTATCACCTACTTTAGTAGATATGAAGTGTTTTGAACTAGGTATCAAAAAAGGTGGTGTTGCAAGATTTAAAAATACTGTAATTGGCACGTTAGCTACTGATTTAAGTGAAGGTGTAGAGTTAGATAAAGCGGTGGCAAGTTTTGAAAGCAAGGTAGCCCCTACAAACTACAAACGTACAACAGCATTAATCACTCCAAAAATGATTAAACAAGCTCAAGAAACATTAGAAGAATTAGGTTATGCTGACTCAATTTATCGTAAATTTGCTACTGATGCTGATATTTCACTTGATGATGTTTTATTTACAGGTGAAGTAAAAACAGCTACTAACGTATTTGAAGAAATGGCTAACGAAACCCAAGTTGATCTTAGAACTTTATCAAAAGTTGAAGAAATTAGCTATACGGATTTTGTAGAAAAAGTATTACCAAAAGCTAAACAAGTAAGCGTTTTGTTTACAGGAAAACAAAAATCTAATCTAGTAAGCTTAATTGCACCTGAACACCCAAGTTCAGCTAATATGTTCAAATGGGATAATAAATTTAGTTGGGCTTACAATGGTGATGTTACTGATTCAATTGCTGAACGTGTTAAAGAGTTTGGTGGCAGCTTAGAGGGTGATTTACGAATTAGTTTAAGTTGGCATTGTGGTGATGACTTAGACTTACACTTAATTGAAGCTGACCAAAATGAAATTTGGTATAGAAATCGTGGTATTGTATCCCGATTAGGTGGTATGCTTGATTTAGATATGAATGGTTTAGATAAGCATGATGACGAAAACCCTGTTGAAAATATTATCTACAAGAAAATGCCTAAAGACGGTGTTTATAAAGTAGTTGTAAATAATTATTCTAAACGATCAACTAAATCAAACGCATTTACAATTCAAGTAAAAGCATTTGACATTACAACCAATTTCAATTATCCTTTAGATACTAAAACGGATCGTAATGTTAATGTAGTAAAAATCCATATCAAAGATGGTGATGTTGTTAAGCTTGAAACACTTAACGATCATATTACTACAACAGGTGGTATTTCAGGTGAAGAAGTGTGGGGAATTACTACAGGATCATTTATTCCTGTAACTAAAATTTTCTACAGTCCTAACTATTGGGGTGAAAATAAAGTAGGTAATAAGCACTTAATTTTTGCTTTAAAAGGTTGTAATTCAACTGATCCGCAACGAGGATTTTTTAATGAGTTCTTGAAAGAAGAACTTATGAAAAATAGGAAAGTGTTTGAAGTTTTAGGTTCTAAAACGAAAGCACAACCTACAAATAATCAAGTATCAGGTTTAGGTTTTAGTTCTACTAAACGTGATGAATTGATTGTAAAAGTACAAGGTGCAATGAATCGCACTTTGAAAGTTAAATTTTAATGGAGAAAGAAAATGAACTTATTTGAAATTGCAAGTCGCAACAAATTACGAGTTCCAACTACAAAAGGTGATCTAACTGTTGAACAATTATGGGATTTACCCTTAAAATCAGCAAACGGTCTTTCTTTAGATAGTATCGCTATTGCATTGAATAAACAATTAGAATCAAAAGCAACTAGTTTTGTAGATGAAGTCCAAGCACCTGAATCTTCAAATACTAAAGTGCTATTTGATATTGTGTTATATATCATTAGCGTTCGTAAAGCTGAAGCAAAACAAGCTCAAGAACAAGCAGCTAAACAATCACAACTTAAATTCTTGAAAGGTTTAAGGGATAGAAAACGTTTAGAAAGCTTTGAGTCGCTTTCAGAAGAAGAAATTAATAAACAAATTGCTGAGTTAGAAAATCAGTAAGTTTAGTAAGCCTAGATAATTTAAACAACAATTTATTAACAAATAATTCATCGTTAAAATAAGAAAAGAAAAGTAGCTTAACAAAAGTAAATCTAGGCTTAGATTAAATTCATATAGGAAAAGAAAATGTTAGAATTAAATTTAACTAAAAAATTAGAAAAAGGTGAAAATGTAGCCTTAGTATTGGAAAAAGGTAAACCTTTAACAACAGTTCGTATGGGTCTAGGTTGGGATGTATCAAATAGTTCAACAGCTTTTGACTTAGATTCCTTAGTTGTCTTATTAGGTGCTGATGGTAAATTTCATTCAACCCCATTAGATTCAGTTGCTTATTTTGGTAACTTGAAACCTTTAAATGGTGCAATCTTACACCACGGAGACAATTTAACAGGCGAAGGTGATGGCGATGACGAAGTTATTGATATTAACCTTGATAAATTACCTGAAACAGTACAAAAAGTAGTTGCTGGTGTAGCTATCTATCAAGCCCCTGAACGTGGTCAAAACTTTGGTCAAGTAAGCAATGCGTTTGCACGTATCTATTTGCCTGACAACTCAAAATTTGTAGTTGATGATAAAGAAGTTCAAGAAATCCGTTACGATTTAACAGAAGATCATTCTGTAAATTATTCAGTTCAAGTAGTTGAAATTTATCGCCACGGTGGGTCTTGGAAAATTAAAGCATTAGACAAAGGTGCTAAAAAAGATTTAGGCGAATTTTTAAACGAATTTTCAAAATAATTGGAGAAATAAAATGGCTCAAGAACCTTTAAAATTAGGTAAAGGTGTAGTAACCCCTTTATCATTAGCAAAACCAATCAACAAAATTAATATTGGCTTAGGTTGGGAAGTATTATCAGGTAATGCGTTAGATTTAGATGTTAGTGCAATCGGTGTTAAATCTACAGGCAAGGTAGAGACTACCGCTGATGTTTGTTTCTATGGTCAATTATCAGCATCAAATGGTGCTATTGTATCAAGTGGTGATGATCGTACTGGTGGTAATTCTGTTGATGGTGACGATGAAACTATCTCAGTAGATTTTACCAAGTTACCCGATTACTTAGAAAGAATTGAAGTATATGTAACAATCCATGAAGCTAAACAACGCAATCACCATTTTGGCTTATTAAATGATGCTTATGCTAAAATTTATAATGCTGAATCAGGTGAAACAATGTTTATCATTGATTTAGATGAAGAAGCGTTTGGAAAACAAGCTATGCATGTTGCTACACTATCTAAAGTAGGTGGCAAATGGAACGTAACCAAAGTAGCTAAACCATTAGATGAAGATTTATTTGTAATCTTACCTAAATATGGCGTTCCTGTAACAGCTTAACTAATTATAAAGGGTAGTGAAAATTACCCTTTTACTTTATGAGGATTTTAAAATGCAAGCATTAAGTTTAAGAAAAGAAGAAGCCCTAGTATTAACTAAGGATAATGGTGAAAATCTAACCAATATTACTTTAGGTTTAGGTTGGAGTACAAGTCGAATTGTTACAGAAAAAGAAGGTGGATTTTTAGGGTTTTTCGCTAAAACAGTAGAAAAAGTAGTCCCAGGTCGATCTATTGATTTAGACTCAAGCGTATTAGTTTTTGATGCTGATAAAAACTGTATTGATAATATTTACTTTGGTCGATTAAATGGTAAAGGTATTAAACATTTAGGTGATGACCGTACAGGTAATGATAAAAAGTCAGCTACTGATAATGAACAAATTTTGATTGATTTATCTAAGGTTGATTCAAGGGCAAAATACCTAGTATTTACTATTAATAGCTTTACAGGTGAAACATTTAAACAAGTAGCTAAATCATATTGTCGTATTTTAGACGGTGATAAAGAAAAAGTGCGTGTTGAATTAGCTGAACAAGGATCTTACACCGCTGTAATTTTAGCTAAAGTTACTAAAGAAAATGGTAAATGGGAAATTAAAAACGTATCAAAAACAGGTAACGCTCGTACCTCAAGTCAATTAATCCCATTAGCTCAATCAATTCTATAAGGGGTTGAATATGAAAACACTGGAAATTGGTGAAAATATTAAGTTAGGTGAATTTGGTCGCACTTTTGTATTATCTACAAATTCAGATAGCTTATACCTAATGAATGGATCAACAGTTGTTGGTCAGATTTATGACGGTATGGTGATTGACCTAAATTCTTACCTTGCTCAAGCTATTAAAAATCTTGAAATCGTTTGTGTACAAGATAAAGTGAAACCTGTTTTTCTTGCTATTTTGAAAGATGAAACACCTATTTGTAAATACACTGTAGATACATTAAAAGTAGGTAGCAAAACTGTTTTAGGTAAGTTCTATTTTTATACAACAAATGAATGGCGTTATCGTGCATTAGATTCAGATGCCACAGAACAGCAAAAACAAAGTATTCAGTATTTCAACAATAGCCAAAATAATCAACGAGAAAGCCTACAACGAACTCAAAGTCAAAGTAATGCAATCGTTCAAGTTCAACAAAATAATGCAACAGGCAGTGATTTAAGGGCATTTAACGATATGTATAGTGGAAATATTGAGTTAAGTAAAATGCAAAGTCAAAATTTACCTGAATCATTAAGAAACTTATATATTGGCTTTGGTTGGAAATCACTTAATACAAAAGCTGGTATTTTTACAAAGATTGTAGCGAATCAGTCATTAGATATTGATTTAGATTTAGCATTATTAACTTTTACTAAAGATGGCTTTGCTGAGGTTATTAATGGTTTTAATACAAGATCTAGCGATAATGCTATTTATCATTATGGTGATAAAACAGAATCTCAAGGCGATTCTGAAATGATTTCTATCAGTTTTCCAGTGTTGAATCCTAAAATTAGCCATATTGCTATTGTGGTAACAAGTGCCAAAGGTCATAAATTTAACTTATTAGAGCAATCTACGTTGAATTTAAGAAACCAAGAAGGAATGTTACCTTTAGTTAGCTATAATCTTCAAAATGGCGAAGAAAAATCTAGTTGTTTAATTGGTATTTTGATTAAGCGTTCTAATTGTTGGGAATTTCAAACAATTGAAGATTATTCAAGAGAAACTAATCCTAGGGATTTAAAAGATTTAACCTTGAACTGGATTAAATTTATTAAGTAAGGTGAGTTATGTGTAAGTTTTATATGTTAAGGTTTATAATTGCCATAACCCTATTAGCTACAATTTTATTAGTATATGGTTGTCAAGGTTTAGAGCCTCAACCTATTTAAAAGGACTTTTATATGTTAATTTTAACAAGAAACAAAGATCAAGAATTTAAAATTGGTGATGATATTACAATCAAGATCTTATCAGTAAATGGTAAACAGGTGAAAATTGGTATCGATGCACCAAAAGATATTAATATTGTAAGAACAGAATTATTAGAGAAAGGTAAAGAAAATGTATAAGGATTTTAAAATTGCCTTATCTGGTGGTCAAGGAAGTGGAAAATCTTCTTTAGCCTTTGCATGGTCAGAAAAACATGGTGTACCACTTTCAAAATCTGTTACTCAAGATATTATGGCTATTTTTGGTTTTCAAAATCATAAGCAAGTTATAAAAGCTGGTGTAACTACACCTGAAGTTGGTATTGAATTTCAAAAAGCATTAGCTACTGAAAAATTGAAAGAATTTGTAGAAACTGAAGGTGGAATTGTTAGCGATAGGGGTTTAATTGATATTTTTACTTACTACGCATTACATAATTCAGCTTTTGCTAAAGAATCTACAAATGAAGAAATGAAAAACATTTTATTAGAATTTGTAAAGCATACTGATTTAATTGTTTTCTTATCACCAAAACTATCTAAAGTAGAAGATAATGGCGTTCGTATAAATAGTTCTGTGTATTATGAAACAGTATCAAGTGTAATGTATTCTACTATGAATTCTATCATTTCTACTTATGATTCTATTGAAGGTATTATTCAAGAATCTTTTAGATTTAAAGATAGTAATATTTCAGCACATATCTCTTTTAGCCCAAGTATGGCTATTTTACATATTGACGAATCAGGTTGTAAAGATGGTATTGCATCTGTAAGCCAAAGGATTGAAGTTATTGAATCAGTTCTTGAGGATTTAGAACGATATAGGGGGAAATAATGTTATTAAAAGTTATTATTGACCAAAATAGGATCACTACTGATAATCGCAATTTACTTACGATTGAAGGCGTTCCACATAGATTATCTAATCAATTTGAAACAGAATATCGTGCAACAATTAAGCCCAATTGGTATAATGATCCATTAAAATTAGAGGATGGTGCAACCTATTGTAAAGTATCTACTACTTACTACTATTCAGATGAGCTTATTGAAGTTTTCAAATTATTGTTGGAATCTGAAAACTTTTATAGTAAAATGACTAGAAAGGGTAATTTCCCAAGAATTACTTATTGGAAAATGATTTCAGATACACAGTATAATGAAGTCGTTAGGGATTTATTTAAGAAAGTAAGGTTGATTCTTAATGAAAAAACAGATTGATAAAGTATATATGGGGATGGCTATATACTTAGCCAAACTATCTAAATCATGGCGTAAGAAAGTAGGTTGTTTGATTGTTGATTATTCAAATGATATACCTAGGATTTTAGCTGAGGGTGTTAATGGAACATTACCTGGTTATTCTAATGAGTGTGAAGATGACAATGGAGTAACGTATGATCATGTTATCCACGCTGAAGTTAATGCTTTGAATAAAGTCAAAGGTTATGATTTAGAAAAATGTACTTTATATGTAACCTTTCAGCCTTGTCAATGTTGCTCAAAGTCTATTGTAAAAAGTGGCATTAAAAGAGTAGTTTATTTAATGGATTATAAAGACCCAAAAGGTATAGAATATATGCTTAATAAAGGTGTTGAAGTAGTTAAATTAAATAACGATTATTTCGCTGATTTAAACTTAGTGGCATTAGACTATTCAGGATATTTAAGAAAGGTTGAAGGGTTAAGTGAGAGTGAAATAGCTAAAAAAGTTAAGCTATCTAGAGATGTTGGAGAGTTTATTTATGATTTCATCAAGTGAAGCTAAAGCATACGCTGATTCATATTATTCTAACCTTGATACAATTACTAAGATTGAATTAGAAGTAAGAAGATTATCAGCAAGTGGTGAGTATTGTTATAATTTTTATAGTCCTGAAATTGTTAAGGCTTATGGAACAAATACGCTTACGCAAGATATGCAAAGAATTCTTTTTGAATTAAAAAAAGCAAGATATGAAATTAAGTTTGATTTTGAAAATCAATATGTAGTGATTATGTGGGGTTAATATGAAAGTAGAGATTTATGGAAAAGAAGGCTGTAAATATTGTCAAAAAGCGTTAGAACACGTTGCTGAGTTGATTAAGCAAAAGAAAGTTACAGAATTCAAATATACTGATATTGTAAAAGAAGGCATTACAGGAAAAGATTTATCTGTAATGCTAAACAAAGAAGTAACAACTGTTCCACAGGTAGTAGTTGATTCCGTTGCTATAGGTGGATATACTGAATTTTACGCTAACTATAATCTTTAATTTATATGGACGAATTTGATCTTAAAAATAGCCTACTTAATATTTATCAACCTAAACCTGAAAGCTTTAAAAAAGGTTTTAAGGAATCTTTTAAAGTTAGGGTGTTTGATCCCACTAAACATAAAAAAGTAGGTGAGAATAAAACACACGAAATGTATAATTGTCCTTATTGTTTTTCAGTAAGGTTAAAGCATGATAATGATGGTAAATTTTATTTTGATAAAGAGAAGAAGATAGGAAGATGTTTTAAGTGCCTAACAGTTGGCGTATTGGCTACTGATAAAGATATTTCTGAACTTGATTTAGATAGAGCCATTTATAGTTTAGATAGCAAATATAAAGAAAGCGAAGAAATAGATCATATTTTCTCAAGTATTCAATATGAAAAAATGTATGATCCAATCGATCAAGAGGCTATTGATTACTTAGACAATCGTTGTCCTCTGTATTCTAGTTTTGCTGATAAGTTAAGATTCAGAATAAGCCCTACAATTGGGGTAACAGTACCAATTCAGTATTGGGGTAAAGATATTTCATACAATTTGCGTTTTTATAAGCCAAATGGTAAAATGAAATATTATATTCCTAATGGTGTAAAATATGTTTACTCACCAAATAATGTATTTTGTGAAAAGGGTAGGTATCAGGAAATAACACTAGTAGAAGGCTATTTTGATGCTATTGGTGCTTTATTAGATGGCTACAAAAACCCTATTGCGTTGTTTGGCTTATCTATTACACCATTACAAATTGAAATGATAAGATCAATTAGTCCTGTAAAAATAAAGATTTATTTGGATGAAGCAAAATTAAGTTGGAACTTGTACTGGAAGATAAAAGATAAATTCCCTACAGTTCAAAAGATTGAAGTAGTTCCAACTAATTATGATCCTGAAGAAAGATTTATGTTTAACTTAAAACGTTGCAAGGCTGAAGATTTACCTAAATTTTTAGAAAAAGTGGAGAAAATATATAATGATGAGTTCTATACCAATAATGACTAGTGAAATAATTGAGGAAACATTAGATAAGCTGTTTCCGAATTTTGCTTATCGAAAATTGCAACGTGAAACGATTTTAAAAGCCTTAAATTATATGCTGATTCAAGGTAAAAAGTATGTAATTGTGGACGGGCCAGTAGGATCAGGAAAATCGTATATCGCCTACATTATTGCTAAAGTCTATAATTATATACTAGGTGAAGAAACACTGTTTTTGACTAAAACTATCTTATTACAGGATCAATATTTAAAAGACTTTAAAGATATTGTCAAGTTAATGGGTGCTGAAAACTATGAATGCTCTGTGGATTACTATGTGCCAATTGTGCCAAAATTAAAACACCATAAAACTTGTAAATATACTAAAAATTCAGGCTGTTGTGAATATGCTAAAGCTAAAGCACAATATCAAAATAGCAAATTAAAATTATTGAACTATGCTTTTTATACTAAAGGAATTGATACATATCAATCATCAGGTTTAGTGATTTGTGATGAGGCTCATAACTTTGAAGAAAGCCTATTATCTATGTTAGGCATGGATTTAGATTTAGTGCAATTTAGGGAGTTATGTTACAAGCATTTAGATAAAGATTTGCAAGAAAGGTTTGATTTACCATTAGACCAAATTAAAAAACTAAGCCCTGTAGATGTTCAAAATTTAGCTAACTTTGCTGGTATTTGTATGTCTATAGTTAGTAAGCAAATTGAAGATATTGAAGATAGTTTAGAGAATTCAAATATAGATACTCAAAGTTTATTGAAAATTTTGGAATATGAACTTGATCCCTTGAAACGTTTACAAGATAATATTTCATACTATGGTTTAAGGTTATTAATTATGGCTCAGTCTGATTTAGATACATTCAGTATTTATTATCAAGAAAAAGATCCTGATGCGAAAAGACCATACTTTCAAATTAAACCTGTATTTATCCCAACAGTTGTTAGGTCTATGATTTTTGGTAAGCCTAAAAATATGATTTTTATGAGTGGTACTGCTGAAAGAATTAAAGATAGTTTGAAATTGCCAGATGAAGAAACAGCAACTATTACTAATCCTTACTTATTCCCTTTGGATAATAGACCATTTTACGCATTTACTAATCTACCAAAATTAAATGTAGATACGTTTGATGAAGTATTTCCAAGATACTGTACAATTACAGATGGTATCATTGAGCAATATCCCGAAGATACTAACGTTATTATTCATTCAGTAAGTTATAAAAATGCTGAATTTTATAAAGAACACTCTAAATTGAAAGATAGGATTTTTATTCCAACTAGTGAGGAAGTTAAAGATTTAACTAACTTAATTAAACCAGGAATGATTGTAGTAAGCCCAAGTATTACTGAAGGTGTAGATTTAGGCGGTGGTTTAGCTAAAGTTCAAATTTTTATGAAATGCCCTTATCCTTATCTTGGGGATTTGTGGGTTAAAAAGAAAATGGAATTAGACCAAGGTTGGTATTCTTATGCTACCTTACTTGCTATTATTCAAGGTAGTGGTAGGGGTGTTAGAAGTTCTGCTGATCAAGCTGATACGTTCTGTTTAGACCCATCGTTTAAAGGTTTATTAATGCGAAACGGTGAATATGTTCCTGATTGGTTCAATAAGTCTATAAAATTCATAGACTTATAAAATAATTGCAAAAAATTTGAAAAAAGTTGCAAAAAGTGTTTGACACGGTGATCAAAATCCGTATAATAAGAACCGTAAAGAGGAGATAATTCCTTAAAGTTCAAAAAACCACTAATCAGGAGATTAATTATGAAAACTTTAGTTAAAACTACAAAAGCACAATTTGTTGAAGTATTAGGTAACGTTGCTGTAGCATTCAAAACTGAAACTAAAAAACAAGGCTTATTCACTGTTAAACTTTTCAAACAAAACGGTGAAGTAGTGGCTAAACAAGTTAAAAATGCAACAGGTGGAGTAGGTTATCACATTGCCTTAGCTTAATCATGAAAATCTTAAATATCCATAAATTAGGGGGCGTATTGCCCCCTTTTTCCATATACATAGGAAATAAAAATACACAATATAATCTTGAAAAATCAAAATATGCTAATCCTTTCTATCTTGAAAGTTGGTCAAGAAAGAAAAAGATTGAAATGTTTGAAAAATGGTTGCTATCTGAATTAGAAAATGGTAATATAACGAAATCAGAATTAGCAAATTTATTTGGTAAAGATTTAGTGTGTTTTTGTAGCCCTAAACCTTGCCATGGGGATATACTAAGAAAGTATATCATTCAGTCTTATTACGAACTAAATAGAGGATCTTAATATGTTAGAACCTAAAGAAGCATTTAAAAAATCAACTTTTCCAACTGATAAAGAAATTAATGAATTTCATTTTATCCTATCTTCGCTTTTACGTTGGGATTTACCTAACGAATTAAAAGAACAGCATATTGCAAATAGTTTAGTGGCATTGGAATTTTACCATTCACAATATTTATTTAATTGTGTAAGTAGCAAAGATGTTTTTAATGTTTTACTAGGTGATAGACTTAAAGTAGATCCTAAGTATATTAGACGATTATTTCAGCTACAGACAAACGTTGAACTTTACGCACGTTATCAATCTATTTGCACTAACCGAAAAGCAACAAGCAAATATATTAGCTTACTATCAGAATTAATTGATAGCTTTGATAATCCTGAAAATGATAATAAATTAATTGACTTTAAAAAGATTTTGAACAAATGGATCAATAGTTAATATGATTATTTTAAAAGAGATAAAACAGTCAAAAGTTTTAGTGATAGGTGAATCTTATGGTAAGGTATCTAGTGATGCTTTACCTTTTATTGATGAACAGTCATCATTAGCTTTAAGGGTTGGCTTTCAAACTTCAGCACCTGAAAACTTTGTTACGCCAGACTTTATTGAGATTAATAACCCTTTGAATGTTGATTTAGACCAAAATATCATTGATTCTTTTAAAGACTTATTTAATTTATACGAATATGTTGTATGTGTTGGAAGAACACCATTAAAGGCTTGGTTTAATTCTTTATCTAAAGGTCGTTCAATGGAAACAATTACTAATTCACCGTTTTTAGAGCCTTTAGAATATCCAAGTTTAAAAGTAGGTGTATTGCCACATTTTAAAAGTGCTTTTTCAAAAGATAGCGAAGATCCTTTATCCGATTATTGGGATAAAATCAAATATCTATTTGCTGATAAGCCTAACTATAATTGTACTGAAACAAAGATCAATGATGAACAAGAATTTGTTCAACTGTTGCATTTTTTGGAAACTTTACCAAGCGATACTATTTTTGGTCTGGATTATGAAACAAATGCGGTTGATCAATTTAACCAAAATTTCAAGGTTACAATGTATGGGTTGGCATATTTAGTAGATAAACATAATGCTAAAGGGTTTTGGTATCACCCACCTAAAAATGAGCCTTTGTCTGATTTTGCTATGCAACATTGGAAAGCATTTTTAGATAGAAACTATAAAAGAATTTGGGCTTATAACGTACCTTTTGAAATTAAAACAACATGGGATCAAGTTGGTGAAATGTATCGTATGCAAGATGCTATGGTTCTTATGACTGTACTAGGTAAACGTGGGTCTTTGAAAAACGTTATGCGTTCAGAATTAGGTGCTAGTTTATGGGAAAGTTCAGTCCATGAATTTATGGATATTACTGAAGCCATGTTCAAGTACACTAAAAGATCTAAAAATCGTGATATTATTGAAGAAATGTTTAAAAATCATGATTTAGAAGGTCTTAGAAAGCTACACAAAAACTTTGACAAATGGTTTGATATGATCCTAGAGGATTATGAAGAAAGTGATATATTACACGCTATTGATAATTATCCTTACCCTTGGGCTAGTGTTCCACCTAATGTACTCGGCCCGTATTGTGCGAAAGATGCTGGTTTTGCATTATTATTAGTAGCTAACTATTTAACCGATGAATATAAACAGGCTTATGACTTTTATATGAACCACCCTTGGCTTGCTACTAAATTTGAAGTAAATGGTTGTCCTTGGGATGATAAAATTGCTAAACAGGTAAAATCTGAACTATCACAACAGGCTTTAGATAGATTATATAATGTAATTATTAATCTTGATACAATTTCTCAAGAAAATAAAATGTTGGCTAGGGATACTTATTTCAAAGAGTTACCTTATGAGATTATTTCTTATACTGAAAAACAGAAAAAAGAAAGAAGAACACTAATTAAAGATAGCTTAGATAAGATCGAAGTATTAAAAAGCATTTTTAACCCAAATTCAAATACCGAAGAAAGTAGAAAATTGTTTTGGGATGCTTATTTAACGAACGATATTACGCTTGGAACTATTATGAATATCTTTATTGAAGATATGGAGTTTAACCAATCTTTAAAACCTTTATATGATATTCTAGGTCATGATTTTGTTAAGACTAACAGTATTCAAGCTATTTTAGAAAAAATAAGTGATCCTGATAAGTTTATTACAGATAAGGATCTATCTAATCAATGTAAAAGGTCTTTGCAAAAGGCTATATCTGAATATAAGGATATGTTAGGTAAATTTTCTACTGATTTAATTAAAAATCAGTATCAGGTGCATAAGCGTTGGTTAGGTTTAAAAATTGATGATGAAAGCACTTGGAGTAAGAATTGGCGTTTAGTTTTTGACTTATTCTTATTCAAGAAAATTACTAAAACTATCTCAACAAATATTGATGGGAAAACAGGTAGGTCACTAGTAACCGAAGTGATTGGCACTAAGTGGGGGAAACCATTAAGGGGTCGTTATTGGGGTGAAAAACCTGAAGATGAGAATTGGGATGATAAAGAAACAGTATTAAATAATAGCTTTAATAGCTTAAGTGCTGATACGCTCAGATGGAGTTCAAGCTTTCATACCGTCCCGCAATCTAACCCAATTAGGTCTATTTTGCACCCTAATGAAAATGGCTATCTTATGCTTCATTCCGATTTTAGTGCGTTAGAGGTTTGTTGTGTTGCGTTTATGTCAGGTGCAACAAAAATGATTGAAGCATTATTAGACGGTAAAGATATGCACAGATTTGTTGCAAGTGAGGCTTTTGGTAAACCTGAGAATGAAATTACAAGCGATGAACGTAAAGCAGCAAAAGGTATTACTTTTGGTTTGTTATATGGTAAATCAGTTGAATCTATGGCTATTGATATTACAGGTGGTGATGTTGAAAAAGCTCAACACTTATTTGATTTATATTTTGATGCTTTCCCAGAAATTAAAACTTGGATCAATGAAAGGCATAAAGAAATTGAGAAAAATAGAAACTTTGTGAAAGGTTACTTTGGCAATAAATTAATGATAGATGACTCTAAGAAAGGCAATGGTGCATTGAGGAATGCTCAAAATGCCCCTATTCAAAATCTTGGTAGTGCAATTGCTGGAACTACTATGTATTATTTAAGTGAGAAATTAGATAGTATAAGATTTGGTTGTAAGCCTTTTGGATTTACCCACGATGCTTATGATGATATTGTACCTGTTGATAATATTATTGAATATATTGATTACTTAGATGAATACCTTGTACAACAGCCAAGAAAAGGCTTAGGCATTCCACTTTCAATTGATACAGAGATAGGTGCTAATTCATTAAATCAGTGTTCTATCAAAATTTTAGATAGACAAGAAAAATATGTTAAAATAAAATTAAAAGGAACAGTGAAAGCTATTGAAGAAATTATTGAACAATTAAGATATGCTACTGTTTACATTGTTGAGAACGTAGAATTTGGTGAAACTGAATCTAATTATTTTGGTTGGGAAGAATTATTTACTGTTGGTAAAGCATTGAAATATGAATGGGGAAAAACAATAGAAAGTTCATCTGTTACGCTTGATTTAATTTATAAGTAGGTATATAATGGGTAGGATTAAGTATTTAAAATCAGCTATACGATCACCTGATTTAGCACAATTTGATTACGCAATATTCAGGTTTGATAATTCGGTCGAAGTGGCTCAATTAAAGGTGAAAAATGAGATTAGAAAAGGATTTGCAAAAGTATCTTCTGTTGCAAGCCCTATTACTGATTTTTATACTTTTGACCATGACAATGATTTTGATATTATCACTGATTTTATTGATGATATTTTAAAGTATTTATATGAAAATTTTGATAATGTGAAAGATAAATACTTAGTCCTCAACTACTTGGCTTTTTTATTAGTAGATGAAGATCTGAATTTATATTACAAAGGAAATAACTTACCTATGCAACTACTACTAACTGAATTATATGCTAGTAAGCGTTCAAGCAAATTAATACTTGATGATTATAAAGACTTGGTTAGTTATTATAGGCTTAATTTAGGTAAGAAGCTATTTAATAAAATAATAAAAGAACTTAGGTTAGAAAAATGGAATACAGATTAGGTTTATTAGATGATGAGAAAGTATTAAGTCTATCTAATGGTGAAGTTAAAAATTTTGGTAAATATCTAGACCGTTTTTTAGTGAAAAAAGCTGAAATAAATGGTCTATTTTGTCAAAGGATATTCGGCCCGATTGTAGATTATACTTGTGAATGTGGTATTACAAAAAAAGTAAGCAACGGTGAAATTTGTCCTGTATGTCAAGTTCCATATATTTCTAGCTATGAGAGAAATAATAGATTTGGTCATATTGAATTAAATACAGTTGTTTTGCCACCTTTAGCTATTGATACAGTGGCTAAAATATGGGGCTTATCAAAAACCAAGTTCAAAGAGTTTATTGTTGATAATAAAGGATATATTGGATTTGTTGAAAATAGTGAAGGTAGATTTTATACTGATAATTCCAAAAGATATAAATTAGAATATTCTTTAGATAAAGGTGAAAACTTTGTAGATAACCTATACGAATTATTACTAGAATCTGAAAAATTAAGTATTAATCCTTATATTTCAATGATGGAGAACCCTAACCAATCAGCACAAATTTATTTCAATAAAGGCTTTGATATTTTTTCAATGCTACTTTCAAAATTTCCTGTAAGTCCAGCTGGAATGAGGGATAGAAAGAAAGTAGGTGAAGAACTAGTTTATCATGAAGATAACTTAATCTATCATAGAATTATTAGAGAGGCACTTAGGATTAATTCTTTTAGAAATGAAATTGAAGATAAGAAAGAATTAAGAGAGTTAATTGCACAAGAAACAAAAATAATTCAAAAGCTAATCAATGGTTTTATTTTAACAGGCTATCGATCAAATACTAAAAAACTAATTGAACCAAAAATAGATCTTTTAAACACTAAAGAGGGTTTATTAAGGTCTGAAGCGTTGGGAAAACGCATTGATTTTAGCGGTAGGTCAGTAATTACAAGCGGGCCATTTCTACCAATTGATACTGTTGGCGTACCTATGTTAATGTTGATTGAGTTATTTACACCTGATTTAATTAGAGAATTAACTAAGAAATTAATTAAAGAAAATAAAATAGGTAAAATTAAAGCATTAAGAAAAGCGAAATCACTAATTAAGGAAAAAACTAATCCTATTCTTTATGATTTAGTTGAAGATATTTCAAAAGATTATATGGTTATGATGAATCGAGCACCTAGCTTACATAGATTCAGCGTTATGTCTTTTAAAATTAAACCTACTTTTGACAAGGTTTTATATTTTCCACCTATGGCTTGTAAACCTTTTGGAGCAGATTTTGATGGTGACCAGTTAGCTTGTTATATTATCCATTCAAGGATAGCAAAAAACGAGCAAAGGAAAGCCCTTGCATTTTCATACAACCTTATGAGTACAGCAGATAAAAATACACCAAATGCTCAAATGGGTCACGAAATGATTGTAGGCTCTTATTTACTTACTAAAGCTTATGAAAATTTAAAAGAGTGGGAAAGTAAGAAACCTATTAAATATTATAATGATAGCAAAGATATTGAAACAGACTATATTTTAGGCTTTGTTAATCGTGAAGATAAAATTGTTTTAATTGATAAAGATCAAAATAAACAATATATTATATGTATAGGTGCTGGGTTAATTCATTCAAAAACAGGTATAATTGTTGATTATTTATTAGGCAAAGGTGGTGTTTCTAAATTTATTTCTACTATTGGTAATAAATATGATGAACAACCTGAAATAGCTGTTGATCTACTATCTAAAGCTCAAACTTTATTTTTTGAAACCGCTACTAAATATGGTTTAAGTATTGCTTACCACGATTGTGAGAAATCAGAAGAATTTACTAAAATTTTAGAGAAAGCAAGATATGAAGCTGAACATACGCCACTATCTGAATTGTCAGATATTGAGAAACAGGGTGAAAAAGTACCTTTAAGAGCTGTAATTTGGGATAAGGCATTTAATACATGTGTTGAAAGATGGTTTAAAGAAACACCTCAAGACAATGCTTTGCAAATTATGGGTAAGGCTGGGGCTAGGGTTACAGACGTTCAAGTTAAAGCAATGATCTTAGGAAAAGGCTTACAGTCAACTATGGATAACCAATTAGACCCTAATGCTATTTATAAAGGTTTAAGCGAAGGTCTTGACCCTATTAGTTATATGAAAACTTGTGGTCCAGCAAGACGTGGGTTTGCTAGTAATATGGCGGTTGTTCCTAGTAGTGGATATGGAACAAGGCAATTTGTAACGTGTACTAGGGATCTATCTATTACAATAGATGACTGTGGAAATAATAGCAAAGGTATTATTCTTCCAAAAGAAAAAGCATTAAATCATTATGATTTGAATAATAATTTGATTACTGAAAATAATTTACACTTATATAATGATTTTATTGAAGTAAGAAGCCCTTTGACTTGTAACCACACTAACGGATTATGTAAAAAATGTTGTGGTGTGAATCTGAAAAATGGTAAAGATTGGGATTTAAATTTTGGAATAGGAACAGTTGCTGCTCAAACAATTTTTGAACGCTTGACACAGGCAAGTTTATCACAAAAACATACTTCAGGGTCTATAACTATAGCAACCTTTGGTCAAAGATCAGATAACTTATTAGCTGATTTTTTAAAATACTTAGGAGCAAGATCAACCCAATTAGTACCTTTATCTATGTCTTTAATAGAAGATACAATTTTAGACTTGAAAGGCGAAAGCTATGAAGAAAAAGCAAGTAACTTTGTTTTAAGATGTGATGAAATTTTAAAATCCTTTAAATTTCCAGTTATTTGGTATGAAATATTAGGTCGTGGTTTATCTAACATTGTTTTCAAAGGTAAACGTGCTATAGGTTATAGGCATAAAGGCTATCCTTGTGATAATCCTGAATTTGTTACAATGTTTAAAGCAAATACAAGTAGCCCTAGTTGGCTTAAGGGTGCTAGTTTTGGTTATACTAAAGATGTTATCAAACAAGCGGTAGCTTTAAATTCAGGAACTTGTGGACTTATTACTGAAAAGATTATAGAAGGGAAAAATATTATAGATGACTAGAAAAAATTTAATAGAACTACAATTTAATGATAGTGATATTTTGAATTTTGGAAAGTATCTTTATATTCTTGATAATTTGAAATCAAAAGTAGAAGATACTGAAAATATCACTACTTTTGATTCATTCCCAAAAGATAACTACTTTCAATTTCATGACAAGTACAAGTTAAAGTTGAAGTTAGTTAAAAGTTCACCTAGAGATAAAATATATAAGAATGATATATTTTATTACAGGGTGTTTAAGAAAGAGTCAAATTCTAAATTTAAATCAGATAACAAGCTAGATTTTTATTTTGACTATTTGAAAGCCAAGAATAAGTTTACAGATGCAATTGATAGGCTTGTTGAAAACTTGTCTAAGTATTATTATGTAATTTCTGATGTTAAAAAGTGGAATTCTGACTTAGATTTAAGTAGTTTGTATCAAAATCAAAAATACCTTGTGTGTAATTCCGAAGAACTTTTTAATGTTCCTTACGGTGCTATGACAAAGTTTCAAATAGGATCATTGAGGCGTACTACTAAACCTATTTTGGTTATTAGTTTGAATAACGAAATTTTTGTAAATGAAATGATAAAGACTATAAAATATGTTTTTGAAAAAAATAGTCAAGGAATTGTTATATTTGACTAGAAGGGTAGATTATGGATGTGCTAACATTAATTGAACAGTTAAAAAAATATACTATAAAAATACCAACTTACTCTAAATCAAAGTGTAAATGTAAGAAAGGTGTAAATAATTTAATGTATCCAATGCTGTTAAGGGTTTTCATAGAAAATAACAAAGTAGTGGCGGTATCTAATGTTCACCAACAATTAGATATACCTGATACTGTTTGTATTAGACGATTAGCACAAGATTGTATTGACAGGTCAAATGAAATTGTTGCTATGGCAAAGTGCAATAAGATCGTTTTAGATACTAGCTTTTTATTTTCGATAAGAGAAAATGATTCAGTTGTTTTTGAAGAAGAATTAAAAAGTGAAAATAAAGCGTGTTTTACCCACCCAATTACAAAAAAAACTAAAAAAGTATCAGGGTTTATTCTTAAATATGGTCAAAACCCTTTACCTTTAAATGAACTTAGATATATTCCTGTAGAGGGTTATTATGAATAATGAAGAAAGAATAAAAGACCTTGTAGAACGCATTCAGCAGGCTGCTACAGCATATTATAATACAGATGAACCAATCCTAAGCGATGATGAGTTTGATAGCTTAGTGAACGAATTAAGGGGCTTAGACGCTAAAAATCCAATACTTACTACACCAAATTGGGGAAGTAAAGATAGCGAAATTGTTAGGCATTTAGTTGAAAGAAAGCATAGCTTTTTAGTGCAAGGTTTACCAAAAGAAAAATCAACTGAGTTCAATTTAAATGCTTTACCTATTGGATCAATTATTAGTGCTAAGTTAGATGGCATTAGTGCGGTGGCATATTATAAAGAAGGGTTATTACAATATGTTTTAACTAGAAATAATGGTTTAACAGGTTTTGATATTACTGAAAAACTTCAATATTCTAACTTACCAAAAACTATTAGTGACTTATCTATTGTTTGGGTTAGGGGTGAATTAGTGTTAGAGAAAGGTGTAGCTCAACTATTTGGTAAGTCAAATGAACGTAATATGGTAGCTGGTCTAGCAAATTCAATTGATATTACTGAAGCACATAAATACATTAAATTTGTAGCGTATGATTGTGATATGGGTAGATCTATTTACACTTTAAATTTATTAAACGAATTAGGCTTTGAAGTTGTAAGGCATAGAAAAATATCAGAACTTGGTGAATATAACAAATTAGAAAATATGTTTGATTATACCAACTACAATACAGGCTATCCATATCTAGTAGATGGTGTAGTAGTGGATCGAACTAATCAACCAACTATCGCTGTTAAATACCCCAATAAAAAATATACAACAAAAGTAGTAGCAATTCATAATCAAATTTCTGATCATGGTCGTATTATTCCTGTGATTGAATTTGAACCTGTAAATATTGATGGTGTTATTATTAAGCAATGTACAGGTCATAATTATGAAATGCTTAAATTAAATAATTTAGGTGTTGGATCAGTTATTGAAATTACTAGGGCTAATGAAGTTATCCCTTATTGGTCGAATACAATTGAAGGGGTTAATTATACTGAACCTAGAATGATTGAAGATAAACCTACTAAATGGCAAGGAGTCCACCTTGTTATTGAACCTAATAAAACTAAGGCTTGTATTTATAATTTAATTGAAGCTAAAGCACCTAAAGGGTTAGCTTATAATAGAATTAATCAAATTATTACTTATTTCAAAATTAAAGATATTAGCACGTTGGAAAGCATATTAAATCAACCCTTAGACGAAAGATTATCAAAAGATTTGAAAGAAGAATTTGGTGCGTTTTATCCTCATGTTTCAGAATTCTTGAAAAATGCAAAAGAAGGCTATACACTATCAGAAATGTTACAATGTACTGTAACAGAAGGATTAGGAAAAGTGGCGTGTGATAAAATTCAAGATCAATATGGAAATGATAAATATACCTTACTTACTGATTTAGAAATGTTACAAGAATTGCCTGATTATGTTCAAGTTCCAACAAAAACAGTAAGGAAAGGGATTAAAGATAATTTAGAATTAATCTTAAGTGTTTTAAGGCATACTAACCTTAAAGCTGTAAAAATGTTAAATAAAGACCACTTGATAGCGATCTGTTTAACAGGTAAATTATCTAAGCCTAGAAGTAAATTGTTAGAGGAGTGGGAAGATAAAGTTTTTGAAACGGATATTTCCAAGGCTGAATATTTAATTACTGATGATCCTGATAGCGGATCAAGTAAAAATAAGAAAGCTAAAAAATTAGGTATTCCAGTATTGACAGAAGCTGATTTTCGTGTTATCTTAGGCGAAATTTAATTGAAAAGGTAATTTAACTATGAAAATTATGATTGAATCTGATAAGGATATTACAGAATTACATATCAAGTTTGCTGAAGGTGGTGCAAGTGTAGATATGGTAAAATCTGATCCAATTCAACAACCTAAACAAAAGCCAAGTTTTGTTAAGGAAAAAGATGAAGTAGTAGATACGCAAAAATCTATTAAATCAACTAAGAAAGAAACAGTAGCTAAACAAGCCCCTGTATTAGATATTCCTAGTACAGAGGGTAGAGAAGTTAAAACTGTTGATACAATGAATGAAACATTTTAAGGTAGGTAAGTAATGAAAATATTTGGAGTAGATATAGGTTTTGGTGATGTCAAAGCAGTTATAGGTGATGAAACAGGTATTAAGAACGTGTTTAAATTCCCTAGTGTAGTGGGTATGGTAGAAAAGAACGAAATGGTAAACGATGAACGCTTAATACCTTATTTGGAAAAATACTTTTATGTAGGTGAAGATGCTTTACATTTGCCAACAGATACAATTATTGATATTTCTGACTATAATAAGCTAGAATATTTTGCACCTTTGTTTATTTACAAAACTTTCTCTATGGTAGAAAGTACACCTGATATTTTGGTTCTTGGCTTATCTATTGCTCAAATTAAAAATTCAGGATATTATAAAGAACATATTGAAAAATATTTAGAACAAGCTGGTGTAAAATGTAGCATTTTTGTACTTCCACAGGGTGCTATCGCTAAACTAGCTGTAGATAAGTATGGAATTAATTTTCCTACTGAAAATATCCATTTTAATAAAAATGCGAGTTATATTCTAGCTGATATGGGATTTAATACTTTAGATGTATGCCATGTTATCAACGGTCAAACTTCTTCAAACTTAGTAATTGGACTAGAAGGCAAGGGTGCTATTGTTATGGCTGAAGAAGTACAGAGAGGTATTAAAGAATCTTATAATATTGATCTAAGTATTTCAGAAGTTAAAGATGTATTAGTTACTAGCAATTTCAAACGTAGAGGTAAAATCTATGCGTGTGATAAACTAGTTGCTGATGCCAAATTAAACTATCAAAATATGTTGATCGAAATTATTGAAGCTAATTTTGGTAAGGTGCTTGATAAAGTAGATAATTTAATTATGGTTGGCGGTGGTGCAACATTCTTTAAAACTGAACCAACTTCATTTATGCAAGCTCCAAAAAATAAACCTGAATTCTATAATGCTATTGGTTATTTTGAATATGGTTTACAAAAAGCTAAACAGTAATTAATAGGGGCATTTAGCCCCTTTTCTATATTAAGTTAGGTGTTTTATGAACGAAATACAAAAAGCATTAGAAAAAGAATGTACACCCTTTGCTAACCCTATGGGTGCAACTTCTTTAATGATTGATAAAAAAGTAGATCAAGTAAAGGAATTGCTTAAAAAATGGGAAGATGCTGATAAGGCAGCTGATTTAGCTGAAACTAAAAAACAAGAAGAATTGGCTGAACAAAATCATGAAAATAAGCCTAAAAAATCAAAATCTAAACTACAAAAAGATAAGCTAAAAAGATTACAAAATGCGGTAACTGATCCAAGTAGCTTTATTCCAAGATCACCTATTGAAGTATTATCAATGGCTGGTATCAAGTCTAGTGATTTGAACAAAATTAAGAAGATTATGTCTGAAGCCAAGAAGATCTCTGATATTGGTAGAAATTATGGTAAAGAATCTAATGTTGATTTTGTTAAAAAAGTGGCGGGGGTTCAAACATTTATTAAGCATAAAGGATTATCAGGTAGTGCAAGTTGTGATGTTTTAAATTCAGTTTTTAATGTTTCAATGGGTTTAGGTAAAGCATTATTAGGATCTATTGGTGGTAATGTTGGTGAAATTTCAGGTATGCTATCTAAAATTGGTGGTTGGTTAGACCAAGGTTTAGTTTATGGTCAAGATATTGCTAATAAGATTATGCAAACTTATTCTGATATTACAGGCTTACTAGATAATACCTTATTAGCTATTCAGAACGTAGCTAATCAATTAAAACAAGCTATTCAAGCTGAATTAGATGCTTTAAAAGAAATCTTACTATATAATTCACGCATGGCATTAGGTAGTTTATTAGGTGGCTTATTAGATGATCCTTGTGTATCAGGTTTAGTAAGTAATATTGGTAATAGTACATTAAAAAGGTTCTTTTAAATGAAAAGATATTTTGATAAATCAGTAAGTCAATCATATATTACAGTGATTGACTTAGAGACAACAGGTGTTGATACAAGAAACGGTAGCCCAATCTTAACGTATGGCTTAGTTTCATTTAAGGTCAATGAAATAACTACAGATAAACCATTTTTGCAATATATTTATGGTGGCATTAAACCTAATGAATTTAGATTATTAGGTATTAAAGGTGATATTGCAACTCATGAATGGTATGAATCTAAAGTTAATACTAAAGTATATGAACAAAATTTCAGTATGGCTAATAAAGGTAACTCTCTTGAAGATGCTTTATTAGATATTAAAAGATCAATCGAAGGTGTTAATATTTTAGCTGAAACAGAAGAAACTAATCATTATGTTTTTGGAAATTCTCCTGATTTTGATCAAGCTATGTTAAATATTTATTTTGATAAATTGTATATTTCTAGACCTTGGCAATTTTGGCAAAACTTAGATTTAAGAACTTTGGCTATGCTATTTCCACAAAATAACAAAGAACGCATTCAATTAGAAGAAGAGGCATTTAAAGTGTATAAAAGGGAAATGCTAAATTGTGGATACGATCAAGATTTAATTTTAACTTTTCCTAAACACACAGCAATTTATGATGCCACATTAGAAGCATTACAATTAGTTGATATTTTGAAAAAGGTGGAAAAATGAAACAATTTACAGATACGCCATGTAAGGTAACTAGACCTATTATTGAAGATAGTGTTAAAAAAGAAGTTGGTGAATTGGTTGAGAGGTCTAAACCTGTAGATAAAAGGGAACGCTTAGACCAAGACAAAACTAAAGAAATCACTAAAACCCTATTGACAAGTTAATTAGATTATATTAAGCTATGTAATAAATATTTTACATAGCTTTTTTTATGGAGAAAATTATGAACTTATATCAAGAAATTAAAAAAGACTTGCTAATTGCAAGAAAAGATAAAAACGAATTAGTAAAAAGCGTATTATCTGTTATCTTATCTGAGGCTGATAAATCACTTATTTCAAGATTGCCTGAGAATGAACAACAGGATTTAATGCTTAATGTTGTATTAAAAGCTGAAAAACAATACATTAAGGCTATTGAGCAGTTTAAGGATAAGAAAGAATTAGTAGAAGGCTATCAGAAAGAATTAGAAGTATTATCTAAATATTTACCTAACCAACTGTCTGATGAAGAAATTGATGAAATTATTGAAGAACTAGGCGAAGGTAATATGGGCTTTGTAATGAAACATTTTGCACAAAACTATAAAGGTTTATATAGCCCTTTGAAAGTTAGATGTGCATTTGAAAACTACTACAATAAAGTTCGCTATGAAAACTGTAACAAAGATATTGATTACTAGGTTAATATTATAAAAAGTTTTTAAATATGGTGAAGAATAATGGAAATTAGAAAAGAACTATCAGAACAATTAGTTAGAGCTTTATCATCTGAAACGTTGTATAAGGTGTGGTGCTTTTTATTAAATTCTGAAGATGTAGTAGATAAATTAGAAGAGCAAGGTGTGATCAGCTTTAATTATGAAAAATGCCTAAAGTTGATCGATAATGAAAGCAACTTAAAAACCATTATGAAACACGTGAATAAAGCAAGTTTAGGTGGTGATGATTTCAAGAAAACATTTGAATATGTTTTTGACCTATACTACTATTTAATGATTGAAGGTTCTAAGGTAGCTATTCAGATTTTAGAGGCTTATACTAACATTGACCAATTGAAAGTAGTTAAGGAATCTAGGGTGTTGCACTAATGAAAAAAGAAGATTGGAAAATTGCTGATAAATTTTTATTGACAATGGAAACAAAACAGTGTAAATTCTGTAACGAAAGCCCAAGTTTATTTAAAAGAGACTTGATTGCTATTTTAAGGTGTAAATGTGGTCATAGTGCAAGGGGTTATATTAATATCAATTGCATTAAATCTGAACCTGATTTACAATATGCTGTAAAAAAATTAGTAAGGTCGTGGAATGAAAGAACTTAAATTTTTCATGTTTGCTGTTGAAAGCGATAATCCAAATAAAATTGTAGAATCATTAAAAGGTGAAACTAATCTAATCTTAGGTATTAAAGTATCTGAATTAGCTTTGGCACGTTTTAGATCTAAATATATTGTGGTTCAATCAAAATTAGAGCAGTTTAAGTTATGGGATTGTTTGACTTTAGATGATTTAAAGAAATTAAAACGTAATTATGAACTTGTAGATGCTTTGGAAACTAAAGATTACATTGAGACAATTGCGAAAATTGATAGAGGAAATGAAGAGATTGTTGAAAGTCATAAAGTGATCCCTTTATTCAAAACTCCATACTGTAAACGCTTTGATCGCACTTATTTATCAGATACAGCTATTGATCGTTACTTAACTTCTTTATATAAGATTATTAATGAATTTGAAATTGGCGTTGGAACGATTGATTATTTAGTTAATCAATCTAATAAAGAACGTTATATGCGTAACACTAATAGATGCCAACATTTAAGCAAAGTTCATAATAAACAGTTTGGATCAACTTTCACTTTAGATTATGAACGAATTGTAGCAAAAGGTGGGAAAACTATTTTTGGTAATAGCTTAATGGGTTTTGTTATTACAAATGACAAGGATATTGAATTAGTCTATTGTACTTTAGGTGCAGAAAAAAAGGGTGAATTTGACTATCACCCCTTAATTAAATTATTGAATAGTTGGTTTTATTTACCTAAGAATTCATAGCAAGTAGAAATAATAATGACTAAAGCAAAAATTGAAATTATGATTATAGTTTCTTTTTTGCTTTTTTCTTTCTTTTCAGCCATTTGTCTATCAGCTTCTTTTAAAATTTCACTAGTATATTTATCTAATTTGTCTTTTAATAAAGCCTTCACTTCATCTGTTAATGAATAGTACAAAGACTTAGTTTCAGCATTTTCTTTAATTTCTAATAAACCATTTGATAAAAGCTGATTTTTCCTATCTACTGAAATATTAGATTTTCCAATGCTCCAAGCATACAATTCGTCTAAAACTTCTTTAGTGATTTCTTTACTCATACTTTAATCCCTCTTATATTGTTCTAATTGCTTATACAAACTATCTGTATAAATAAGTAGCTGATCAACTGTATGACCATAATAACGTAATACATCTTGGTCATTAGTTTTCTCATCAATCTGATAAATAGCTAATTCAGGCTTACTAGGTAAGATTGGTGTAGGACAACTATATACAGGCACTTCCACCTTTTCAATCTTAGGCTTACTTGGTGCTGAACAAGCTACTAATCCAAATACTGTAAATAAAATCAGTAATTTCTTAATCATTGCTTATCCTCCTTAAGCTTAAGAGCATGGTCTCTTAAGATATTAATATCAGCTTTGTGATCACCTGTAAATTTCTTGTGTTCCCATCTAGTTTTAGCTGTTTTTGCTAGTTTGTTTTCAATCTCAATCCTTTTAGCTGTTTCTTCATTTAAAGATTGCTGTTTCTCGTTCGTCAAACGCTGCCATTTAGCGATTTCACTTTCACGAATACTATCCTTAGCCTTAACCTCAATTAATTCGTTAGAAAGCGATTCAGTGCGTTTTTGGGCTACTTTTAATTCAGTATTTGTCTGATATAAATTAGAACCTAGAAGAACGTTTGCAATAAGGCTAACTGTAAAAATAACTCTACTCGCCCACTTGCTCGTTATAATCTTTAGTGCTAGTTCTACCATAAGTATTACCTTCTGAATAATTGTTATAATCATTACTATAATTATCATAACGTTGATTGTTATAGTATCCGTTTTCATATTGGCTACGATATTTAGTTTCTTTAATGTTTTGCATTACAGCAATAGCTTTATTTACAGAATTAGCCCCAAGCGTACTCATCATATAAATAGCAAAAATATCATAAGAGATACCATTATTATAAGTTTGTTGAGCTACTACGTATGACCCAACAATTAAACCTACAATCATTGCTAATTTAGATACGCTTGTTCGACCGTCACCTGTTGAGGTAAATAGTTCAGCAAATAGAGATTGTTGTTTTTTATTAGTGTTTGGTTGTTTTTCCTTTGCCATAATCTTTACCTGTATAGTTTATAAGGTTATATTCTACGTGGTGATCTTGTTTGACAATCCTTTCTAGTTCATTAGAATAAATCATCATAAGATCGAGTGAATCTTTATAAGCATTTAGCCTTTTTTGGTAGCTATCTGATTTATTTAAAGAGAAAATAGGTAATGCTGGTTTATTTAAAGTTACAGTGGTAGGTGTTGTGCAACTAGCTACTAATGCAACTAAAAATAGAATTGGTAATTTTCTCACTTTTGATACCCCCATTATTTAGATTCATTCTTAGATACTACACCTTCTAAAACTTTTCTTTTTTCTTCATTCCAAATTTTTGATGATCGATTATAATCATCCATTAGTTTTTCAAGTCTTAAATTTAATCCATCTACTTCTGATTGTAAAAAGTCTATTCTGTGATCCTTTTCAGCAAGCTCTTTATTTAAGTTGTAAATATCAAAAGACTTATCAATACTAAAACCTGTTCCAACTATTGCAATAAATACCCCTAATAATATTGTAAATTTACTGTTCTTTTCAGCGAACTTACATAATCGTTCTAATCTCATTAATTATTCCTCACATATATCTAATATTTGGGATAGATAAGTCTCAACTAACTCTAAACTTATTTCCAAATTCTTACTATCATCTTGTAGCTTATTGTAGCCTAAGATCAAAATCCCTGTAATATATCTACGTTTCATATCCTTGATAGGGTAAATAATAAATGTGTTGGAGTAATCTAATGATTGGTCTATTCTTACAATATTTGATCTAAATAACTGGCCTAAAATATCATTATTAACTAAAGTTCCAAAAGCATTCAACTTGTTATCGGTAGAAAATACTTCATTTCCACCTACAACAATAGGGATGCTTTCATCTTCCATCTTATTCTTTATTATTTGAATATAATTAGGGTTACTTAATTTATTTTGTCTATACATTAAGACAAAATCTAATTTATCTTCACAACTTACATTACCAGCAAAAGATGGTAAAGCTAGTATTAAACCTAAGAAAAGTATAAATAATTTCTTCATTTTATCTTTCCTCCGTATTTAACAAATAACTTACAATTCTATTTGAAAAATATGAAGAGGTGCGTTTCAACTCTTGTAGTTTTTCTTGGTCTAAACTTTCTGTAAGATAAATTGAAAGATAACCTATAGCCCTGTTTCCTGATTGAATTGGATAGCGATATATTGTCTTAATTCCTAATTCACCTAAGATTGGTAAGTTAGAATTTGGGATAACATCAGGCTTATTTTCCAACTTGAATTTTTGATCTTTTTCATCATAAACTAAAGCTACATCTTTAAGATCAACTAAAGCCTCCATAGAAGCTTTTCCTGACCACATTGGAATCCAGTTTACATTCAATTCTTTTAAAAGTTTAAACTCATCTTCTTCATTTAATTGCTTAGATTTAAACGCTACTAAGATCCTACCTTGATAGGAATATTCATATCCTGGTGGTAAGAATTTAAATACAGCGATTGAATAAGTTGATTGAGGGAATCTTGGTAGATATTCACTTAAATAGGATTTTAGCTTTTCTAAATTTTCAGGTGAAACATCCATAGCTGAATGCCTACTATAAAGAAGGGTTTGTTGTGGCTTTTGGTCTTTGCTATTTTTCTTGTAATGACTATCTACTTTGATTAAAGTATCTACTACAATATCAAATTTCCAAATACCTATTAGAATAAAGCTAGATAAGAGTAGTATTGCTATCTTTTTTACATTTAAATCCCTCAATTCCCTAAGTATGGTTAAAAGGTCTGTTAGCATTTGTTTTTACCTTAGTTTGGTCTTGAATTTGTTACATCACTTAGTTCATCTTTGTTGATATACCAAAAAGGCTTTTTACCATCAGCATATTGAAGTTTGCCAAAATCACTAGGGTGTGCTCCAATGTGTGCAATTAAACGATAAATATTAGTCATATTGGAATTATCCCAAGCATCATCTCGTCTAGCTCTAATAAATAAAAGTAAAGGTAAACATAATGCACCTAGAATAAAACTAAGTATTGAAATCAATAAGTATGCCATAAATTTATACCTATAAAAAAGCCCCAATTAAGGGGCTATTGAAATTTAAATTACCAACCAATAGAAGACCATTCTGTTTTAACAGCTTGACCACCATAGGTTAAGTTACCATCAGAGTCCTCGCCAATTTTGTCTAATTGGGTTTTGTTTGAGTGACTGTGTCTCAATTGAACAGCATTATCAATATCTGTTATGCTTGAAGTTGGTTTTCCTTCTAAAGTATCCCAAGTCAACCTTAAGTCCATAGACTCAGATTCAGATACTTTAATCCAGTCAGTACCATCCCATAAATAACGTGCTGATCCTGAAGTTACAGTGCTATCGCCTGTTGCGTTTTTAACAAATACTTCTGAACCAATTACTTTTTGTTGGATTGCATTACGACCATTAATATCTTCAACTACAGATAATTGACCACGACTTGCATTGAATTCAGCTAATAATTGCTTAACTTCTTTCTCACCAAATAAGCGTTTTGCTTTTGCACCTGTTGCATCAGATACATAAATCTCAACATAATCAGGCTTTTCAGGTGGTGCAATAAAGTAGATAGAATATGCTTCTAAAGTTGTTGGTAGGGCTGTTTCCCTAAATGTTTTAAAGATTTTATTTGACATTTAAAATACCTTTATTATTGTTATAATTACCAAGATGCTGAAGACCAATATAATAGCATTTCTGTAGCATTATTTTGAAATTCTTTTATACTAATTTCTTCAACACTTTCTATTTCTAAATCGATGACTTCATCAATTTCTATAATATCTTCATCAGTTAAATCAACTGATACTGTTTCTAATTCTTCCATAATTACCTCACTTATTCTGTAAGGTCTTTATCCAATATGATCTTACCTTTCATAATCGTTTTGTATTTATTTCTAGGCGTTATCAACTGTAAATCATATTCAGCTTCTTTCCAAGTTGCATTATCAGTATCATTATGATCAAACATAATAACTAAATTACCATTATTCATTACTTTTATCTTTTTATTTTCTGTAGATAATGTAAACAATAAAGGTAGGTCTGATTTCCGCTTTAATTCGTTAAAATCATCTTGTGGTAGTTGATTGAATTGTTGTGTTCTTCGGTTAGGTAAGCCACCTGTTTGATATGCCAAGTGGTTTACCCTATTATTATTTGGAATAGTTGTTTCTTCGGTTTTCCTAGCTTGAAGAATAAACCTTGAATTTAAAATATCTAAAGAACTGTTATCTTTCAATTTTAACCTAATCAAGAAGTTTTTATCATCTCCACGGTATAAGTGAAAATCATACTTCTTCATTTATTGCCCCTTTGTATATCCAGCACTCCAACCTGTAGAATAGTCATAAGCCAATGGATCAGTTGATTGCATTAGTTTAGCCTTATGAATTTCAGCATTCTTGTAGTCTTCATCAGCCTTACCTAATGCTAGTGCAATAATATCTTGGAATACTTCCCTAGTCATTTCAATAAAAGTACCATCCATAGTTTTCCAACGTTTAGGCTTATATAATGCACTACTGATTGCATGACCCAATAAAGAGTAGTTTCGTTGTGCTTCAGCATCAGTATGAAACCATTTTTGAAGTCTAGGGTGATATACGCCTGTATCAATTGATTCAGTCCTTCTAGTCTTGATCTTTTCCCATACTTCTTCCCTGATTCGTTCAAGGTATTTAGCTTTGAGGTCAGGATCTTCAGTCCATAGTTTAGTATCAAGATTGAACTTCATATATTCAACCATTTTTGGACCAGATACTTTAACTTCACCATTCTCTACCCAGAATTCACCGCCACCTTCAATAGTCTCACGAATCTGACGTTCTTCTTCTTTGGTGACTAAATACATAGTCACTCTCATATCTTCTTTTTCATTTACATTGAAAAAGTCTTTGTATTCAGTATCAAATACTCTCATTGTTACCTCTATTATAAGCGATCATATAATTCATCCCATTCCCACTGTCTATAGAAATCACCTTTTGGACTTCCTTCAACCTCGACCTTACCTGGATTTCTAGTTTTCCATTCTTCGGATTTAGCAATAAAGTTTTTGAAGAATACATCTAATGTTGTTACTTCAATACCAACAACTTTTATGTCTTTACCAACTCTTTGTAAAGTTTGATGGATAACGCACTTATTAGTCTTCCACTTTTCATAGTGTTTATTTGAAGATATGAATTCGCCAGTATTACCATTAATTAAGCCTGACAGACTGTTTGTCATTACTTCATTAGCAGAGTTACTATTTATAGCCTCTTGGCAAAACGTCCACACTTCAACAGTTTTATTATCGTCAAAGTCACTTAAAGTAAGTCCTATGTGACCACGATATGTTAAGTTTTTTACTTTTTTCCTGTAGTTAGGAGTCCAGTTACCAGCAAAAGAAATCCGATATGGAGAAAAACTATCTCTACCAAAGTCATGATAATCGTAAGCATAGAAGTTAGATGAGCTTAAAGCACCTACTGAAACTTCTGATTTTTCTATTGATGCACTGTACACATAGGGAACTTCATTTTCAAGAGTACTTGCCATTCTTTTTGAGAAGGCTGAATAGTATGGATAATTTTCTCTTGTAGCATAGAAGTTGGGAACAGCTTTGGCGTTCTTAATAAATCTACCTAAAATGTTTTCTGTAAAGTATCCTAACCACTCTGATAAGTCAGACTTGTATGCGTAAGTTATACATCCCTCTTTATCTGGGGAATATACAAGCACAGGGTTACCAGACTTATTGCCATAGTATCCATAATTACTACCTTTAATCCCTCTCAGAGTCCTAGTTTCTGCACCCATAATCATTGGACTTAATTTATCTTTAAATGCTTCCTCTGCGGATTTCCATACGAACTCAACTTCATCCTTTACTACAGTTGATCCAATGTCTAAGACTTGTAAGGTTTTGATTTTAGGAGAACCTACAATTTTTCCTTCTTGTTCTGAATGAGTCCCGTCATTGACTACAAATGGCTTATAATCAGGGTGTAAAAATATATTAGTGTACCCAGCACTTTTATCAATGATTATGAAGGTGTTGGTATCTGGTGACAAATCAATAACATTTCTTGCCTCTGACCTATTTAGATTATTATATCTAATAGATCCACCAGTTCTAGAGATGATCTTAGCCTTAGACCTATCATAGTCTAAAAATTTCAAGTTTAACTCCAAAGATACTTTTCTTCTACTACTTGAAATAGAAATAGAATCTGACGTTCTTAACTCGTTTCCAAAGTCACTTCTAATTGCAAGCCTATCTATACCTGCTATTAGAATATCATCTAAAACTATATTTAGATAGTAACAGTGAACACCATACTCCGCTAACTTTGTGTCTAAAATTTCTGGAACTTCTAATTTAACCTGATTTGTGAGTGTTATCGTGTACCTTTCACCCTTGTATAAGAACCTTACTTTAGAAGTTTCATTAGCATAGCCAAGAGAAAAAGTTGCAATTACTTTTTCATTCTCTTTTGCCACTCCAATATGTAGAGATGTATCTTCATCACTATGTGTAGTTGGAACTTTAAATCCTGACAGTTCCATCCCATTCACTTTCTCTTCTAACTGATTGACTTTCTTAACTAAGAATTCATCACTTCCACCTGACTTACTAGAGTCCATAGGAATCCAGTTAGCATTCAATCCTAATTGTTCTCTAGTTGTCATGTGTACTCTCCAGATTATCAGTGTAAGGAATTAGCATTGATGCTTTCTTAACACCGCCATTAATTTTATTCAAGTTCTTATTGATAGTTTTTAAGTCATCAATATTTGTTACTTGTACTTGTTCACCAGCATACATTTGAATAGGCTCATTAACACCACGAGTTAAAGTCATTTGACCTGTACCAGCACGAGTAAATCCATCTGGACCAACTTTAGTGATATAAACTGGCTCAGTGATCATTGAAGTAAGTAGATTAACAACTACTTTATCTTTCTTCTGTAATGGCGTTTCATAGATAACTGTTCTATCACCAGCTTTCTTAATCCTTACAGTACATCCTTTAACTCCGCTAATCTCTATTGAACCAACATTATTAGCATCAGCATAAGGAACAGCAACAGTTATATTAGGATTGATAGTTGTAGCATTACCTTCAACGATGATTTGATTTAAGTGATCGTCTTTTAATGGCGCTGTTATGTTAGCTCTAAATGTTACATCGCCTTTAATAGTGAGTATTCCACTTCTAGCCTTGATCAATTCTTCTTTGTAGTTGAATCCATCATCAGTATATAAGAACTCTTTCCATTTATTGTAAATATCTTGAGTTGTCATTGCACCATTAACGACTACATTGATCTTCTCACCCGACATATTGAAAGCACAAGTTTGACTGTTTTCAATTGGTCTGTATTCTTCATCAATCGTTAATTTAACTTCAGCAGCAATGGTTGGTGTACCTAATGTTGCACCAATATCTTCAACTTGATTTTCAATATCACTCGTATAAGTCTTGATGGTTGGGTGACGTATTGTACGAGTCCAGTTGATAAATTCAGTATTAGGTAAGGTTACACTAGTTGGGTCAAGCACACCTGTTGGTTTTGATTCTCTAATGTTAGTTGTCACTTCAGTAAGTAAGTCAATGTAAGGTATTGCATCACCACCAGCACTTTTCTTGAGCTTTTTATTTTCAAGATAAATAAACTGGGTAGAGTAAATAGATTCTTTAGTGATAGCACTAGACTTTAATGTTCCATTAGTTGTTGTGTAAGCCCTAGCACCTGCTGGGATATCTGCTTTCATCTTGTATTGAATCTTGGCATCAGGAATATTGAATGCTTCATTAATACAAACGAATCTAGCAGCACGACCTTCTTGACCATTATTCACGTAGTTCAGTCTTAGCTTACAAGAGAAGAATGTAAGTGTATTTGTACCATTAATCCAAGCATCACAATCTACTGAGTTTTCTTTTTGTGTACCATCATATAAACTTAATCCACGAACACCTATATTACCAGCACTCCAGTTTAGAATATTTGGCCCGCAGTTCTTAAATGTAATATCATTCAGCTTAACACCTGGTGACAACTCAAGACACCATAAGCCTTCAAATAAATTAGGCTTTCCAGGCAATCCTCGAATGATAGTATTTTGGTTCGTGTATAAAAACACCTGTTCACCAGCTGATCTTCTTCTAACGTGTAAGTGTACCCCATCAACTTTATTTGCAGTGAAGTTTATACGACCGTTGTCTGGTAACACAAGAATATTGGAGTTGATGAAATTAACATTACCCTCTGTAACACGTCTTTGCTTAAATGAGTGATTGATAAGTATGTTACAGCTATCAAACGTTACTTCACTATTTCTTCCAAAGTTAGTGTTAATATTTGGACTGTTAGTACCACGACCTTCTGGAGTAGTTATCAAGACTTCATCTTTAAATACTACCTTTTGATTATCTTTCAGCCTAATAGTTTGACCAGTACCTGCAGATGTAGGAGGAGGTGAAATCACTCGATAGTTTGGAGTTGTCTGACTAGTTATATAATCAAAATTTGAATTATCTGTTGTTCCTGTAAATGTGATACTCATTATCCAATGTTCCTCTTAGCGTGAATCACTGCACCACCTAAATTTGGCTTATCTAAGATATAGTCAACATTATCTTGAATTAATCTGTAAACTACTTTAGGCTCAAGTGCTTCATTTTTATACATCATTGCACCATTCTCTAAAACTACATTAGGTTGATAATTGTAGTCAGTTATATATTCAATCCAAGATCTTTTAGCGGTAACAGGATTCTGTTGTGAAACTTCACTATTCTTCAATAATTCCCAATCATCGGGGATAGTATTGTTAGCTAGTGAAATAAAGGTCAATATTTTATGTTGTCCTTGACTTAATCCATCAGTAGTAGTACCTTTAACGCACTGAATTAGAACTGATAATTTAGAGTCATTTAAGATACCGTATTTTTCAGTCACTACATCAGCAGTGTTTTGGTAGTCAGGGAAATATTTATCAGGAATTCGGTATAGTTTAGTGCTTGCTGATACTACAACCTCACCACCACTTCCTTCGGGGATATTCAATTTATGAATCATACCGCCTGTAGCATCGGATACAAATGTACTGAATCCTTGACCTTCACGTAGATAGTACACTGTATTAGGCTTAATCTCACTACCAACTGGTAGTGAGTGTACAATTTTCTCGAATCTTATTAATGGCATGTTAGTATTCTCGTTATAAAATTCACCATAACTTACAAATTTAATCTTTGAAGTTCCTAGTCTTATAACCAATCCAGATTTTAATGATATGTTATTATCTAAATCTTTTGCTGTCTGAATTGAACTAGGCTTAATTGTAAATTCAATTTCATGTTCAGTATTAAATGGAACTAATTGAACTGAGGTGTTACTACTATCTAAATCAATAAATTCAAACTTACCAATCACTTCTGTTTTAACAACTGTATCAGGCTTATCTTGAACAATATAGAATTTATATGGTGCTTGAAGTAAATCGTTAGCGGTTATAATGTTTTCAGTATTGTATGAATTCACAATATTGAACATTGCTTTTACATGATATTCTAGGTAGTATTTTAATTTTCTTTTTAAAGATCCTGAATAGTGTTCATGTACTAAATTCTCAGTCCATACACAAAACATTGATCCAAGCACTTTATCAGTATTTTTCAGTCTGGTGAAGGTGTTTTGATAGCCTGTTACAGATAAATCCCATCTTTCAATCAAATCTCTACCAGCATAAACCGAGTTCCAACTTGTAAAATCCCTAGTATCATTAGGCACTGAATAACAAAACCACGCTTGACTATTCCAAGCATGATTTCCATAATCTACTATTTCTTGAAGTGTAGCCCTAGTTCTTAATCGTTCTTTTTCTACGTCTGATCCTTTAGTTGCTTCACCTGTTTGACTCCAATAAACAACATCGATCCTAGTATTTAATAAGCCAAGTTCAACTATTTCTTTTGTGATAAAGTCATTCCAAACTCTAGTTCTACACTTGTACGTTTCTAAAATCCATAAAGAAATATTATTGAAAAAGTTACATACGCTTACTTTATTATTTTCAGAACCATATTCAAATTCATCACCGCCTAAGTGAATCGTTTTTGTATTGGTAAACGCACCCATCAGCTCTGTTATTAGTTCTTTTGTTAGCTTATAGGTTTCAGGTGATCCTAAATGTAATTGATAGCCACCTTCATGAGTTCTAACACCATTCCAATAATTCCAGTTATGATTAAATAAGAGATCAAGCATTTTGTTACAGTGAGAAGGTAGTTCAAGTTCAGGGATTAGTTCTATGCCTTTTTCTTTGGCATACTCTGATAATTCTTTTACTTCTTCTAACGATAAAATGTAGTCATTAAAATCTTGTTTTGGCTGATTACCTAGTACTTTTGATTCAATTGCATAACGACTAGAATCAGAAAAGTGTAATTGAAGATAATGACCGCCATTTTCCTTAACAAAATCTATGTAGCTGAGTATATCTATTTTATTGAAAGAAGTTCGTGCTATATCTAGCATCATTCCTGTTTGTTTCATGTTTGATATGCATCTTAATTTTAAAGCCCCTAATTAACTGCCTATTGCATTTTATTTTTAACTAATATAATTTATCAAGTTAAGTTAAAAAATGCGTATATAAGCGATTTAGGGGCTTTCTCGTTGATTATTTTACTTTAAACTCACCACTAACTAAAACTTTACTACCATTAACTATTTTGTAAGTGTAGTTTCCTTGTGGGATTTTAATTTGATTGGGAATGTATAAAGTTAGTGTGTTTTTATGAAAATATACTAATTGGCTTAGGTTTATTTTTCGATTTATTACTTTATCTGTAATAGTAAAAGTTAAATTTTCGCTATCTTTTAAATCTAAATCTTCAAAATCAATCTCTGTTTCTTTACCATTAGTTCTATTGATATTCTTTACAATCATTTTCTTTCTCTACTGCTGAAAGATTAAAGTTTAATTTCACCTTTTGTTCTTAGGTGATCTTCAAGCCTTGCTAAGATAACTTCATCGTAAGTCTTACCTAAGTCATCACTAGTTAATGGTTTGTTAAAAATATCACTTGCATCGTCGATCCAAAATGTTTTTTCAACTAATGGCTCAAAAGTATCATCAGCTAAAGTACCGATTTTATAATCAACGTTTGCTGATTCACCTGATTTATAAAAACTTGTGATTGCGTGTACTAATTTTACATCACGAATAGGTTTATATTGTACTGTCATATTCTTTTACCTTTTAATTAAATTGCTATCTAATAAGTACCTGTATAAAGAAACAGGACTATATTTGTGTGGTCGTTTTAGTTTTAATGCCTCAGCACACCACTCTGAACAGAAATAACGAGATTTTGCATTACCAAAACCTAATATTACACCACAAGCACCAAAAAAGTCATATTTACAACCTACTGTTTTGTTGTAAATAGACTTAATATCTGATACTTTGATTTTAGACTGATCAATTTCCACTAAATCCCATCTTTCAGGTTGTAGTTCCATATATTTTTTACGAACGCCACCATCACGATTAGAACTAGAATAGCAAGTATAATTTGTATCATTTTCTTCTTGTATTGCTATCTCACAATGACTGTATTTGCCCCTTGTGAATAGTTTAATAATTTCATCAAAAAACCTAAAATAAGCGTTTTGTAATGAATCTAATTTTCTTTTGTGTTTATAAAAAGCTACATATATTTTCATAATTTTTATTTTTTTTATTTTAACTATTTATATAGTCTAGATTTTTAGCATAGCCTATTAATAAGGTAATGCTAAATTTTCAGATATGCTTAAAATAAGTTGATTAAAGCTAGTAGTTATAGACTGACTATTATTGTACTTGAAACATTATCAGAAAAACATACCTTCTTATTTGAATAATTGATGCCATTTACTGTTTTAGCATTGAAGTCTATGTTACTATATCTTGGTGCAATAACGTATTCACCACTATCAGTCAACTTTGACCCAGAGTTAGGATAGTAAATTTTACCATATACACTAGATATTTCTAATCCATAAGCAGGCTTAGATGTATCATTATAAACTTGAACTACCTGTAAAGATCTCATCATCTGAAACATGACATATCCACCAATCGACATTACATGGAATATTGTCTCAGCTACTTGCGGATCTCCTACATAAAATCCGTGCTTAACAGCCATACCAGATGAGTTAAATGCTGCGTAAACATCACCTGCCCCTTGTTGACCAAAGGCAATACCTACTTTAAATGTAATAGTTGGTAAGCTATGATTGAACCAATTAGACTTTGAATTTGCACTGCTAAAATCAGGTGACCCATTAGGATGAAACTTGAAGTTGTACCTATTAGCCCAAAAGTTATTATCATTAAATATGGAGAAATCCCAAAAGTACAAGGCATTACTAAGCCTATTGAATCTTTCTATATTTGAATTAACACCTCTTACACACTCATTAATTACTCTAAGTGGGTCTCGTGGGTAATTCGGTGGAGGTGGCAAATTAGAGTAGTGCTTAATAACTTTACTATTTACTAGGTTCAATGAAGCCATACCATCTATTTTCATAGAGTAATTAGACTCCCTGTTCTGTATAATACGTATTGTACCGTTATTTATTTCAACACCAACTTGATTATTTGGAATATTTGGGTAAAATCCGTAAGCCATAACTAATTACCTAAATAAACTTCACCCCAATCACTCTTAATATCAAAGCTATCAATTAAGCTTGGGTCTGTTAAACTATCTAATTTATGTTTCTTCTGTTCAGCTACTTGAAAAATCCTTTGACCTGTAACAAAGATATGATCTGTTAAATCATTCAAATCTTGTAAACCGATTTGAACATACGTATTATCCATAGTCTTCCAAGTAATGCGTTCATCTTTATGTGTTTCTAAGTAAGTCTTAGCCCTATCATAAGATAATTGAGAAGTTACATCTGTGTTAAACCACTTAGGCTCACCATTTACAATCATTTTTACACCTGATTGTAATTTCTTTTCTCTTTCTTTCTTAATTTCTTCCCAAATTAACTGTTTCTTTTCTTGAATATAACTAGCTAACTTGGATTGATTAACAACCCAAGTATGTGTTTCATTATTCCAATCAGAATAAGTATTTGGTGCTTTACCTGATAATCTAAGCTGTTTATTTTCATCAACCCAGAAATGACCATTATTATCTAAGTTTTGTTGAATTAAATCAGCTTCTTGATCAGTTATCAGATAGGTATCGTTAGTCATCTCTTCCTTTCTGTTTATTTCAGATAGAAGTTTTGAATTAAATAAAAATACTCTCATTTTTAACCTATATTATTACAACTGATAAATTTTCATTCCAAGTATGACTCATGTTTTCAACAGATGGTGTATTCATCATACTTTTCAAGAATTATACCATAAGTCATATTATTTGCCCCTAGATAAGCAATACTCCTTAATGGCTTTACTTACTTTGCTATTTACAGTGTAAGGCATATATCCATACTCTTCATCAATATAACTAAAGTTATAGCAATTAACAGTTAAAACTTTATTATCCAATGTTACTACTTTATGAACATTTTTACTCACAGTATTTCCACAAGCAGTTAAAACTAAAGATAACATTGCAATTGATAATAGTTTTTTCATTTTTGTTTCTCCTATGTAGATTTCTATAAAAACTATGGAGACTCTAGCATATAAAAATACTAGAGTCAATAGTTTTTTATTCACTAACTACATTTCCAACTAATACATCAGAAATAACAAACTCACCATTTAGCTTATTATCCCAACCTGTTTCTATATATTCAGAATGTTCCCCTGTTGGTTGATTAAAGTCAATAGGGTGATTTGAATAATCAGGGTGATATTGACCTGTTAGGTCATCAGGTAATTGTAAAAATTTATCTCTAAATTCGCTTAGATCATAAATTTTCTTAATTTCACAGCCATGAAAATTTGAATTAATATCTGAGCAAGCTAATCTAAGTGCAAATAAGCAAGGATCAATACTAAAGTTCATCTTATCGTAACTACTCCCTACTTGATTAAATGTTACCTGCCCTGATGTATCTCTATTAAAAAAGGCTTTAGCAAAAGCCTCTTTAGATTCATAACTTGCAATACTTAATGCTACTTCCCTGTTTAGAAGATCAACCTGATACGAGGTTACCACATGAAATCTACCAATATGAGAATATAGACCTCTACTAACTTTTATTTCTTTTTCAATATAGTACATTTTTGATTTACCATAATCTACCAAGTTTAACTTTAGGTACACCATTCTCCATTACTGCTATATACCTATTTTTAGCGTCTAGAACAATACCATTAGCTCTATCGTCACCCCAAATTTCAACAAGTCCTTCAGGTTTAACAATGAATTTACCGTTGACATTTATCGGATCCCAAGCCCATCCTCCACGTATCTCAATAGCATTAGTTCTGATAACACCATCAGATGATAAGTGTGTACCGGTACCACCACCAGTCCACCATTCACTAACAGACCCATCAGGATTTAACTTATGTGCATTACCGAGAGATATTTCACCAGCATTCACTCTTCCAAATACCCCTGACATTGCCGAAACACTATCAAAAACAGCATTACCCTGAACATCAATCATTGACATTGGTCCAGGAACCCAAGGACTAGGTGTAGTTTGATTAGGTTTTGCTTCTTCTAACATAGGTCTATAAAAGAAAAAGAATGGATCATTTGCTGTTTTCTTCAAAGTAAAAGCAATACATACATAGTCAGTCTTAGCTACAAAGCTACCATAACATCTAGCATTATCACCCCTGTTATATATTTGCTCACTACCATTTTTATTACACAATACCTCTGTATTATAACTATGATAATTCCAAGGGTCTGAATAGTTTTCAATAGCAATAATTCCACTAGCCCTGTGAACTGAAGCATAAACTGAAACTATATAACGCTTTCCTGGAATAACTTTTACAACCTGGCTAAACCACCCATTCCACTTATCAGCCAAGTTTTTATTCCCATCACCTTGAATAAATACAGTATTTGGTGAGCTTGCTTCATTATAATCACCAAACCAATTTCTATCTCTATTTCTAGCAATTCCTATATTACCTTCACGATCCCACCAGTTCCAACCTAAGATATAGTTTTTCCATGTTCTCCAATTACCTGTTTGTCTTACTTTTTCAGGCATTGATGGAGTACTTTTAAATCCAGCATTAATTAACATATTCTCACCTGGTTGTAAGACTAAATTAGAAGTTCTTACAGTGCCACCATCAATAATAGTTCCAACACCACTATTTGACCACGCACTCGGACCAGTAGCATTTTCGCTACACTGCTCTAACATTGGTCTAAAGATAAATGATTGAAGAACAGAGGTTGAATCTTCATTTGGTAAGTTCGTCTGTTCAAGGGCTACCCTTAAATTAGGTGAAGTTGCTTTAAATTTTACAAACAGCCTAGCATAGTTGTTTAAATCCCTTCCACCTCTGACCCTTGTAAAATCAGACATACTTAATGTTTTTACAAATTCTCCGCTACTATTTATCTCTTCAGCTCTTAGTCTACACTGGGAACCATGAGATGCTACCCAAGCTGATAACATATACCACGAACCGACTGTAACTGAAAGATCCTGATATAGAAGCCCAGTTCTCTCTTGAGGTCTTCTAGTTCTATTATCATTTCTGATATTTAGACAAAGCTCACCAGGTAAGAATTCAACGTCAGGAGACCAGTCAGAGTTTCTAGCCCTAGCCTCGAAAAAATCCTGACTACCACCTTCTTTAGTATACCTCCATCCTACAACTGAATTCAACGGTAGTCTATAATCATTAGCTGTACTATCATCTGAAGATGACATTATAGGGTTTTTAAGTAAGTTAGTGCCTCTGGTAAATGCTACTTCACCATTAAACATGATTTTCTTATCCGTAGCACTAATAGAGAATGGTGTATAGTCATTAGCACCATTAGCTATCTTAAAATTATCAGCATTAATAGCAAAATTGTTAGTATCACCATTTACTGTAGATTCCCAACCAACAGCCTTACCGTTAGCATTGACTTTAAGACCTATTTTAGCATTAACTTTTCCACTAGCATCTACAGCTAATTGTTTAGTCTCAACAATTGAGGCATTGATACGTTCAATAGCTGTCTTAGCATCATAAACTAGTCTAGGATTTCTAATTTGAATTGTACCTGTTGAAGTCATTTCAAAAAGACAACCAAAATAATTCCTAGTTTCATTAGCTTTAATAGACGGGGTTGTTAATGTTACTTGATAAGTTCTCCATTCATCAACTAAAGGAACACTTGGAATATTACTATTCCTATACTGTTTAGCATCATTAGTATCTTTATAATAAAGCCTTAAGATTGGTTTTATTATATTTCCTTCAATATTTGATCTAGCCTCAAAAGTAAGCAAATAAGGTAAATCAGGTTGAACAGTAGTTAAAGCTTGACTTGCTTTTTGATCATTACTCCTGTCACCTTCTTTACTATGTTGATAAATATTTTTCCAATTTACAGTATCGCCTCTAAGTGTAGCAACACCATTTTCAATAATTTGTGATTGAGTTTCATCTATACTTTTATCAGCATACCAATTTAAAGTATCAGTAAATGAGAGTAAGTTGTTTTGATCAGCACTTAATCTAGCATCAAATTGAACTTTTAACTCGCTTGATTTCTCAGCAGCAACCCTATTAGCTGTAGATTCAGTATTAGTTCTTTCAGCAACAATAGCTGAATTTATCCTACCATTGACTGTATTAAAATTAGATTCTAAAGAAGTTGTTTTCTCAGCTAACGATTGATATTTATCATTAGTAGTTCTCTTAAGCTCATCTATCTTTGATTCAGCACCTTCAAATTTACTATTAACTTCGCTTTTAAATGTAGTAAAAGCCCCTCTATCTGTAGCTTGAGTAGATTCTATTGTTCTGATTTTACCTTCTGCTGTATCTAATCTAGTTGCTTGCTCATCTACTTTTCCTGTTAATGCTTCATTTGCTTTTGTAATAGCTTGTCTTTCAGCTCTATTTGTTGCTTCAGACTGGTTATATCTAGCTGTTAAACTTTCAACTTTACCTAATACTGTTTCTTGTGCATTTGATACTAAGGTTTTAGCTTCTTCAAATTTACCATCAGCATAGATAGCAGCCATATTCATTCTTAATTCAGGCTTACTAATAATTACCGCTTGTCTTTCAGCTAAAGTATTTGAATTAGTAAATATCACTAATTCAGCTTTATCAGCATTATCAGGAACTGTTAAAGTTTCGCTTATTCTAGTATAATCTGTAAAGGTAGCTAAATTTTCTTGTGATAAATATTCACCATCTTTATTTAAATATCTAACTACAATCTGTGCATTAGTATTATTTAAATTGTGTGCGTGTAATCCAACATAAATCTTATCATTTGGATTTACAACTAATTGACCTTCAGGAACTAAGCTATTGCCCCAAAATTTAAGATAGTAATTTGAAGGTGCTTTTGTTTTTAATTCTTGACTTTGATTATCTTGGAATGTAATTACACTAAATTTGTTTTTAGGTTCACAATTCCAATTTTCTAAACTAGATACTGTCCTTTCACCTGTGATTTGAACTTGACCTTGTGAATCAAGTGTGCTAGTTACTTCTGTTTTTGTGAAAGTAGGATTAATAATAGCATTGCTTAGATCACGCTTAAATTTAGTATTCAGTGTTTCAAATTTTGCTGCATTACTTGAGCGTTCACTATTTACTACTTGGGTTAGGCTATCTACTTTAGATTTATTACCACCAACTTCACTAGTAAGGTTTTCAATTTTACTAGATTCAGCGGTAAGTTTTCCATCTAATTCATTAACTTTATTCTGAATTTGCTGTGTAGTGGTGCTAAATCCATTTTTAAGCCTTGTTTCTTGTTCCCTTAAGGTAGTAGCTATACTTTCCCTATCAGTGTTTTGTGTTGTTTCTAAGGCTTTTATAAGGGCTTTATTCTTTTCACTCTCACTATTATCTTGCATATCTAGCTTAGTGACTAAAATTTTACCACCTGTTTTAGTAGTAACAATTAGTGCTGGACTTGCATACTGAGCATGCATTGGGATTTTAGTATTATCTGTTGTTGGCCAGCTTGTTGTATTTCCTGAAATTTGACCTTCTAAAACAACCCAACCTTTGCCTGCATTAGTTTTGCTATCAATTAAAGGGTATTGTGGGCTTGTTTGAATGTTAGTGATAAAGTTTTTATCTTTATCAAAACACATCATTACTAATTCAGCTTTAGTGATCCCATCAGGACATTTTACAACACCTGTTAAAGAATAACTATGACCTTGCTCAATGCGTGTAGGCTCGTTTGAATGAATTGTAACAGGCATATTTCCTAGTGCCTGTAAAGCCATTTTCTGTGGTGCTGAATTATCTTTAGTATCTACAACACTAACTTCGCCTTGTAAAGTAGTCCAGCCGTTAATATCATCTTCAAAATTATAGTTAGGAAAATGACTACCATTAATACTAGACCTTAACGCATTAAATCGTTTTGTACTAGCCCTATCTTTTTCAGCTACTACATTTTCTAAAGCGGTTAATTTAGCTTGGGAATTTACAGTTTTAGCATCAACTTGATTAAGTTTTTCATTTAGTGATTTATCAGCATTAGTCAAGCTAGTGATTTCTTCAGTTCTACGTGTTTCATTTTGATTGTAAATATTTCTAAAATCTGTAACTTGATTAGTAATTGATTCTAATTCATTTGACTTAGTTTCTAATTCTTGTCTAACAGTTCCAATCGCACCTTGAACTTGTGCAATTTTGGTGTTAGTTTCCCTAGCATAAGCTTCTTGTTCAGTAGCTCTAGCAACTTTCTCTTGTTGTAAGCCACTAACCGCACCTTGTGCAACAGCACTAATTGTATCAATCCTTTCAGCGTGTTCATTAGATTTTCGTTCTAAAGTAGAAATACCTGTACCGTGATCTAATAGCTGTTGTTTAACGCCTAAAATATCTTGGTCTAGTCTATCCCTTAAGCCTGAAATTGTACTATTTATTTGTTGTTCAGTTTGCTGTACAATCGTTCTTGCACGTTCTAACTGTCTAGCTAATTGTTCACTTAATTGGTCAGAAAAACCACTGTATAAATTATCAATTAAACTTCTAGCTAATTCTGTTTCTGTAATTTTGCCATGTAAAATGCTTAAAATTACATCAGCCCAATTGGTAGCATCTAAACTGACTTTATTAGATGGATTACCTGCTTCATTATTATCAAAAGCCCTTACGAACCATTGAGGGTGTTTAGCTAAATCAATATTGCTTGACAATAATAAGTGATAATTCTTACCTTTTTCAACAGTTGCAATAATTTCGTTAAAGCCATCAATAACTTGATAAACTTTTACTACATAATCTTTCTTATAACTTGGTGGATTCCAACGTAATTCAGCACCACCAATATTAGGAATAATATATAATTGACTAATATCTAGGGAAGTAGGGTTTTCACTACCTAAAATTTGTTTCTTGACAATTTCTTGAATTTTATCATCAAGACCGCTACCTTCGCCTAAATCTTCAACAACACTTTCAACAGTTTCTCTTAAATCTTTTGTAAAAGTATCTAATAATGCAACACTAGCTACTACCCTTTCTTTATCTTCAAGGCTCATATTCTCTAGTTGTTCTTTTGAACTTGCTACTTTTACAAATCCTTCACTGTCTATTGAAGGTGTATCAGAAAATCTTAAAAACTTATTTTCTTCTTGGCAACCCATTTTAAATACCTTTAAAAAAGAGGGGTATTGCTACCCCTAATTGTTTATTTTAATAATTATCAATCACTAGGATTCTGATATTTTTTACTTTTGGTCTATTTTCATGGTGTGTTGTTTCAAGCTTGATTTTTAACCTACTTGATCCACGTTGAACACCTTTGACTTCATATATCACTGTTTGCCAGTTATCACCAATTGGCTCACTAGATTTCATTGCTAATTCAGTATATGCACTATCATTTTTAGCATCATCACCTGATTGATAGTAAGGAATTACTTTACAACCACTTTCAACTAATTGATCTAATACTACTTGGATAGCTGCTGGACTTACTTGACCATTTTTGATTGACCATTGGCGACCTACATAGGTGCTTGGTGAAATCGCTGTACCTGTTAATAGTAAAAGACCTGGATTAATCATAGGTGAATGTGCCTGATTAGTTGTTCTTAATTCAGCAAAAATCTCAATATTGCCACTTGATTTTTTAATTGGCGTTGTGAAAACTGTTCTATTTAAGGCTAAATCAATTCTTTGACCACCTACTTGAGCATAGAACCTAACACTTGTTGATTCATTAGTTTTCACTTGACCAACTAAACGCAAGTCAGTAATATTTTCTTGTCTAGCATTTGGTGTTAATGTACCTACTTTGATTGTTCTAGTAGATTCATAGTTTACCGCATGAAGCTTATAAACCATATCACTATCTTGAACAGATACCCAAGTTCTTTCATTCGCTGATAAGAATAGTACACCATCATCTACTTGAGTTTTAACATATTGATTGGTATTAATATCACGCTCACCAACTTTAGCAATAGCAACTTTACCTTCAAATGATTCAGTGATAATAATCAACGAATATTCTTTATCTTGTTGTAATGATACTTTGCTCTCTAGTGGGATCTTATTCCAACCAATTCTTAAATCTTTCACAGATGAAATTTCACCATAGCCTACCAATTTGAAAATATCAGGTTGTCCTGCTGTATTTTCAACAATCTTACAATACAAAATCTTAGTTGGTAATTCAGTCAAATAACAACTCACCGCACTAATATCAACAGGTGCTCTAGGAATGAATGATTGTGCCACAGGGTCAGTCATTCGTCTAAATCTTCTAGAACTGAAACTACTTTGTCGTCTAGTTTCTTCCTGAGCCCTTTGTTTTGCTAATTGATCTTCATAACTAGATCTTAATCTATCAGCTTGTTCAATAGATTGTTTAGCCCAATCAGGATTCATAAATACTTTAACTTTATCAACAATATCACCACTCATTTGTAAGTGAGATAAGTTATTACCTTTATTATTCAACACAATTTGAATAATATGTGTACCTTGTGATAAGTTTAAGTTTACCGTTTGAATATTATTGTTTGTGATAGGTCTTGACCAAACCGCACGACCATCTACATAAACAAATACATCATCGTCATTAGTAACGAATGATAACTGTCTTGTAGTGCTTTCTTTTACAATAACACCCATTTCCCACATTTGTGAACCTGTGGTAGCGGTATTTGAACCTTGGTTAAAGTTAATATTACCATTAGTATATTCTGTACCAGCATATACTTTAACAAATTGATTAGGATTAGTTAAATTATTAACGCCACTTGTATAATGGATATAATAACCTGGTAACTGTTTAGCAACAGCCTGAATATCACCGCTTAAACGATTAATATCAGCATTAACTCGATTGAAAGCTGCTGTCATATCACTTCTTAAACGATTAACACTATTAGAAAGCTCTTGAGTTTTTTGCTCTAAGTTTCCAATACGCTTACGAATTTCAGCTAGTTCAGCCTCTAAATCAGTTCTTAGTTGATCAATATTATTTTGTAATTGTGCATTAATTTCAGCTTGTTTAGCTAAGTTTAATTGCGTGTAGTAGTTATTATAGCTTTCATCATTACGTTTAAGCTCAAATACTCCAACAGCAATAGCACCACTTGCTAAACCAATAGCGTGTACTTCATAGCTACTATACAATAAGCCTTCAGGTAAATTAAGCTCATAATCAGCATTACCTTTGCTATCTGTAGATACAGTACCTTGATCAACACCCCTAAACTTAATTTTAACTTGTTCAGAACCATTGAATTTACCTAATTTTACTTTCACTTTAAAAGGTCTAGGTAATTCAGTGCCATCATATCCTGGATCCCACATGTTACCATAAATAACGCCTGGATTTACTAAACAACTTGCAACAGGTGCTGATTGTGTAGTGGCGTAAGGGTTAATACGTTGGTCTCCTGTATGTACTGTTTGACTTGCTACATCATATTCTAATTGCGTACCTAAGCCAATAAATTCAGTATTTAAGATTGTGCTTGTACCAAAGTTTGAACCAATATCTAAAATACCATCTTGTACCCTTGCATTTTGTGTGATACCTTTATCACGCATATTCTCATTTTGCAAGGAATCTACAATAACACCTCTTTTATTTGTTACCATATCCATTTCACGTGCTTCTTCTTTTAAAGAAAGCTGTAAAATGTTGTATTGAACATCTGAAAGCTGATTACGCATTTTCTTCAATTCACTAAATGGGATCATAGTCACCATATCATCTTGTGTGATTCTTGGCTCTTGACCATACATTAGTGTTACAACACCAATTGATAATTCAGTTGCATTATCTACACTTGGTGGAATGATATTTGAAGGTGTATCAGGAATACCTTTTACTACTACTACTTGACCATTTTTGATTACAACCCTATCCATTCTTGATAAATAGAATTGGTAAGTAACCGATAGCTGTGTATTGTGTACTAATTGAGCTACATCAGCATTTGCAAGCTGTAAACGGTTAGCTACCACGCTTGCATTGAATGTACTCATATATTGATATTTTACAGTATAGCTAGATCCTGGGGCTGGTTCTTTACCACTTGGAGTCCAACTAATTTTATCACCTACTTGAACATAGTCAGTAATGTTATCATATACAGTAGATCCTTGTTTAACTTCAACAATGCGTAAAACAGGTCTATTTGGTAAAGTATCTTCACCACCAGCTGTACCGCCACGGTTAATTGTTTCAGTGATTTCTTTCGTACCAACCACATTAGTAATTGCTTTTGGTGGTAAGTTCCTTAATGTATAATTTGATTGACCTTTAATAAAGATAATAGGTTCACTAGATACATTCCTTACATTTTCAGTAACAGGGTCTAAAGTGATTAATTTACTAGTAGAAATTTTAGTCTCATCACCATTTACCCTAGCTACGCCACTAGTTAATTCAATAGTATGTTTACCATCTTCCCTAGTTAAGTTAGTAGGTTTAAGAATTAAGCCATCAACTACATAAGAACCATGAACGCCTTTATCATATACTGAAATTGATTTATTGATATAATCCCTATTACCGTTGCTATTTGCTGAACTTGCAATAATAGAACCATTTTCAATAGTGAAAACAGGGAAGAATAATTGTCCTAATTTTACTTGGTCATTTTTTACCCATCTACCAACTACTTTCTTACGATATGAAGTTTCTTCATGATAGAAAGGTGATTCAGGATCAGGTTGTAGAATTTTCTCATCTTCAACACCTGTAACTAATGTTTCTTCAACTAAAACACCAATTGTTTCTTGTAAGCCTGATAAAGCAATATTAGCTTGTGGTGTATAAACAGGTAAACCTTGAACAGAGATAGTAGATTCATCAATAATAATCTGATTTCTATTTAAGGTTAAAATTTCACCACCTTTAGTGATAGTACCATTTGATACTAAAAAATTACCTATACTTGAGGTATAACCTAATTGAATATCTTGCATTTCATTCAATTCGGCTGATTGTAATTTAGATCCAGCTGTGAAAACTACTGACCTATAGTTTTTGCTTGGATCATAGTTATTATATGATTGTTTTTGTGCCATTGATTAAAACCTCAAAATAAAATCACGTTTCTGTGCAACAGTTGGATCACGCACTAATTTAGGAATGTTTGCACTACAGATAAGATAACCACTATCTGTTAATTGTAGTGGATTTACAAAGCTTTTATCTGTTACTTCGCTATTAAATTTAGTACCAGCTGCTACACCTACTTTATAGATTGTAGAGCTACTTGCATCTGATTGATTATGTGTTACTGACAATAATAAACATTCAGTAGGGGTATCTGATTCAATCCAACGATAGCCACCACTTTCAATATTACCACTAGGGTCTTGTTTTACATATTTTTTAGTAACAATCAATCTCCTACAAATCTCATTGTCAAATCTTGTCTTTGTTGGATCAATAGTAGGTGGTGCATCAGTCCATTCAGTTTCATTATCGTCTAATCCACCCCATACTAAATATAAGTCCTTCTCCATAAATGATTGAGCAATAGCAATTGAACAAGATTTATTCATTACTGTGTTAATTTGTGCCATTCAATTATTCCTCTGATTTTTCTTCTTGTTTGCTTTCTAAGTCAGATAAGAATAGCCAAACTCCCTGTACTTTTCTCATTAACCTACCATCAGCCCTATGAAACAGCGAACCATCAGCAACATTTTCATCGCTAGGTGGAAAATCTGTTCCATTTACATAAAATTCTGGTTGATTCATATTATTTACCTTCTCCTGTTAGTGCGTATCTAATATTTTCTAAATTGTTTCTATCATTTGTAAAGTTATTATCCATTCTAATATCAAGGGTTGCTGTACAATCAGCAAAATGACTGAATGCTTGTTCTTGGTAAGTATCAACACTTGCACTATATGACATTTCAACATAATGACTAAATGAATGACAAAACTTAACAACTAAATCTGAATCCAATACATTAAAGCCTTGATCAATATCTTTGTTTGAATCATCAAGTCTAAAGTTATTGTCTAAATAATGACAAGATATATCAAAATCCCAATCCGAATCAGCTTCATTAACTTTGTCTTTAATATCAGTACAGTTTGTAATTGTTCTTAATCTTACACAAGTTGGCAAGAACTTTTTAGCTAACTTTTCAAATTTAACTAAATCTTCAACATTAACTACTACACCGTTTTTTACAATAATTGTAAGCCAAACACACCCATTGCGATCCCTTAGCAATTGAAAACGTTCATAATCAATCTTAATAATTTTTAAAATTGTTTCAATTGCTTCAGGTTTACCTTTCTGTTTAATTAAGCCTGAATAAAGCATAGATATAGTCTTTTTATCTATATCATCTTTAAGTAGTTCAGCAATTTCAGAACCACCTAATAGGCTTATAATATATTCAGGGCTATAATAAGGATTGTCAGGATTATATAAATTAACTACAGATTCAGTTTGCTGTGTATAAAATTTAGCTATGCCTTTCTCTAAAATATCTGAAAAGATAATAGGTAAAGAGTCATAACGCATATTTGGAGGATATAGAGAAAGAACATCAATAGGCTTATTTTCTGTAGTCATACTCATATTTATACTCCGTATATCCCCTAGCTATATCTACACCTTGAGATACTGAAGCTGTTATACCATTTGTAATATATTCAAATTCTAAACTTGCAATTCTGAAATATTGATATTCTTTTGCTTGTTTGTCTTGGATAGGATAGTCAATGTAAACTCTAGCACCTGTAGGCAAGTCTAAACTTGCAATACTAGCCATAGTGAAATTAGATCCTAACTTCATACATTGAAAATTCAAATGGTCTTTTATAAGCTGTTCAACACTATCTTTCATTTTAGGATCAGGAATATAAATTTTAACTTTAGCCTCAACATCTATAGGACTTGGTGGGTAAACATAAAAAGCTGTACCCATCATTGAGTGTTTTTCTAAATAATCTTCAAATTCCTGTAATTGTGTAGGTGTAAATTTCTGTTCATCTTGCCTTAAATAAAATACATCAACAGTACAACATTTATCTGTATGTGGTCTAGCTTTACAACTAACTAAACCCTCATAACTTGCACCAATATATTCATAATCTGAATAACTAATTAGATTTCGTTGTGTACCATAATAACCTGGTGCCAACGCTACCATTTTATCTGTGGAATCAGGATTAGAGCCTTGGTCAATAATCTTAGATTCTATAATTTCAGCATCAATATTTAATTTCAAGTCATCAACATTGAAATTCATATCTAAAAACTTATCAGCTGGTACAACATATTCAAATCTTAATTGACTAGCTAATTCTACTTTTCGACCTTGTGAACCATTACCAAAGATTAAATAAACACCTTCTTTGTGCGAACGGATCAATACATTTTCTTTATTCAGTTCTTCTTGAATAGTAGTAAGCTTTATATGTTCATCATTGATAAATAAATCATAAAACCTATTATCTACTACGCCATCAACTGAAAATGAATAATAATCTTTTGTCTCATAAATTGTTCTTTCAACTTTTACCCAATCACCAACAACTAACTCTAATATATTATCGCCATATTTTATGATAGTATCTTCAGTTAAGCAAACATTCCTACCTTTAATATTGCCAATCGGTGTGAATCTATCCCAAGCTACATTTCTTGCACTATTAAATTTAACTTTTATTCTTGGTGCAGCTTTCCTATTATACACATAACCTAATGTACTTGCAATAGTCATCACTGTACTTGGTAATGCTGAATAATCTAGCATACTATCTTTCCTAGCCATATAGCTGTTAAAGCCAAGAAAAGCGGTAGTAGCTGCTGCTATATCAATTAAGTTAGTACCTGCACCACTTTCAAAAAAGTCTTTCCATTTTGATTCATATTCAGGCTTAGATTCTACATAATTCTTCAAAAACTTTTTGACTTCAGGAAAGTTTATTGATTTTAATTCTTTTAAATTCATCGTGTAATACCTATTTCAAAATTATGTAATTCTGCTGGATTAGTTTTAATTCTAAATGCTATATTTACCCAATAAACACCATTTTGATAATCAGCCACAATATTAGATAAACCAGGCTCTACTGTTACCCTAGGTTCCCAGCGAGCTAGTGCTATAATTATTTCATTCATTAAAGCAAAACTAGTGTGATCGTCCATAATTTCAAATAGATATTTATGTATATCAGATCCGAATTCAGCATTAAAAATCCTAGTACCTTTCCTAGTAGATAATATATTTTTAATGGATTGCTTGATTGCACCTACATTATATAAATACTCACTATCAAGCGTTTGATCCAAATCTGAATATATCTGAACTCCATTATCCATATATTAAACCTCTTATTATTTTTGTTCATTTGGAATTGCTGTCGGGCCATGAAAACCTTCATGCGTATGTGAATTATAAATATCACGATCCCCTTGCATTGTTCTAACTTTATCTTTAACTTCACCTGTTGATTCTAATTGTTTTGTAGTAAATTTAGCAAGTTGTGGAACAGTGAATAACCAAGTAGATTTAACAGATGATTTACCATTTCCTGGGGTTTTTAAATCAAAATTACCGTTTTCATCTATAGTAAATTCAAAGCCTGAACAGTGATGAAACTTGAATTCTTTTGTTTTTCTATCATTATAATAATACGTTCCATTACTGTCTAAATAACCATATCTATCAGGGTAATTCTCTTTAAAAATATCAGGAACTTCGTTAATATGCCATCTACTAGAATAGTGTGGCATTTGTGAATCACCTGTTGGAAAATCAATAACTAATTCTGTACCGATTTCAGGAATAATCACTTGGCTAAATTTATCGCTTTCACCAAATCCACTAGGAAAAACAGGTAAGCACCAAGGTAAATCTTCAGTAGCCCCTTCCAAAACACCTGGGACTACTACTTTTAATCTACACTTTTTTTCAGGGTCATTGTTATCTACAACTCGTCCTTTTTGTGGCTTTTTTAAAGGGTCATCAAACTGATCACCCCTTATAACACTTGACATATTAATCATTCTTATCTGACCTCATTAGGGTTATCCCTACATAATGTAACTAAGCCTACATATCTATTATTGTAGATCCTATGACAAACCCTTTTAATTAAGTATTTCCCTTGTGTATCTTCAGCTTTATGTTTATCATACAAAAAAGCAATATCAGTTACATCACAAGGTATAAATTGTTCGGTAGCTATTTTTACAGTGTGTGAATTGAACTTAGTTAAGCAACGCATTGTATATTCTTTTCTAGCATAATAGCTATCGTGCATATTATCTTTGGATTGATAAGATACGGTAGCAAATCTTCTACTTGGATTAGTAGATTCATCTTTACTAGTTTGTGCTAGTGTAGGAGCTTTTCTTGCTGTTACATAATCTGATTCCTTCTTGTCAGCATTATGTACAATTCTAGATTGGCTATATCCACTAAGATAATCAATAGTACCTGTATTTGATCTATATTCAGGATTTTGAGTATATACAATAGGCGAAAAACCATTTGTAGGACTTTTTAAATCAGGAACGAACGCCCACTTACCAACGCCACTACCAGCTTTTGTTTTTTCAAAAGACCTACACAAGAACTTACTATCAGGCGTAATGCCTATCAACATTAAATCATCTTGGCTAGGTAAAACAGAATGAAACCACAATTTATCTACCATAGCACGATCAGAGATATTTGATTGCACCCATTTCATCTTATCAACCGTATCATCAATATTGGTATTAAATGCAAAACCATTTCTACCAGCTATCATTGATAATAAAGCAAGGGATTTTTCATTAGTTGTACTGATTTTAGTATCTACTGAATAATTAATTGCTTGGTGTGTTAGTAGCAATTTGACATTAACATTGTTGTCTTCTTCTTTTAGTTTCTTTCTACTAAAAATAGTAAAGTTACCAATAGCTAAGTTATTTTCATCATTACCAACGCCAATTGTGATTACTTTTCCTTGGTTAAGCTCATGAAATTTTTCTTTCTGTCTTAAAGTAAAAACAATTTCACAACTTGGCATTATATTACCAGCTTCTGAAACCATTTTGAATGAATTAATATCGTAATATGCCAAAGTATCTAAAGGTGCTGATAAACTTAAAACCCACTGTCCTTTTACGCCTATTGTTTTCATGTTATAACCTTTCTATATCTACTACTGTGCTTATATCATTCAATTTAGGTCTATTGTGATTATTATCATTATTATTCAAACCTAAATATAAACCATCTAAATCTTCCCTTGTTGGATAGCGTAACACTAACCCACGTTTTAAGTCTTTAGGTAGCCTTAATTCATTAAGCACCATTAAAATCCACCAAAACTGAGTTTGACCTAATCCATAGATCCTTTCTGATATAAGTTCAGGTCGCCCTTCTTCAACTGTAACCGTATAAGTCTTATATTTCTTAAGGTTTTTCAGCTTTCTTAAAAATTCACTATCAATAATATCAAAGTAAGCATATTTTGAATTTACAGGTGCGTTGAACTTCATTATATCAAACTTATCAACATAAGACTGGTTTAAATTTAGTTTAAACGTTGCCATTACTACCCCCTGTAAATGTTTTAGCTATTTCAGTAGCTACGCTTGAACCTAAGTTAGCTACGCCACTAACAGCATTCCTAGCTGTATCTATTGTACTATCTACTACTGATCCTACCCAACTTTTGCCTTTTCCATTATTAGTAAAGATACCTGCTATTGATTTAGTTGCTTGGTCAGGATTTCCAACTACACTTAGACCAGCTTGTCTTTGCGTAATATACATAGGGGTTTCATCACTGTACCTGATTCTATCTGTAATGAATGAAAAATTTAACTGAACATATAAAGGGGCTGTTGGTTGATCTAGATTGTTATAATTTCTTGGATCACCTAATCTTACTGTCTCTTTGCTTACTGTAATTCTAACACCTGTACAAGCTAAATGTGTAGCTGTAAAGTGATTACCCATTCTGATAGCCCAAGTGTTTTCAGCATGACCTTTATCGTCTAAAGTTTTAGTTATACCATATAAGTAACCACCTGGTGCTTCTAAAATACCACCACTGTATGTTGGGCTAGTTAATGCTAAAGCTGTTTGTGCCTTTTGTAGAACATCTGTATCTTCATTTAAAGTGTACATTGTAACAGTAACATCAAAGCTATTAAACTCATTTCCTTGCCATAAATTACGTGTTTGTAATGGATTCAATACTTGACCACCACCGTCTTGATTGGTTAGGAAACTTGATGCCATGTTAGCACCTTTAGTAACTAAATCCATACCTTTTCCTAGCATACCACCAAAACCAGGCATACTATTATTGTATGTTGATTGGTTAGTTATTTTAGGGTCTTCTTGTAAAAATCCTGTAAAGATATGTGTACCTTTGACACCACTATAAATAACTGTGCAAGATAAAGGGGAACCAGCATCCCCTTGTATCATATTATAAAATTGATTTACTTTTGACATACTTTATTATCCTAATTGCATACGATTAAACATAGACAATCCTACATCGTGGATAATATCATCAAAATACTCCTCACGATCAACTGATTGACCTTGACCTACTGTAGATCCATTTGAAACATTGTTTTGTACATAATTTGGAGCTTGTTGTAATGCTCTTTGTTGTGCTACTTGGATCTTAGTTTGTTCTTTTGCGGTAGGTGTTTGTGTAATAAGTTGTGGAATATTTGATACAACACTATTAATAGGATTAGTAACAATATCAGATATGCCATTTATAGCCCCTGAAACGCCCATAGACAAACTTTCAAAGCTAGACATAGGATTACTAGAGGTAGCCTCAGAAAGTCCTGCCATGCTTGAATTAGGGCTATTCTCAACGTTTTTTATAGGTTGAGGTGTAGGGTTACTATTAGAATCATTGTTCATCTGGTCAGGAACTTGTGTATCCCCAGCACCAGCTAAACTTGATTTAGCAATAGATAAAGGTTGAATATGTTGTCTTTCCATAGGGTCATTTGGCAATGGTCTATAGAATCCATATTTTTTCAATAACCCCATTCTTTCAAGTTCTTGAGCTTGATTAGGTTGAATATCTACCGCTAATCCGTATTCATGTAAAGAATAACCTGGTTTATTAGCTTTATAACCAGCTGCTTTTAATTTAGCTTGTTCTTCTTTAGTTCTAAATGAATTAGTTACTACAAATCTATTACCTGTTGTGGCTTGATATTCATGTGCCATCATATTCAAGTTTTGATAAAGCTGAGGGTCAAGTTTAGTAACATCATTCTTACTAATTTGACCTGTTGGAGCTTGGAAATAACGTTGATTAGGATCATATCCTGTCATTCCTTCAGCTTTAAATCCTGTTTGTAATTTTAACCTACCACTTTCAATCGCTTGTTTTTGACTATCACTAACCTTAGTACCTTTTATGCTATCTAAAACACCTTGCATTTGACCTTGTGGGGTTGCTGAAAATGCTTGGTTAGAATTAGACTGTGGAGCAATTGGACTAGCAACACCATCAATTAAATCATTTGCTGCGTTTAAGTAAGATCTACCTTGTTCTAAAGCTTGGATACCGTGTGTATTAGTTGTTACATTACCTAAGATACCAGCACTAAATGAATTGAAGTCTTTACCATAAGATCTTTCTTGCAAATAAGCATCAGCAATTTGTGCTGCTATATTAGGATCACTAGCTAAATCAGGGTTACTTTCTAAATCAACACCAATCATCTTACCATATTTACGATAATTAGATCTTCCTGTTAATTGAACTAATCCCCTACCACGATAACGCCAACCATCACCTTGTTCAGTATTACCTAATTTAGAACCGTTGTGATCAGAATAAACAACATTAGCTAAAGCTTCAGGATTATTTACTAAAGAATTAACATCACCGCCCCATCTACGAATTTTAGCACCATGTACTTCCATAATTCGTTCAGCGGATCTGTAGTTCATATTCTCACCAGCTGACTTAGTAAAGCCACCTGTTTCCCTTGCCATATTAGCTAAAGCAAACTGAATATCTTGTCTAGACCTACCATTTTTCTTAGCAAGTTCAATGTAAGCATCTTTAGCTTGTTTTGCTGCCCCTGTACCATCAATAGATTTAGTTACTTGTGGCATAGGTAAATTGCCATAACTACCACCACTATAACTACTACTTGTTGGCTTACTACCACCTGTAAAGATACCTGAAATAGCACTTGTAATGCCACTAAACATTCCACCCATTAAACCAAAAGAATTCATTGGGTTGAACATATTCATTACTTTATCAGCGGTAGATTTATCTATATTTCCACTAGTTTTATCTTTAAAGAATTCACCAATTCCTGGGATCTGTGCCATATAGTCAAACATATTTTGGAATCCGTTTGCTAATGGATCTAATTGGTCTTCAGGTGTAAGTGAATTATAGGCTGAATCTAGATTATTTACTTTCTGTGTGGTTGAAGTTGGTAAAGCATTAACTGATTTATCATCTTTAACAGCTTTCTGTGCATCTGTTAATTTTTCATCATCCTTCTTCTTGTCATTGAACCAATTCCCAATACTATCAAAAGTATTCATTACATTGTCAAAAGGATTAACAACCGCATCAGCTACTTTACCTAAAATGCTATCTTTACCGCCAACAGCATCAATAATAGCATCGTCTAATTTATCTTTAAACTTAATACCACTTGCAACAGTATCTTCGCCAACTAATCCAAAACTAGCACCACTTAATGCACTAGCAATAGAACTGTCAGCTTTTCCCTTTACTGTGTTACCATCAAAACCTAAAGAATCAGCTTTATCTTTATCATAACCATCGTAAGCATCAGATAATGCCATACCAGCACTTATAGCTAAACCTACAGGGCCAGCTACTTTTGCTACGCTACCTAATCCTTTTAAACCTGATTTTGCTATTCCACCTAATTTACCTAATTTAGCTACTTTAGGTGATTTAGCTTTTACTTTCCCTTTCTTTCCTCTACGTTTTCCTTTCTTACCTTTACCGCCATCGAACATATCAGTAAGGTCTTCTAATAGTGAAGTCTCTTCTTCACCGTCTTTACCTTTCTTACTGTTCAGGTTTTTCAAGTCATCAGCTAAGAATTTAAACTGATTTCCAAGCTTTCTGATTTCTTGGGTAGAGTCTTCTATTTTGTCAGCTACCCTATCAATGCCACTAACCATATCTTTAGATTTATCGGTTAATTGCCAAAATCCTTCTTCTGTAGCTTTATGTGTATGTTTTAATGTATCTAAAGAGTCTTTTTTGTATTCTAAATCATCATTCAAACGGTCTTTATAGTCTTTATCTTCGTTTTCTGATAATTTTTTCAAATAATCCCTAGTTTCTTCTTGGGTTCTACGATCAAGTTCTTCTTGTCTTAAATCCCTTAATTGCTGTCTATGTGAATCTTTACCATTTCTAAGGTCTTTAAACATATCAGCCATTTCAGATCTAGTTGTACCACCTAAATTTAAGGCTAATTCTAATACACCGCCACCTAAACCTTTTGCACTATTTTTAATTGAGTTCTTTAAATTTCCTGTCTTAAAACTATCCCTTAATGCAGTAGGTGAACGCTTAAGTCTGTTTAATAAACTTTGATCTTTTTCTTGGATTATTTGTTGTATTTTGTTTAAACTTTCATATTGAATAGTTGTTTTTTCATTAGTATCTTTTGCTACTTGTTGTAGAAAATCAAAAATCTGATCATCATTTTTAGATAATAACTGTTTAGCTTCTTTTTCTTTGCCAATAACTTTCAATAATTCAGCTAATTCTTTCTTTCTTACTTTTTGTTGTTGTCTAGTGATATTAGCTTGTTTAGCAAATAAATCTTTATAATCGCTTATAATATCACCAGCTTTAAATGTTGTATTTGTGTCATCAATATCATCTTTATTTTTAATAATGGTATTGATCAAATCAACTAATCTAAGTGCTTCAGCTTTTGTCAATTTTAAGTCTAAATCATATTTTCCTGTTAGGCTTAAAAAGTCTTGTTGAGCTTTCTTATCTAATGATAATTTGTTTGCTGTTCTAAGCACTTTAAAAACAGTTGTAAATTCAGTAATTATTGAAGAGGCATTATAAGTCCTTTCAATAATTTCTCTTGAAAAGTTAGCCCTATCTAGTAGTTGTATTTTTGCCATAATGCCTCTTGGGTAATTATTGAGATTGATTTTGCTGTTCTTTCAACATTTCTACTAAATCATCTACATAAAATTGTAATTCTAGCCAATCCATTTTTTTAATGTGATAAGCATCTACAATATTATTTCTTGCGAGAAATGATGCTGTCTTTAAGAGATCTAACCTGCTTACGAAATGGTTCAGCTAATGCCGATACCCCCGCAATCGGAATTGTTACAGGATTATTACATTCAGTACAGTTTACAGTAATTTTCTGATTGCCAAAATTTAATAAAGTATCAAGCTCATCTAGAATCTCCATATCATCAATATTGGTTGAATCTTGAATGTATTTTAATGCTTCATTAAAGTTTTTATTTCTAATTTGTAATGCCAATCTAATTAATTTACTATCTTCAAGGTTTTCTTTCTTAAACCTTAAATAATCAGAAACAGTCATAGGCTTAAATTCTAATACTGTCTTATCTGACATTTCAACTAATACAGGAATTTCATCAATTAACTCTAATTCACCAAATTCAATTTCTGATAATTCAGGCGTAACGGTAGTAGAATAATTACAGTGAGGACATTCAAAAGTTAGTTTAAATTTAGGTGAATTGAATGTAGATAATTTACGCAACATCATAATATAATAGAAGTCTTGTAAATCTAAATCTTGAACTTCAAATCCTTCTGTTTTAATGCCTGATAATGCTAATTTAATTTTATCTTCTTCCCCTAAACTTGTATTAGCCCATTGTTCTAATTCACCATAAGAAAAAGTTTTATAGGAAATTTTGCTACCTTGTGGGTAAGGTAAGAATTTACTAGGCAATTCTTCAACAATAATATAAGGTGATAAAGATTCAATAGGTTTAATATCTAAAGGTTCAGATTGTTTAATCTGATCCCTTGTAATAATTCTTACTTGGTCTAATTGTTCTTCATTCATTTTCTATTTACCTTTATTTTATAATTTCTTCATTGACAATATCTAAATCCACTTTGATAGTGCTTAACCCTGAACTAGAATCACCATCGAAAGTTAATCTACCTGTAGGAATGCACTTATAAAATCGGTGCATTACCGCCTCTTTTTGCCTATTTAACCAAACTACCTGAAATTGGATAATAGATTTTTGAACAGGTAACACACCTGCTGGACTACTATATATTTGTTTATATTTTTCTTCAAACCATTTGAATAATGAACGATTATCATCATCAGGAATAGTTAAAGTCATAGTTGCACCACCGTAACTTTGTGGAATTGAAAAGCTACGATAAGGGGTCTCTATTGAATAGGATCTAGTATCAAAAAAGGTAATGTTTATATCAGTGGCTGGAATCCACTCTTTAAAATATGAAGGTAGTTCAGTAGAAGTTCCATCATCTTCTAACTTTATATCCCACATATAGTTGGTAGCCCAATTTATCTGTCTTAATTGGTTCTGATTTTTTAAAAACATATTCAGTAAAAACCTCTAAAAAATAGGGGTATTTCTACCCCTTATTGAATAATTAACGTAAGGCTTTCTCACTAAAATCATCATAGCTGAAAGTCATAGTTGGTTTAAGAACATCAGCACCACTAGAGCCAAGTTCACCACCTGGTTCATATTTATCTAAGAATACGCCCATAAAGGTATATTCATAGATTTCATTATGCTCACGATCCATACGCACTAAACGCACACCAAACTCAACATCTGCTTTAGTTTTAGCTTTACCTTCGCCTTGGGTATAGTTCATTTCTACTAGTTGTTGAATACCTTTACTGATTTTGTTATTTACAGTTTCAAATAATGTAACAGTAAATTCGCCATCAGGAATATATAAACCTGGTTGATGAACAGGTGGTAAGCCCCTTACTTGTACTGATACTTTAGTACCGTCACGTTTAGGAATTGCTACCGATTCACAACGTAAGTTAATATCGTCAGAATTCAAATCAACGCCACTTGGAATAGTGGTAAACTGAATATACCAGTGAACATTATCAGCAAAATCGCCTAATGCCCTAATCTGATTTAACTTAGGTCTCATTGATTACCTCTTATAGTTGTTGTTGTGCTAAATCAAATGAAACAGTTTCATTGATTACCGCCATAGTGAAATTGATTAATTCTACGCTTGCATTCGGACAAACGATCAAATCAACATTCATAATATTGTTTGCAATATCAGCTGGTAAGTTATTAGTTTCATCACATACGCATTGATATTTAGTTACACCACGTCTAGCTAAAACACGATCCATATAACTATTTACAATAGCTAATACGCTTGCACGAGTTGGGCTATCATTGAATTCAAATAGTTTAGACCTTAATGCTTTAGTTAATGCTGGACCAATGGTGATAAGTAACAAGCGAACATGAATACGGTCTAATTTACTTGGTTGTGATAATAATGTTTTTTGACCCCAAATTTTGATACCTTGACCAGCATCAAAAATAATTGGGTTCACGCCATTATCATAAAGTAAATCTTGGTCTCCATCTGTAAAGTGAACTTTAGTATCTAAAGCACTTACAACACCACGAGTATTACCTGCTACTGGATACCAAATTTCATAATTTGAAGCGGTATCAATCATAGCTTTAATTGCAAAGCCATCAGGAGAAGTCCAAACTTCACGATCATTAAACTCATCGTAAACTTTCAAATGTGGTGCATATAAACCAGCCCAACTTGAATTTAAGTTAAGATCATATTTACGATAGTTCACAACTTCTTGTGCTGCTGTATCAACGTTAGCTTGTGTAGTTAATGGGGCTGAAAGAACAGCAAAAGCATCACCACGTTTTTTAACTAATTGCTCTAAGCGTTGTTGATATGCTGGCACGGTATAACCACCATCACCAATGAATTTAAATTGATATTCGTTTGTATTTTCAAAGTAACGTAAAGCTTTAATCATATCACCTGTAGTGATTGCTTCACCGTTGTTACCTTGTGCTAACGCTGTAGGTGTAATAACATCAGCTAACTGTAAACTTCCTTCTTGTAAGTTATCAGAAACTTCAATATATTCACGATCACGAATAACATCTTCAATATATAAGTTATTACCGTCTAAATCTCTTGCTTTTTTATCTTTAGAAACAATATAAGTTTTTAATGGATCATTAAGATTGGATTTATGGAATACACGAATACAAGAAGTGTTAGGAATCTTAGTGTATTGTGTTGCTGGCCCAACAAAGAAATCACCTTTGGCATACTTACCAACTTTGATCGCTTCACCTGTGCCATCAATAGCATCTTTTTGTTTTGTATAGAATTCATACTTGCCACCATTTTCACGGATAAAGTATGTTTCATTTGGATCTAATTCTTTTGGTAAAGACCTAGAGAAAAGTTTTACAGGGAAACCATTACCCCATTTTTGGGTTAAAGTTAAACTAAATACTTGTTTATCTTCAGACTCTTTGGCTTCTAATTCAACTTTCTCATCTTCTTTGTAGAAGTGGTTAGTAATATAAAGGTCGTTACCCCATACACCTTCGGAACTTGCTGTAATAAGTACACTTGGACTATTTGCAAATTCATAAGCTTGTGGGTTTTCAATACCTTTAGCTACTGCTACTGGTGCTGTATCTTTATACAGTTCTAAACCTGCACGTAAAGAGCCTTCAGCTTTTGGAACTACTACAAGTAAATTATTAGTAGCTTCAAGGATTTTCAAAGCTGACCAGAAAGCTACGTTCATACCAACTTCAACTTTATTATTTGGTGTGAAAAGTTTAAGTAACTGTGCTTTACTTGTTACGTTATGTACTTTGTTTCGTTCGCCTTTAAAAGCTGGTAAAACAATTGCTGCACCATAACTTGTACCAACAGGAGCGTAAGCACTTAGATCCCTTTCACGATAATTGACATAAGCTCTACTCATTTATCTATTACCCTTTGATAGTTAATTTAAATACACCGTTTGGCAAATCTTCTTGTAATTCTGTTTCATTACAAACTACTTCGCCCCTTGGTGAAATACAGAATTCTTGATCACGGTATTTAACAAATACATCGTAATCATTCCTGTTTACTAATTTAATTTTAGTAACTTCTTCTTTTGTAGGTTTAATAACCTCTTTAATTTCTTCTTTTACTACTACTACTTCACTAACTTGATCTTCGTTAGTAGCAATATCTTCAGTTGTCTTAATCTTTGGCATTTTTTAATAACTCCGTAATAGGTTTAAATGAATCATCAATAATCTCATTTCCATCACAATCATAAACGCTAAATCGTATTTCTTTTATTGTAGGTAACTGATCTTCAGGTAAATTTATAAATGATGCGAAAGAACCAGATATTTTACCTGATCCTGTTAATGACTTGTAATAATTTTGGTCGAGAGAAAAGTTTATACTTTGTAATTCATTTTCCCAAATAATAGAATATTCAAAAGGTGGGATAGAATCTTCTTTTGAAGTGTATATCTTTATTGTTGCGATTTTTCTTAAACCTAACTGTAAATTCCAATCTAATTCAAACTGTTCAAGCTCTATCATATTAGTGGAATAATAAGTAAAGTTGAAAGTAAATTCACATAAGGCTGTACTAAAATCAGTATTGCCATGTACATCACAATATAACCTATTAGGTCTGCCATTTAATGCACTTGGAATTAAGTTAGTTCTATTCCACGCTAACATGGGTAAAAGCTTCCTATCTTCAAAAATCTTTTTCTGGTCTAAATCAATAGGCTCACGATAAAATTGTTCAACCCTACCTGCTGTAATAGCCCTTTCATACATCTCTTCAGGGTCAAATACAAAGCTATGGATTGTTTTTTTGCATTTAGATAATACTGCTTGACTTAGTGCGTGGATTATATCTGTTGGAGTTATGGAAGTTTTGCTAGGTGTAGCCATCATTACTCCTGTACGTTAGTTATTCTAAATCTATATGCACTAAACTGATAATTACCAATCAATTCAGGATAATAGACTTTAAATTTTACTTGGTGCGTATCACTATCAACTAATAATACATCACCATGCTCGATAGGGATTTCAGCTATACAATAAACATAACCTGGGTCATCAGTTAAAAAGCTTGCTGATTGATTACTAATAGCTCTCCATTGCATAGTATTTAATAACACCCTAACCCTAACTAATTCTTCATAAGAATCATCAATTGATTGTTCTAAATTTAAATTAGTTTCCTGACCTATGTTGTGTTCAAACAAATCTACATCATCAATATTTTCAGCGGTAATTGGCTTATCATAAATACTAGTTGATGGTGTTCTTGATAAATCTGAACCGCCATAAATACCATAAACTTTATCCGTTACCCTATCTTTGTTTTTTCGATATAAGATACAGTCAATGCCTGTTGCTTTAATTGATGATATGATTAAATTGTTTGTATATTTAGTTGTAGCCCTTTCAATTACTTCATAAACATTTCTATTTCGCATAACTACATCCTAATTGCTAAATGATAAGAACTTGTTTCTCGGATTAAGTCCTGTGTAGCTTGTAATAGCTCTTTTCCTTCACTTAACAAATCAGTGGCATTGGTTGTAATAGGTATATCATTTAATACAAAACTAGCCCTACCGCTACCTATAGCGATCATAAATCTTGCAACAAATAGATCTACAAAGTTAGAACTAAAATCTAATGTTTCAATCCCTTCATCTTTGTAAGTATGAGGTGCGTAATAATCTACTGTGTAAATATCTTTAGGGTATTGGAAAGTTAAATAAGGTGCAATGTAACGCCACCTTAAACTAGTTGCAAATCTACCTACGCTTGCATTAAATAAAGGGTAAGCCTGATAACGCCTACGCCTAATGTTTGTAATATTCAATGGTATAACGCCATCACGCTCTACAGTAAATTCTTTATCATCATATAAAATAAAGTCTTTTTGCTTGCGAACTGGATTATACTGACTAAACCATTGCAATTCTGATTTTATGATAAGTTCTAATCTATTTTTGTCTATTTCAATATCTTCAATATCTAAAATATATTGACCTGTTCTTAATAAAGCTGTTTCAGTTAATTCTTGATAAGTTAGCATAATCCAATTTCCTTTATTTAGTATGTATCAGGCTTTTTCTACGTTTCATAGATATTTGCCTATTTCGTTTTGTACTAGATTTATTCGCTGATTTCTTAGCTGCTTTCTTTCTATTCAAAATTTCCTTTTGGGTCATTTTAACTAACTTCCCATCTTGAACTTTATAACCTTTAGGAACATCTTCATATTCCCACTTCCAAACAACCTCTTTCTTACCATTGCGAATACGTTCTTTTCTTACTTTCTTTTTCTTAAATTCATAAAGGAATAAACTCATTATTTCCTCCTAGTCATTTTAGCATAGCGATCAATAGATTTCTTAGGTCTAGCTAAATAAGATTTAACCCTTTGATCAGCTTTTAACATTCTAATTGAAATAAGTTTTTTGATAAAAGTAAGAATGTGTTTGTCAATTCCTGGGATATGATCAGGATTCTTTTCTGGGTAATGTGTAGTTTTTCTTACGTAAGGAATACGCGGGCCAAGTAAAGCTTTCTTATTACCTAACCACCAGTGCCACATGAATTGAAAATCCTTGCAGGAACATCTTGTTAAAATGTGGTGTTCGCTAGTTGGCTTTTGAATGAAATAAATTGAACCATCTAGATCTTTATATTTCATTGTGCATTGTCTAGTACGCTTATCTGAACTTAATATACCATTGAATACTAACCTAACTTGGTAAGTAACGCCTTTTTGTGACCCTGATGCAACTACCGCTTGCATAAATAGCTGTTTATTTTGTCTAACATAACGCATAGCATACTTAAGAACTTTACCACTAGGATATTGCATATTCCTTAATTTATCTGTTTCAATTATTGCATCTACTAGTTTCATATTGTTACTTACCTATTAAATTATTTATCTTTTTTGGTTGCTTTTTTAGGTTTAGCAACTTTTCCTTCTTCAGTTTCAGTGCTTTCAGTTTCTTCTACTGTATCTTCAGTAGTCTCAGCTACTTCTTCAACTTTTTTAGGCTGTTCAGCTACTTTTGCTTTTTCTACAACTTTTTCTTCTTGTTCAATTGCTAAATCAAAGTCTAAAGTATCTTTGAAAATATCTAATACTTTTTGATAACCTTTTACTAACTGGCCATTTGGGAATACTAAACTAGATTTAGGCTCTAATACTAAAGTGTAAGCTGTAATGTTATTTAAAGCTAAACCACCTTCTGATTTATTTGTTAATTTCATTATTTTACCTTTCTTTTAAATTAAATACGTAAAAAAAAGGGGAGAAGAGATTTTAACCTCTCCTCCCCTTTAAAGGTTAGACTAACTTAAAATTAAGATTTTTTAATTTTAACTTTTAAGCCTAAGTTTGGATTCACAGTTTTAATACCTGCCCAAACACCAGCTGCCATTGTGTTACGGAATGGGTTGTTAGCATGTTGAACAGTATTAGTAACCATTAATGGCATAAATGGAGCATATACTAACGGAGCATTGAAGTAGTTGCTATCGTTGTTGTTAATACATACCATATCACCATCTTCTACGCCTTTAACATTAGTTGCACGGATTACAGGGATACCATCATAGTAACCGTAAAGACCTACCGCTACACGAGAAGCATCTTCATCCATTACAAAGTCAGGCATACCACGTAAGGTAGCTGCTGCTGTTGAACCAACGATAATACGGTTGATTGCGTTAGCACCTGATGCTTTATGTAATGCGATTTCAGCTTCAGCGATAGTATCTACAAATGAAAGTTTGTGTTCGGCATAACTTACACTTGCTGGAGGTGTACGATCAAACTCGATAGTAGTTTGTTTAGCTGTAGTTGCTAATTCAGTTACCGCACGAGTGTTCATTACACGAGTTAATTCTTGTGTAAGGTCAGTCGCTACTTCATCAATCGCTGTTTTACCAAAACGATTTTGGAAAGCGAAAGATGCAAAGTGACCCATATCGGTCGCTAACGCCATAACTTCAGCTGTAATATCAGTTGTTTGTAATTGAGTTTGAACTTTAGTGATTTCGTTTGCACTATCTACATCACGATCAGCGATAATAGTAACAACTTTATCACCTGTGATAGTTGCTGTAGGATCTACAACGATTTTGTAAGCACCAGTTTGATAATCAATTGTACCTTCAAAACCAAATGCTACAAAGTGACCTTCACCATCATCTTTACCAAAACCAACACCGTCAATAGCTACTTCAACATAGCGTGGACGAAGTGGTAAATATTTAGAATCAATGTTACCTTGTACTGTTTTAACTGTGCCACTTACTTTATTTGGTAAAGGTAATTTAACACGAGCTGCACCTAAAGTACCATCACCTGGGTTATCAAGATCACGTGGATCAGAGATTACGCCTTTAGTATTTTGGTAAGTTTTATCGTTAGTAGTAGTAGTTTTAAAGTAAACGATTGTGTGTTCTTCTTTAACAGGTTGTACACTTGCTAAAAGTGGAATAACAGAGTTAGCATTTGCTGCTACGATTACTTCACTAGCTACTTGTGGAACAGCACCCAAAGCACCTAAGTTAGACATAGATTCTTGGAATTTACGATAATCTTCAAATTGGTCTAATTGCTGACCAAGTGCTGCGATTTCAAAAGAGCTTAAAGATTCACCAATGCGAGTTTTTTGAGCTCCTTTTTCGTATGCTTCAACTAATGTTTTATATTTTTTGTGATAGCCTTCAGCCATCAAATCTACTGATTGTTCGTTTAATTCACGATTTTTAGACATTCTTAATTCCTCTAGAGTTTAAGCTTTAATAAGTTTACTAAGTAAACGATTAGAACCTGCATTTACATTACGAGATTCTTTGAAAGATTTTTTACCAGCCATTTTACGGTTGCCTGATTTACCTTTGCTTTCAGCAATACGTTTCATGCGAGATAATCTACGTAAGGTTACAGAGCTTAAAGATTCACCGATTACTTCACCGTCTTCATCTTCTTCATCACCTTCAACGCCTTCTTCATCTTCGCCATCTTCTTCAGTAATATCAACATCAGCATCACCTTCAACGGTAGCTACGCCATCTAATACTGTTTCGATTTCTTCGTTAGATAAACCTTTAGCTTTAAGTAAGTTGATTGCTTCAGGATCAGCACCATATTCATCAGCTAATTCTTGTAATTCAGCTTGTTCAGATTCTTCAGCAAATTTCTCAATTTTAGCAAAAGCATCTTTAATTTCGTCAACAGTACCTAATTCACGGTATTGATCTAATTCTTCTTGTACTTCTTCTACAGTACCTAAAAGATCACGGATTTCTTCTGCTGAACCTAAGTCATCAAACTCAGCTAATTGAGTTTTAGCTTGTTCTAAGTCAGTACCAGCTTGATCATTTTCAGCTACTTTAGCTTCTAATTCAGCTTTTAATGCTTGTAAACGTTCAATTTCAGCGGTTAATTCTTCGATAGTTTCAGCACCTTCTTCTAGATTTTTCTCTAAATCTTCAGGTTCACCTAATTCTTCAAATTTTGCTAATTTTTTAGCTGATTCTTGTAATTTAGCCATAGTACCTAATGCACGATAGCCTTCTAATTCAACTTTATTAGCTGCTTCGTTTACTTTAGCTTCAGTTAAAGCCTTTTGTAATTCTTTAGCATCTTTAGCTGACAAGTTATATTGTTCAGTCAAGAAAGATACTTGTTTTTCTAAATGTTCTGTAATTACATTGACATCTGCCATTGTATTGTCCTCTTGAGTTTTATTTTCTTTGTTGTGTTTTTGTTCTTGTAAAATCGGTTTAGCTTGCTTGTATCCAGGATCGATAACAAAGTCGATTCTTTCTAAGCTAAAATCAGTCGGATCAACAATCTCCGCACCTGTAGGTGATTTATCTTCTTGTATCCCACCGTAAGCCCTAGTTGATACAGAAACCCTACTACCAGCCCTTAAAAGCGTATTTAATACTCTACCAGGTTCTGTGTTTAAGATTAAGTATTCAGCCATTCCAATATTATTCTCATCAATCCAAACTTTGCTTACAATGTGAGAATGAATACCATTTCTAACTTCATTATCAGTCATTTCAGGATCATGACCGATTGTACCGAACACTAATTTATTCTGTAGTCGTTCTTGAAATTCAGGATTGTTTATTGCATTTTCCCAAGCTTCTCTAGGATAATGAACATTATTTCTAGAAGTAGTATCAGGGAAAAAAGAAGGGCCAGATACCCTAGCTAAAATATGAACACCATCAACAACTGAATTGCCTTCTGATTCTTGTAAGACTTGAAAGCCTGAACCTTTTTTACTTTCCCAAATCGAATTAAAATAGTTCTTTTCAGTCATTTAATATTATCCATTATTAGTAGTAGTATTAAAGCGTTTCAAAATATACTGTAAAGATGCCTTGCGTGGAGCTGTGATAACTACATTAGAGCCTTCTAATTTAACACTTGCTTTACTTGAGAAACGAGATAATACTTCTTTTCTAATTTTAGCAAATTTCTTACTAGCATTTTCTAATGTAATAGTCTGTGTAGCATCGCTCATTTCACGATTCAACGCATCCACGGTAGAGGCAGACTCTAACAATGATTTAGCTTTATTTAATGCTGTTGCATACTTCTCTAATTTCATTTAGATTCCTCTATGTTATTTTGGTTAAGATCATCAGCTAATTGATTCGCATCTTTAGCATTCAAATCTATCTCTTTCTTTTTAAAGACAGATAAAAACGGTGAATTTGCCGTTGATAAAGTGTCTTTGATAGTCTCGATTATTAAATTCTTATCAATTTCATAATCTGAGCCTTGTACAATATCTTCTAATCCTTCTAATAAGGCTTTCGTATTTTCGATTGAGGCTATAACTAAGTCTTGTGTTTCTAAATTTTGTAGCTCATCAACGTTTAAATTATTCCTTAATTGAATATCAAGATCGGATATTAAGATATTTTTGTCAGGAAACTTTTCAGAAATATGCAATAATGCAATGAATTTCAAAGTCCTAACAATATTTTTAGAAATACGTTTCACCTTTTTGGCATAACGCACTGCTGTTTTAATGTTCTCTTTTGATTCAATTGAACCATCAAATAACTCTTTGCTGATACCTAGTGAATTTAATAACCTACCTAATGAATCTTGTACCGCTTGTAGATTAGAAGCATTGTTGGAAATATCACGCCCTGTATCAATCATAGTTGGGGTAGAACGTTCACCAGCAATTGGAATTACTTTAACACTTGCTAATTCTTGTAAAGTAACTTCAAGATTTTGTAAGTTTTGTGTTTTAGTAAGGTTATCATTCAATAAGTCATTATAAGTCTGTGTAATTTCAGCCAACTGATCAACACTATAAGTCTGTGGCAATGGAATACCTACCATTTTTGGGGTAAGTACATCACCGATAGAACGATATACTGTGTATTTATCAAGTGCTAATACCTCTTTTAATTTATCCAATACAGGATAAATAAAAGATTGGCTTGTACGAACTTTTAATGACCTAGGCAAAATCTTAGCTAAAAAGTCAGGAGATTTTGATTTTATTGATTGTGTTTCGTCTTCAGGTAGTAATAATTTGCTAAATGTTAAGTCAATACTGAAATATACTAATTCAGTAATATCCATGTATTGATAGCCATATTTTTTCTTTCTACCGTTGGATAAGTAATTTGTTTGATTAGTGTACCCATAACCTTGACCTGCACTAAATGTGTCAATATCCATTACTTGATTGTTTACATAATAGAAAATTGGTTCATTTTTAGTATCGGTGATTGCTATAACTTGATTAGGATATAAGTCATCAACTAAATCAATAACGCCTTTACCTTCAGCAATAATAGGTCTTAATGGATATACACCATAATGTAATAAGTCAGGCATAATTGATTGTAGAATCTCTACAATGCCTAACTTATCAAATAATTTTTTAACTTCTCTCTCTACTTCTTCGTCTTTTGAAACAGATACAATAACAGCATCAGCCGAACTTGTATCATTTAAAATATCATTTGAAAGAATATCGTAAATCGCATTAACAATATAATTATTGCGATATTCAACCAATTCTTTAAAGTATCTATCTCTTGTTTGAACTGTTGAACTTAAAGTAGAATTTAAGTAATTTAAAATAGATTGCAAAGAACTTGTACGCTTAAATTGAGCTAATTGATTTAAACCTGTAGCTAGTTCTTTACTTAGCGTGTTATCTGCTTTTGACATTATCTACTAGCTCCTAATAATTTGTTTTCAAAGCGTTTAAACATATTTGTACTTCCTGTTCTTGACATCATTCTAATACTTGTATCAAGGTTTTGAATATTTTGAGCACCTGCTGATTTACTTAGATTAGTTGAACAAGTCCAAATTGAACCACATAGACTATCTAGAATATCTTTTGAAGAATCAGGGGGATGATCAAACTTCTGATCCAATTCCTCTAAATCCCTAACCTCTCTTTTCAATTTTTCAAGATTAGGTGCTTGTAAACGACCTTCTAAAATAATATTTCGTAAGTTGTTATATGGGTCTTTTGTTCTATCTACAGAAACTAAATCAGTAGTAAATCCTTTCAACATTAAATTTTGTCTTAAGTTAGTTGATTGGTAGCCATCAGTTGTTATCATTGCGATAGGATAACCTAAGTCTCTAGCTGTAACGATAAAGTCTTGAATCTTATAGATTGGCACTTCATGACCTGGAACAGCTCTAATTTCCATACACCACTCCGTAACGAACAATGGCACTTGGTCAATAGATTTTTTGCCTGTGATTGGGTCATAAATTTCACGTGTATCAAATCCTTTAAAGTAAGAACATGACATACCTGTACTATCTGATTTAATACCTAAGTCAATGTGTATAAATCTTGGTGAACTATTGATATAAGCCAATTTCTTAATATCAATGAACTTATCTAATGTTTGATCTTTATTAAAGAAATCTAATTCAATCATTTCCTGCTGAACAGGGTTAGGTTGATTAAATACTTCGTTGATTGTTTGTGCTGAACTAATAAACGAGAATGTACTGAATGTTGATACACCAGCCAAATCCCTTAATGCCTTAAGTATATTGAAATGAAATGCTTCCCAATGCTCCACTGGTACATCAATAATCCTTTCAGGACTTTTTACAGTCGCTAATCGGTATTCATTTGTTTCATCTACAATAAATGGATCGACATATTCATCCCCAGCATAAACTTTAAACATTTTACCACTGTAAGCCCCTGTATGCCATTTTGCTTGCCAGTGAGTATATGAAAAGATAGTAAAGTCTTTAACGCCTTTTTTACGTTTTTCTTCAATCCTAGCATCTAAGAATGATCTATTACCTTTACTTGAACTATCTAATACAATATGACCAAATATCTCTCTGTTTGAAGTAGCAAAACGTGAAGCCCTACGAACAGCAATTGTATCTAAGTTATCTTCAGCTTGACCACCTACTACCGTCATATCATTGATTTCTGAAAAAATTGCTCCAATCGTTGCTTGACCTAAAAAGTTTTCACCCCTAGAACCAACAGAAATATCAATGTTGTTGATAAAGTAAGTTTTACCTTTTTGCTTACCTTTGGTAACTAATACTTTTGATTTAAAGAAAGGGCTATTTGCTACCCAATCCTCAAACTGTGACCACAAAACACCTTTTGCTAGTTTCTGTGTGGCATTTACTAATGCAATTGAAATTACAGTAGATTCGACCAAACCATAATATTGGTGTGGATTTTTTAAACAAAGTAATTTACATAAATCATACATTGAAACTAATAAAGCAAATGTTGATTTACCTAAACCGATACCACCTGATAATACTATTTCACCAACAGGGGAATGATAAGGTGTAGGAAATACTTCCCTAGCTGCCTCTTTCCAAATTGGATAAAGTGTATCACCTAGTGATTTACCTAAATAATATGGGTCATGTATAAAATCATCTATATCAGGCACGTTCTCTTGAAAGCCTGTTAATTTAGCTAAACTATGTAAGACATCAATGCTTACTGTTTCGCCATTTATTTCATAAGTTCTAACTTTTTTATCTTCCATTCTTTTCTTTAACCTCTAATTTTCAGTAAGTTCAATTAGATTGATAAAGTGGATAGAACCTACTTATTCTTTATTTCTTATTTAGGGAATAGACAAATAGGAAAGAAAATGAAGGATAAAATTATTAAGGGAAGAATGAAAAACCTTAATAATTAAAAGAACCTAGTTATCTACTCTCTAAATAAGAAAATAGGGATTGTACTTGGAGAATCATACAATCCCTTACTAGCCTAACGTATTGGCTACAACTGTTTATCGTTTTATTGTTATTGTTATTTGATCGGTTTAAATTTAGTAAGTAAGTCTCTAGCTTGATCTTGCATTTGTTTCTCATCCATGTGTTCATCAGTTTGATTAGACTGTGAATTTTCCAATAGAATGATTTTACTTTGTAGATCATCAATATTAATTGAATCACTAGTTGTCTTAACATAATTTAAACTTGCTTGTTGTGTTTGAATCGCTAGTTTGTAGCGTTCCATTTGTTCTTCAGGTGTAAGCATTTCAAATACTGATTCATCAAAGATTAAATCTTCTAACGCCTCAATACACCTTGACATTTTTGCTACTCTTTTTACTTCCCTTTCTGCTGTTGAGAAAAGAAGTAAATTCAAACCTATAGATTTAGCTTTCAATTGATTAACATCAATTTTCTTTAGGTCTGATACCGTTGCAACTTCCATACTTGACATAGTTTTACCTTTTTTCTTAACCAAAATAATATAGGGAACGAACCTAGCATTTTCTAGGTATTTTACTCTTATCTATAATATACTTATTTTGTTAAAAAATTTTGCCTATCGTATTTTAGCGTATAATGCCCCTAAATCGTTCATATTCGCTTTATTTTTTACAAGATGATTTACCCTACATACTCGATAAAAAAGTTCGTATATGGGCTTTATATTGCGTTTTATGGCTATATGTTTTTATACAGTTTTTAGACTTGAATAAATTTTATACTTTTTACTTGCTTTTTTCTTAGTTGACTATACAAATTTATATAAAAATCATAAATCAATTATAACCTATCTAAATCAATCTATATTGCAATATTGTTTTTAGGTATATGATTGTATAGATTGATTTATAAAGTTCGTTAGAATTGATTTTAGGGCTATTCTCGTTGATATTTGAAAAGTAGTATTGATTGAATAGATTTCTTTCAGTTTAAAAAGTGGTTTTTGATCCTTTATGATGGGGTGGAACGAAGTGTAACCCTCGTCATAAAGGAGATAAAGATTGATAAGAATTGAAAGATTAGTTTATTTTACTTAATAAGTTTATAATGGTGGAAAAACCCCCCCCTTTTGGGGGGGGGGGTTTTTCCCAAGTAATATAATTCTTTATCTTTTATTTTGACTTGAAGAAATTTAATCTATTAAACTTTACTTATCTTTTCTTGCGTTAGCAAGGATCTTATAAGTCTTTTTAATCTTTCAATTTCTTTATGGTGAGTTGGCTGTAAAGCCAACTCCCAAAACATATTAAAAAT